TCTCCTGTGTCTCCAGTGGGGCCTGTTTCTCCTGTGTCTCCAGTGGGGCCTGTTTCTCCTGTGTCTCCAGTGGGGCCTGTTTCTCCTGTGTCTCCAGTGGGGCCTGTTTCTCCTGTGTCTCCAGTGGCGCCTGTTTCTCCTGTGTCTCCAGTGGGGCCTGTTTCTCCTGTGTCTCCAGTGGCGCCTGTTTCTCCTGTGTCTCCAGTGGGGCCTGTTTCTCCTGTGTCTCCCGTATCCCCGGTAGGACCTCCTGCCGGGCCTGTATCACCCGTAGCTCCAGTAGAACCTGTAGCACCTATAGTACCAATAGTACCCGTGGCTCCAGTAGCTCCAGTAGCTCCCGTGGCTCCAGTAGCACCTGTAGCACCCGAACCTCCACCAGACCCAATATATGGAAGAAGACTCCACCGAGTAACTCCATCACCAACCTTAAGGCGATAGGTATCTATTTCGACTCCCGGCTCACCGGCTTTCAAAACTGGGTCTTGCGAATTTGTCCACCCAGCCTGCGTATCTCTACGAAGTTGAAACTTTATTGCACTAACACCACACGGCATTCGGTTTATTAACTACCGCATACAAGTGTTCTTGAACTTCCTCCATCGTACGGCATACCATTTGGCACGGTCCCATCTGCAACAACACATACTTCATCTGCCCCAGCCATTCCATCGAAGACGGTATCTGGAGGTGCGTCGCACTGATTACAAACAAGTGTCCTGGAATTACCACCATCGTATACCGCCCCCTGGAGATTACCATCATAAATATCACATATTTCACTCCCAGAAAGTTGACCATCGAGTATATCTGGACAGGGCTTTGGAGGGCAGGGGCAATCAGATGTTATCATATACGCCTCTAGATACCCGCTTGTCGAACCGGTTGTATGTGTTGTCTCCTTTATAGGACGATACCCGCCACGATGGACCGCTGCAATAGCGCTTCTGCGCACCGATTGTATTATCATGGAAGCATCGCGATTCCCATTTGATTTGAGAGAGTTTGTGGTTCCAAGTTGATGATTCCAAGGAGTCAATTCTTTCTGTGTAACTTCCGGAGTTGATCTTGTTATCAAATATATGGAACCAACTAGGAACACAATTCCCAGAATATTACCGAGCATTGTCTAAACACTTTGAATAAACTCCCACTTCAGATAGTCGCATATTTTCTTCCAAATCTGGTCATGGGCTATTAGCCGATCCCGAGATTTCAACAATGGAAAATACACCTTGTACTCGTCCAAATCAAGGAGCTCGAAGAACTTAAACAGGATGTAGCTGTATGACAGAAAGTTTGTCCTATCATTCGGACAGTATAACAGAAACGGGGCTTGGATTTCTTGGAACATGGTCCTGATCTTTTCTTCGATTTCGGGAGTAATGGTTGGCGGGGGGTTCCCATTGAGTCGGGAGAGGATATGAGCCGCATGCTCATAGTACTTGCTTCTTCCCAGCTTTTTAAGGATTTCCCTAGCATCCTTTTCATTCAAATCGGCTACATTGGAAATACGACGTTTCCTGATCTCCAGAATCACCTCATTCATAATCTCATCTGGAATGATGGTACTCTCCTTTGCTTGAAACTGGTTCAGAATCTCATTGAGATGGTTGATCTTCTTGTAGGCATAGTTGTTGCGCTCTTTTGGAGGATCGCGAAACGATGGTAGATCGCTTACAATCATCGCATACTCTTCTGACCCGCAGCGAGGGCAGACAAGGATTCCTTCTGTTGGCAATTCCTCACGAGCAACGTTGCATTCATGGCAGTGCTCGGTCATCAGCTGAACAACATCGGCACCGCTAGAGACCTTCATTCGTTGCAAAAACTCGTCAAGGAGCCCTTTACGCGATACACCTGCTTCGGAGTTCATAGACAGAAACTTAGTAAATGTGTTCTCATTTGAGGTCTGAACAACTGGAGTAATCGACTCCACTCCTCCGTAGTAGCTCAGCATGAGATCCAGATTCTTCATGTAGTATTCCTTAATCTGATCAGTTGAATCAGCGCGTCCTTCAAGTTCACGCAACGACTGTTCGCACTTTGAACGCTCCACGATAGATATGACATCGCTTGACTGCTGAAGTTTCTCAATTACTATCTTGAGATCCGACTGTTCCTGCTTGATTACATCGGTCGACTGATCTCGGAATTGCTGGACCACCTCCCTATGAACGGAGTCCAATGTTCCGGCTTTTAAGGCAGATTGCTCTCTTACCTTTCGTACCCTAAAGTTGTCCATATGCTACTTTCGGTTAGCGTCTTAAAACGAGAAAGAGCATGATTCCTGCTAGAAGCACTCCTCCGAGCATGGGGGAGCTCATGTTCCCAAACGTCTCCCTAGACAACCTGGCGTACTTTTCACGGTTATCCTTCATTCCTGCGAGGTCTGTCTGAGCAGATTCAAGTTCGCCCTGTAGTTTGACAAGTTCTTTCTTATACGTCTTATTGTCTGGGTTTCCTGCAACGAGCCGTTCGACCTCTCGAACCCGGTCGGATAGACGCTTGACTTCGGCTACTTTTGCAGCATCCGCGTTTACGGGTTCTGGAATAACTGAACACTTATTTCTGTCAAAGTCGGGAGACAACGATGGCGTTATATACGCAGTATCCCCATTGGATCCATTGGTCACCTGACATCTATACTTTTGGCACGGGGGCGTTGCATCGACCTTCATTGCGGTATACATGGTTACCGGGTTCAATGAAAACACGTCGTCCATCACACCTCCGACAAGGCCCCTACCAAGAACACCTCCCTTTGGAATATTGCTTACGAAGGACTTTCTGGGTTCCAGAGTTCCCGATGGGCTGACACACATTCCACCAGTTTCAATAAGGTAACTGTCTCCGAGAGGATTCTGAGTATATCCCATGATATCCACATACTTGAACGCACCTCGCACATTGGTTGCAATCTGATCAAAACTGCCATCTTCACCTATTCCAAGATCGGATGTTCGTGGAACATTTTCGATATAACTGTAACTTGGGCCGATCATACGATCCCGAGCGGCACCAAGGTTATTCCATGCACTATTCGTCAGCGCCATTGTCTCATGCGAGAGGTTTTAGAAACGCACTGACTTGCGTCCAAAATACTGGATTTGATAATGAGCAAGGACGTTGACTAACCAACGAACGAGCAACCTCCGAAAGTGGGAATCCAAATCGGCGACATACAAATGTCATTGCAAGGTATGCCGATCGGTTGATACCACACTGGCAATGTACAAATACGTTCTTACACGTAGGATCCCGTAGGAATCTCAGCATAGTCTCTTCGAACTTAGGATACCAATACAGAATTGACACATTCAGTGCATCTATTGCTCCAAGAACAACATACTTATCGGGGTTTTTCAAGGCAAACCACTCTGGGCCATCATCGGGAAATGCACAGTTGATAACATGAGTAAATTCACCAACCCTTGCAATTCCTTCTGTAAACTGACACCCGGCCCCAACAAAGATACGAGGGTACAAACATGCAATCGTATCTTCTTTGTATCCACGACTGCGACCTCTATAGTGCGCAAGTTTGTTGAACTCCATTCTAGTCAGTATGTTCATTATTACTAAACAAGAGTACCTAGCAAAGTGGCTAACACATATGATGTAGCAACGGCGGCTGCTCCTAGAACACTGACCCCCGTCCAGGACGGAACGCCTCCGGAGGTATACGTATTGGGAATGTGTTGGAGAAGAAGACTACGAGGTGCTGACATCGAAATCAGACAGGCGGCCAAAAAGAACGCTATGTATTGAGAGAGATTGCGAAACGCGTGTTTGAGCATGGGAATCTGAGGAGAATAACCTACCGGGATCGGCGAGTTCATGGGCTGAAACGTTGTCATGGGATGCTGTGGTGGCAGAGACTGTGGTCCCTGGGGCGGCGGCAGAATACTATCAAGAGATGTTGAATCCTCCATCTTTATACCGATGTCGAGAAATGACACGAGGCGTCCTCCACGCGATATCTGTAGCATTTCCCATCATGCTTTGACACGGCTGTTTCAAGCTTTTCTAATGGGACTGGCAGGATTGACTCGACGACATATGGGCGATGAAGGAACAATACGGCTACTCCAAACCCTATGAGAAAGCTAAAGAATCCAGCCCCCTTCGTGAGGACTGCTGAAACGTCTACGCGAGGAATCTTCATTTGTGTTGAAGTCCGAGAAGATTGAGTGAGTCCGTGTTCGCCGTGCACGGAACTTCTGTAGCCCTGGCTCTGATGCAACCCGTTTCTACTTTATAGGTTGTGTCGTCATGCGGAGTTGGCGTGTGGCGAACCTTGCGAGTCGGAGGAGCCATGACTGAGGATATGACAACTCCTAAGAGTACCCCTGCAAACATATAGGGTAGGCTGAAGTGCATTTATACCATACGAAGATTAGTTGAGTCCGGGTAGATCAGTGCTGGAAAACATCCGGTAGAAGAAGACTATCATAGGTATGCCCCACAGACCAAAGTACGGTATAACGAGAGCAAGTCCTGTAAGGATGTATCCAAAAATAGGATCAAAGACAGTGGTTCCAACATTGTACGCAATACCAACTCCAAGGAGGTGCAAGAATGTACTGAGGCCCCCGACAAGACTGCTGAACAAAGATGACGTTGCATTTCCAATGGATGCGCGGACATTTGCCGGTTTCTTCTGACTCGTATACACTGAAAACGTGCTACCGTCTGCTACTGTCTTGTGGTCTTGAGTACCATCGACTACATAGGTTACAGAAAGACTCTTTGCGCTCCCCACACTAGGATCTGATCCCATTGTTTTCGGGCTAACAACGATATCGATAGAATCGTCGGTTATCAAAGACTGTAACTGATTTGTTACGTTTGCATAATTTGGACCATTTCCATACGTGGCCTCCTTTATTACCAACATTACTAAGATGCAAAGACAAGATTGGCAAGGCCACTCACGACTCTCATTATATTGTATGATTCCACGTACACTGTAACGGTATACGTATAGCCATAAATTACGTTCTCTTTTCCGCGAGTGATAATTGTAACGACATCGTGGGGATTTACTGCTAGATTAGCCGGTACAAGTGTGGGATTCGCATTGAATACAGTGTTTCGATATACGCACACCTGTGTTGGGCCGTTTTCTGCTATTGCTACTGGAATCGGTTGGATCAGCGTATTCCGAAGCGTTATCTTGTTGAACAGACTTGCGTTCAGTGCACCGCTGGGTTGCGTGTTATCGTTGTTCAACGAGAAGGAATACATGTACACCCCTGGAAACTGTGCCCCAGTCGAGTGTCTGTACTTTTGAATGTATCCGAAGTATGAACTATTCTTTGCATTAAACCTCTCCTTTCCATCTAGAAGCAGAGTCGATTCCAACACAATATTTGGTTGAGCCATTGATTGCGGTACTAACTCGCCGGATGTTATAGAAAGCAGGGGTGTATTGTAGACTCCACTCATGTTATTTGTTGGTCGCCGATTACGATACTGCCAGTTCGTATAGTTGTCATAGTCGTTGTTAGAAAGACTGTCGCTTCTCTGGGCTACCCATACAACACGAGTTACCATGTTGTGCGCAGGAATATCAATATCACATGGCCCGTACTGAGAGGTTGCTGTAAACGAACGAACTTCGCGAATCATATAGCTCTGGTCCGCAGCAGAAACTTGAGCACGCTCTCCCTCCGTGAGGTAAATATAGTTTGCCTCGATGTACAAATCTGGAAACCAGTTCATCAGATTAGGATTCGTAGGGTTGCCCACGAGATCAGGTGGGCTCAAAAAGAGAGTAATTGGATAGTCTATGCTGTTTCCAGGAACTCTCCCTCCATAATATACCTCTTTGACATCCTGAACAGTAAACAGACTATATATCGGCCGGACAGTTACAACTATCTCTACCTCACCTCCCTGCAGGGCAATCAAGGGAAGTGCCATTCCAGCATTTTCGCAGAACCAGAAATGAAGAGGAACCACTATCTGCCTTCCCCGTATAGATGGCTCTACTGCTATATCAGAGGTTCCCTGCGATACCTTGATTGCGTGGGGATACTGAAACATACGTCCGAACGAATTTTGAGGGTCTGTGAGTTCCTGTACATTTCCTACCATCGAATCCAGGAGATCGCGCTTGTTCCGGTCGTGTGTCAAATAGGAGTACAGCTTAAACCATTCTCCGGTTGTTTCCACAATCCGTGCACCGTTTATGTATATTCCAACGCTCTGAATAGCATTGTAGCCGATGTTCTCAATCCACTGAAATTCATACCCAGGTGCATTATTGACAACTTCGCCTGTTGATGAATACAACGGGGACCAGATATCCGGTAGGTTGAAACAAACATAGCAATCGTGAAGTAGATCAGTGACTCGCTTGACCTTACAACGAAAGCTTGACCCCCCTCCAGAGGTAGGAAACATTAGGGTGTTATTCTCAAATTCGAGTCTCACTGACTCCATAGCAAAGTTGGTATACCGCTTGTACATTGTCCTCCAGAACGTGAACGATGGGTTTCCGTTCAGGAGTTGATTTTGGGCACCTATTGCCACGAGTTGTAGGAGGCCCCCTGGCATTTGTCTATTCAATAGAGGCTTTTGTTAAGACGAATCTACCAGAAACTCTAAAACCGTCCAAGGTACCATGTGGTATCAAAGTAGGGAGGTAGAGGAATCTTACTCTTCGTTGTGTCCTCATACGGGGCCACGGCCATGAGACGAGACACCTCACCCTGGTCTAACGCGTAGCGATGGTATGTTAGAGTACCTATTTGTCCTGCCCACCCACCCTGAGGGGCTACAAACACAGAGCCCTTATTCTGTCGAGGAAGCTTTGAGAGGGAATGATAGATTCGCAGTATACCATCGATATATACGGTAACGGCGTTCTGGTTGACAACAACCACAAAGTGAATCCACTTCCGAGCTGGTAGGTTGGGGATCTGAACACTCTCGGTATCTCCATACGTATCTACCTTTAGTATCATGGTATTGCTAGTGGAATCAAGGTAGAGTCCCGGACACTGGCTACTGAAGTCTGCGGAGCCCTTATTAAATATGCACCTCAGACTTCCCTGACGATACATCCAATCTTCAATTAGAAGCCACCCCGAATACGAAAAGACCATGCCATCCTTCTCGTTCTCAGAGAGGGGAACCTCTCCCTTGTAGGTTGACTGGTTCCTTGCATCGGAAATTGGTCCGACAATGGTTACAGTTGTTGGGGCCACAGCTGGTCCACTCTGGAAATACCGGACTACTATGTAGATTATAAATGCCAACAACGTCAATACAATAACAATTGACGCCAACATATTGTTCATCTGCTAGAAAGAAGCTTGAGAAACCCTAGCCTGGATGATGTTACGAGCATCTTACGTCGTTCGTAGGTTCGACTATCTTCCAAATGGTATACCTGGTTTCGCATGTACAATGAATCGATCGCGGCCCCTCCAAGAGGATGTTCATGTCGTATGAGTACTTCTGGAATAATCGTGCACCGTTGGGGATTTGCACGACACCAATCGGTTACCTCGTTGTCACAGAAAAATGACTTGTATGCCGGATGATACATGTACCCCCATGACCTATACCGATTTCGACCGAATATATTGAGGGTATTAAGGTGACCGTTCTGCAACCCATCGTGAATCCAAACAACGTGATCAGATGTCTTCATTGCCCGTCGAATCCGAGTATCATACCCCTTTACCTGGGGGATCATGTCATCACTAACTAGAACCACAATATCCCATTCCCAATCAACCTTTTCAATATCAGCATTACAAGCCTCGATCTTAGTCTTGCTGTGTCCGAAACACACCTTCTTCCAAGAAACAGTAGGAAGGTCTGCTTCTGTAAACCCACGCATACATGTATCGTCGACATCTGCACTAACAAGAATTCCCATTTGTTCGGGATGGTCTGCAAGATCAACCCATTTCTGAATTGTAGAAAGAAACTTCTCCCGGCGCCCCCGCGTTGGACACTTCAGGAGGATACGCATTGTATTTTAATACACAAACTCCTTAACCTTCTTTCCGGTCTTGTCAAAGATACCGAACTTCGTGGTGTATCCAAACAGGTTACCAGTGAGTCCTGAATCGGAATCATCCTGAATCGTTGAACAAGGAGTTCCCGCGCTGTAAAATGCTGCCGCATCACTGGGAACCAGCATCTTGTCATAGCTCATGATATCACACACGCTTCCTGAGAACCCACCGCCGGGACCAACCTCAATGTCTCCGGCAATAGGACGGGGAACACCGGGAAGAATGCAGGACTTAACGAGCTTACCGTTGATATAGATGTCGACGTTGCGCTGGAAGACCGTCACTGAAACAGAAAACCAGGCCTGGAGAGGGACATTCTCAACCTTGCAGGTAAAGCTGTCTCCTGTGGCGCTACCACCCTGATTTGCGGGAGCAGGCGTACTCTTCTGTACAGAGTTCGGATCATTTGGAAAGAGCGATACCTTGACATTCAGGGTGTTATCGTTGGGGGAGAGGCTAACCTGTGGGCCGTATGCCCCGGCCATTGAAGGATCAATTCTCTGGAGAACGACCTTATCCTCTCCGAACCGATAGTCCCAATCCTTTATGAACATCCAGAACTGAACTCCGTAATCTTGGACACCTGCGGGGATGTCTGTCCCCGAGACAACTGTCTTTGTCTTTCCAGGGTAAGGAGTTGAGGTTGTAGTAAGCTTTGCAAGTATAGGGTTCCAAGCACCGCTTGCCTTGTTCGTTGCATACCAATAGATTCCGTAGATCAGACCACCCAATGCCACAAGGCCCAGCAGTACGTATAGGTATGTGGTCCATGGGGTCGACGACACTGTAGAGGGTGCTGCAAAAAGAGACGTCGGAGCTGATGGTAGAATTGACTCCATTTGTATTGACTCTGGAAAAATGGACATAGGAGTATGCCACCATAGTAGAGTAGATGTATTGCAACAACTGTGGATTACGAGGACATGTCTTTCGAGATTGTTTGGACCCCGTGGTCTCTTGCGGTATTATGCTTATTCGAGGATCAGCGAACCTCCCCATGGATCCTACTCAGTGTAGCATCCTAATGATCCGTCGTAAGGACAGCATGTCTTTTACGGAGTTTCTGCGGGGAAAATACAGCACACACCCTCCAGAGTATCTCGGAGTGCTCTTGTCCAACATGACACAGCCCGAACAGCAGATGATTCGGACTCAGCCATTTGATACCCTATGGACGCGCTTATGGGGATATGGAGTCGAGCATCATTATAATGAGTATCCTCAGGCACGTCAGCAGTTTGATATGCTAGACATTAACGCTCTTCTGGAAACCTATCCGTCGATATATACCGAACCGGAGTGGGGGTTTCCAAAGGGAAGACGTGTGAGGTGCGAAACTGATATTGAGTGTGCAACTCGAGAGTTCTTTGAAGAGACAAACATTCCCCGTGATTCCTATGCAATTCTAAAGGGGGTTGTTGTTTCCGAGACGTTTCGAGGAACCAACGGTGTTATGTACAAGCATATCTACCATGTGGCTATCGTAACAGATGCATCGAAAATCCAGTTGGATCAGAAGTTCACAACAATGCAACGAAGGGAAATCTCAGCGATCTCATGGAAGAGTCTGGAGGAATGCTCTCAGCTCTCGCGACCCCACTATGTTGACCGGGCTCGTATTCTTTCCGAATTGAAAGACATTCTGTTAACCTTTGAAACTCACGCGATGACTATAGAACAGTAATTGCCTGTATAGATACAATGGAGGTAAAGTGGATTCTAGCGGTAGGCGTATCGTTTCTCGTTCTTTTTGCGGGAGGACTCATTCTATGTCTGGGTTCTACGTTTTTCATGTGTGAAAAGATTGATATCATGGCATCGCTAAAAGAGTCGGCACTCTTTGCAGTGTTTCCTGCATTGGTTCCAATACTGACACACTTTGTACCGACAGTATTGGCTCCGTTTGAGAATGTGCTTCGAGACACCTTCGGCGTGTCTCCGGAGAAGGCTCCGATCCTTGGTCTAGGATACATTATGATGTTGGTTGCTTGGATTACTGGGGCCCGTGCGGTCGGTGAGATTCAGAAGGCAGTCTGTATTCCAACAGTGGATGAAGTTGCAGCATTCAAGGCACACTTTCAATCAAAGGCTGCCAAGAGTGATGCAAAAGAGGAAGCTCGAAAGACTACCTAAACCGAGTCATGTACGTCGTTATCGCGTAAGAGACCACGGCTAGGATAAAGATCCACCACCACAGAGGAAATACCGTTGAGTCGCGATTTGAGGTTCCAAACGGACGTACTCGCCCCTCCATACCAAACGCTACGGAGGGACGGATATGTAGAAATGTTGCCACCAACACCAAATAGATAGTAACCATCCAAATTTTACGGTTCCGGAAGAAAGGCTCCATTATCAAATCGCACCGAAAAACAATGGCATTTGTTCTGCCTAATCGGAAAGCGTTCGCAGACCATGTTGCCAGAATCTTCCTGAAATACCGAAAGATCGACAAAGACCCCCTTGATGAGGCTGATACAGAAGCTGACCTATGTGCGCGTCAAGGTGATATGTCGAAGGGCACTGGAAAGCTATTCCCCTACCAGGAATTAGTTAGGGACTATCTCGCGATCGAGTCGCCCTATCGGGGGCTTTTACTTTACCACGGGCTGGGATCTGGAAAGACGTGTTCTGCTATAGCGGTAGCGGAGGCGCTCCTAAGTCAGAAGAAGGTCATCATCATGTTACCAGCATCCCTCCAAGATAACTTTCGAGGGGAGATTCGCAAGTGCGGGGACCCCATTTTTCGCAGAGAGAACAACTGGCAGGAACGTATTATCCGTAGCGATGCAGATCGGGAGGATGCTCGAGCCCTGGGAATCTCGGATACCTTTCTCGGAAGGACTGCTGGTCGTTTCTTTGTAACACAACCCGGCCAGCCCTCTAACTTTGCCACATTGCCCGTAGACGTCCAGAAACTGATAGACTCCCAGATTGGAGACATAATCGATAAGCGGTTCTCGTTTATCAACTACAACGGTCTCACGCGCGATGCTGTGAATAAGCTTCTTGGAGAAGGAAACCCATTCGAGAACTCGGTTGTCATAATAGACGAGGCACACAACTTGATTAGCCGAGTTGCCAACAAGTCTGAGATCATGACTCCGGTTTATAATTCTATCATGAAGTCTCCAACTACAAAGGTTGTTGCTCTTTCAGGCACCCCGGTTATAAACTCTCCTCGAGAGGTAGCTCTTCTTATGAATTTGCTCCGTGGAACCATCGAGCGCATCGTCATTCCTCTAAAGGCCACAACCTGGGATGAAATGAAGATGCTGGGTGTATTCCGCGGTATACCTGAGGTTGATGGTATCGAGTTCAATGCAGTCAAGAAAGCTGTCATGGTAACCCGTAATCCTCCACACTTTCGTAGCATATACAACGAGAAGGGAGATCGTATCTCAGTCCAATATGTGAAGGACATGGAGTTTGCTAAGGATCCTCTTGCATGGGTTCAGAAATTACAGGCCCGTCTGGAGACCGAACTTCCCGGAGTGGAACTTCAAGTTGAGCGTACGACTGTTGACGAGCTAGAGTGTCTTCCATCGGATCCTGCTGAATTTGACGGGCTATTTCGCGATGGGCTGAACATCAAGAATCCTCTGCTATTTATGCGTCGGGTTCAGGGGCTCGTTTCCTACTTCAAGGGGGCAGATGAACGAATGCTTCCTAAGCGCGTCGAAGATGACAAGATGCTTGAAAAGGTATTGATGTCGGGTGAACAGCTTGGAGCATACCTACAAACCCGATTTGAAGAAATTCAACGAGATGCCAAGAAACGGTCACTAAACGACGACGGTGGAACATATCGTGTTGGAACCCGTCTCATTTGTGACTTTACAGTGCCAAGTGAACTTCGCGATACTACAGAGGCTACAGCGCAGGACGAGAATACAGTTCCTGACAAGAAGGATATTCTTGAGAAACTGCGAATGCAATCCGATAAGTATCTGACGGAAGAAGCTCTTGCAAAGTGGAGCCCCAAGATGCTCAAGATGTTGCGCAACCTAAAGGACAGTGCTGGAGATAGTCGCAAGAGTCAGTTTGTGTACTCGCAGTACCGTTCTCTGGAAGGACTGGGTGTATTCTCGGCAATATTGGAGGCACACGGGTTTCAGAGGTATCGTATCACAAACGATGGGGGTCAATGGAAGGAGGATCCTGGAATGGAAGACAAGCCATCCTACGCATTCTACACTGGAGAGGAAAACAAGGATGAGCGCGAATTTATGCGTCAGATCTTCAACGGGAACTACACAGATACATTTCCTCAGTCTCTGAAAGATAGTATCACTTCACGGGGAAAGAAGCTACTTTGTGTTCTACTTGCATCTCGATCTGGTGCTGAGGGTATCACCCTTGCAAACGTCCGCCACGTGCATATCATGGAACCCCACTGGAATCCCGCTGTAACCGAGCAGGTAATTGGCCGCGCTATTCGTATCTGCAGTCATGCAAGTCTGCCCATTGCAGAACGAACGGTTCGTATCTCCTACTACCTTTCTGTGATTCCCGAGAGCGCCCGTACAGGAACCGACAACAATCTTGTGTTCATTCGCCGGACGGATATGGAGATAAAGCGTTATGAAGGAGAGCCCCAGGAGACCTTCATGAGCACGGACGAGCACCTTTACGAGATATCCTACGAGAAGGCAGAACTAGCAAAGCGTATCACCGTGCTTCTCAAACAGGCGGCTGTTGACTGCGAGATTCACCGTAAGCTTCACATGAAGAACGAGCCCGGCCTCGTCTGTATGCGATTTGATTCCAGTGTAGCCGGTGAGGACCTCGCCTATACTCCGGGGATACTGTCGGATGAACGCGATGTGACTTATCTAAAGAATAAGACACGTCGGGCACGTACGCTCGAACGAATTCAGGTAAAGGGATGCTTGATGCTGAGAGATCCTATAACCAAGGATATCTTTGATGCATCTGCATTTGACGATAAACAGCGTCTTCTAAAACTTGGAAAGCAGATTTCCGAGAAACAGATCCAGTGGATTATTTCATCTCCGTGCTCATCGTAAGAAGATCCTCGAGTAGATCTTCGCATACTCCAGCCCAGCTCGGGAATACTTTCTTAGAAATAGCATCGACTAGTTGGTCACGGTGTTGAATGATATCGAGCATTCCGTGTGTAACGGCCTCTGCAGTGGTAACCTGGCCAAACAGACCTAACGGCATCCCCTGAGAATGATAGAGGCGCTGTGTTGCCGGAATTACAACCGCACATCCCTCTAGGAACTCATAGCTTCCCACCGATGTAACAATTTGAGGAGCACCTGTCTGAAGGTGCTCAAGCTGACACAGCCCAAATCCTTCGCCATCGGAGGTGTTTACTCCAAAGTCTGCAGCATTATACAGGCGATTAATTGCCTCATCATTAAAGATCGTTTGGCCCCCCGTGTCCATCATGATGATACGATCTGAGACGCTTGCTATATCAAGATTCATGAGCATTGCCTCTGACATAAAAATACGCCTGGGATCGTAAAATGATCCTGTTCGGGGATCAAGTCCGGTAGCAAGGATTAGATAATATGGCTTCGATGGGTCCTTCGCAAGAAGTCCTACAAACCCAGCGATAGTCAAATCAAGTCGCTTCCGTTCGGTGTTACGATTACAATTCAGAAATACTATAGCATTCTCTGGGATGCCAATGTCTGCTCGTAGTCCCTTCTTGTTGGCAATAGGCTTAAAACAGTCGGGGTCTGCAGCATGCCCAAGTACCTTTAGAACTGCCTGGGATCCTCCTGGAAAGTATGATTGGTAGATCATCTTCCACTTCTCAGTAAACGTATACACTCGCTCGGCAGATGAATCGATCTTGTCCATAATCTGCTGAGCAATGCCCATATAGAGCATATCAATGTATACCCATACCTTGAATGTGTCTGTCTTTTTGTATTCTGCAAATTCTAGGAATCGTGCTACAACAAGGGGGTCGTTGTAAAAGATCACGAGGCTCGGTGTGACGGTATCAATATACTCACGAAGCTGTTTGTACCCAAATCCCTCCTCCCGGGGGTCCTCCATAGCAGAAGCATCGTATGATATGACTCCCTTGGGAACCTTACGGAGATTCGCGCGTCCGGGATGACGTTGAAACCCGTAATGAAAGAGTTTTACAGCTGGTTGAAGGGTCGATATTTGCTGAACTAGATTATATGCAACCTTCGAGTATCCAGTTGTCTGATCCACATGAGTAGAGACCAGCAGTACTCTCATTTGAATCAATATATTGGCGTTAGAGTAAATGCCATTGCCGCCGTCGCCACAGGATATTCTGACGCTACGCGAGCGTGCTGTTGTCAGTATGTATCCGCCTCCGAAAGGCAGACGTTCAGCGTCGGTGGTGACATTGTATATTCCCGCTAGGGTTGGGTTGGGTCTGTATACGGGAACCGGTACTCGTCCGGATTTTGAACCTACAGGTACAACTCTACAGTATAGTTCGGATCAAGGGGCTACCATTGAATGGGGTGGAATCATGTTTACTAAAGATACGGGGTCGGTAGATCATTTGTACAGTGCTCTTGTGACATCTATTCCAGCAGTTACAGTTCCATCTTCAGGTAGTTTAATAGCAGTAACAATCGGGAATACGGTTGGAACTATCGGTGACAATGCGTTCTATGAATGTTACGTTTTGGCATCTGTAACCTTCGCATCACCTTCATCGCTTGAAACTATTGGATATGAGGCGTTCCAGGATTGTACCACATTAACATCTATAGTAATTCCAGCCTCGGTTGTAACTATTGGAGAGGATGCGTTCGTTTATTGTTACGATTTGGCAAGTATAACATTCGAAGCAGGTTCAAGACTTGAAAGTATTGGTGAAAGTGCATTCTACGGTACAGCACTAACATCCATAGTAATTCCAGCGTCGGTTGAAACTATTGGCCCGGAGGCGTTCTATGAATGTTACGATTTGGAAACTGTAACATTCACAGAAGGGTCATTGCTTCAAACTATTGGTGATTTTGCGTTCCGCGATACCGCTCTGACATCCATAGAAATTCCGGCTTCGGTTGAAACTATTGGAGAGAGTGTGTTCTCTAACTGCGACGTTTTGGCATCTGTAACATTCGCATCAGGTTCATTACTTGGAAGTATTGGAGATGGTGCATTCGACAGTACCGCACTGCAATCTATAGAAATTCCAGCTTCGGTTACAAGTATTGGAGTGAATGCGTTCCAAGAATGTGACGTTTTGGAATCTGTAACGTTCGCAGCAGGTTCATTGCTTGGAAGTATTGGAAGTGCTGCGTTCAGCTATACCGCTCTGACATCTATAGAAATTCCAGCTTTGGTTACAAGTATTGGAGAGTATGCGTTTGTGGACTGTGACGATTTGGCAAGTGTAACGTTCGCATCAGGTTCATTGCTTGGAAGTATTGGTGATTTTGCATTCTACGATACCGCAATCACATCTATAGAAATTCCAGCTTTGGTTACAAGTATTGGAGAGCATGCGTTCGAGGAGTCCGGGCTAACAACTGTATTTATAGCAAACGATCAATTGCCGAATATACCATCGCCTGCCACAGGTGTTTCCTTTTATGGTGCAACTGTTGAAACTATTTATCGTCTAACAACAATTCTACAGTATAGTTCGGATGAAGGGGCGACCATTGAATGGGATGGAATTACGTTTACTAAAGATACGGGGTCGTCGGACCATTTGTACAGCGCTCTTGTCACATCTATTCCTGCAGTTACGCTTGTACCCTCCACCGGTTTAGTAGCTGTAACAATCGGGAATACGGTTGAAACTATTGGAGCGAATGCGTTCTCTGGCTGTGACGTTTTGGAAACTGTAACGTTCGCATCACCTTCATCACTTGAAACTATTGGTGATAGTGCATTTGAATATTGTGAGTCACTGACATCTATAGTAATTCCAGCTTCGGTTGTAACTATTGGAAACAATGCGTTCTACGACTCTGGGCTAACAACTGTATTTATAGCAAACGATCAATTACCGAATATACCATCGCCGGCCACAGGTGTTTCCTTTTATGGTGCAACTGTTGAAACTATTTATCGTCCAACAACAATTCTACAGTATAGTTCGGATCAAGGACCAATTATCGAATGGGGTGGAACCACGTTTACTAAAAATGAAAACTTGTCGGGCTATTCGTATACTGCTGTTGTAACATCTATTCCAGCAGTTACGCTGTCACCCGTCGTCGATTTAGTAGCCGTAACAATCGGGAATACGGTTGTAACTATTGGCGAGCAGGCGTTCTATGATTGTGAAGATTTGGTAAGTGTAACATTCGCATCACCTTCGTCACTTTTAACTATTGGCGATAGTGCATTTCAATACAGTGGACTGACATCTATAGAAATTCCAGCTTCGGTTATAACTATTGATGAGGACGCGTTCTATGAATGTTACGATTTGGAAACTGTAACATTCGAAGCAGGTTCAAGACTTGAAAGTATTGGAGAGTGGGCGTTCTATGATTGTGATGCACTGACATCTATAGTAATTCCAGCTTCGGTTGAAACTATCGATTACTATGCGTTCTATGGTTGTCTCGATTTAGCATCTGTAACATTCGCAGCAGGTTCAAGACTAGAAACTATTGATGATGGGGCATTCGACAATTGTGAGGCACTGACATCTATAATAATTCCAGCTTCGGTTGTAACTATTGGGGAGAGTGCATTTGAAGACTGTTACAATTTGGAAACTGTAACGTTCGCATCACCTTCGTCACTTGAAAGTATTGACCAGTACGCGTTCCGCGATACCGCTCTGACATCTATAGTAATTCCAGCTTCGGTTGCAAGTATCGATCCTGGTGTATTCACGAATTCTGGGCTAACAACGGTATTTATAGCAGACGAACAGTTACCGGGTATACCATCGCCCGCTAACGGTGTCTGGTTTTTCGGAAGAACCGTTGAAACCTGTATTGCTCCTCTAACAATTTTACGGTATATTTCGGATCAAGGACCAGCTGTTGATTGGTCTGGAGTTACATTTACTATAAATGAAAACCTGTCGGACTATTCGTATACTGCTAGTGTAACCGTTACCCCGTCAGTCAACGTTCCCTCTTCTACAGATTTAATATCCGTAAGAATTGGAAGTGTGGTTACAAGTATTGGTATTAATGCGTTCCATAATTGTACCAGTTTGCAAACTGTAACGTTTACAGAACCTTCGTCACTTGAAACTATTGGCTATGCGTTCGAGAATTGTACCTCATTAACATCTATAGTAATTCCAGCCTCGGTTACAAGAATTGAAAATGATGCGTTCTCTGGCTGTGACGTTTTGGAATCTGTAACATTCGCAGCAGGTTCATTACTTGAAACTATTGACGAGTACGCGTTCTACAGTACAGCAGTGACATCTATAGTAATTCCAGCCTCGGTTACATTTATTGGAGAGGATGCGTTCGATAATTCTGGGCTAACAACTGTAATTATAGAAAACGGTCAACTATCGGGTATACCATCTCCTGCTACAGGTGTCTCGTTTTTCGGAGCAGTTGTTACTACATTTATTCGCTCCCCAACCATTCTACAGTATAGTTCCGATCAAGGACCTGGTATTGTTTGGTCCGGAGTTACATTTACTAAAAATACAAACTTGCCAAACCATTCGTATACTGCTATTGTAACATCTATTCCCGGAGGTAGAGTTCCCTTTTCTAGTAATTTATTAGGTGTAACAATCGGAAATGTGGTTACACGTATTAGAGGTGGGGCATTCTATAATTGTACCAGTTTGGAAACTGTAACGTTTACAGAACCTTCGTCACTTGAAACTATTGGTAATGGTGCGTTCGACAGTTGTGAGGTACTAACATCTATACAAATTCCAGCCTCGGTTAGAAGTATTGGCAAGTACTCGTTCATTTTTTGTTACGATTTGGCAAGTATAACATTCGAAGCAGGTTCAAGACTTGAAAGTATTGGAGAGGAGGCGTTCTATGATTGTGATGCACTGACATCTATAGTAATTCCAGCTTCGGTTATAAGTATTCGTGACCTTGCGTTCTATTCGTGCGACATTTTGGAAACTGTAACATTCGCAGCGGGTTCATTGCTTGAAAATATTGGTAATAATGCGTTTGAAAACTGCAATCTACTGACATCTATTGCAATTCCACCCTTGGTTACAACTATCGGCGACAGCGCCTTCCAGGAGTCTGATCTAACAACCGCTACTATGTCACCGGCAACAGCAACTGCTCTGAGTATAACTTTACCCTATACGGGTCCTTTTAGAGGGGCGCCTTCTGTTACTATAACTGAGGCCTAATTATGACACGTTCTAAATCACATCTGGTAGAGTCGAGGGATCTGCAATAGCTTTTGCTTTGTCGGCCATCTCTTGACCCTTTTTCTTACTATCCTCAAGACTGGCTTCCATAGACCCCAGTCTTGTACGAGCATCTGCCACTAGGTCACTTAGAACATCAACCCGGTCTTTTGTAGAAAGATACTTCATCGCAAAACTATCCACTTGCAACCCAGCCTGTCCAAAGTCTCCCCGCTTGGCTGCTTCTTGAATCGCAACGTTCAACGTTAAACTGTCAGTGACATCCAGTTTCTTTCCAGCAACCCTCATAGCATCTGTAAACTGACTGAGTTTCTTTGCAAATTCCTCTCGAGTTGGAGTCGGTCCAGAATCAACATCGAATCCTTCGTGAATTCGTTGAGCTGTGTGCCACAACATCATAGCCAGAAGTGCTCCTAGTATGGTCATAATCCAAGAGCGCATCTTTTGTTTGTATGATATAAATGAGTTCCTCGGGAGGGGCCACAGGAGTGACAACCGAGTACATTCGAGATGCACAGGACTACACTCTTCGACTCAAGAGGCAACTCCTATTCAAAGATTACGATAGGGGGAAAGCAAACCATGTTCCCAATTCAACTGGGAGCTATCTAAGCTTTCTCTTCGGTGCAAAAGAGTGTGGAGAACCGTGCATCCCCCTTCCAGTTCTGAATCTATCTCCTCCAAATGTAAGCCTCGCTGAAGGAGATGCTGGAGATAGAAGCTTTGAATATACAGTGACGCGCACAGGGAGTAGGTTGCCTTGCTCAGTTAGCTGGGCAGTTACTGGTTCAGGAACCGTACCCGCCGTTGCATCCGACTTCATTGGCAATGCTTTTCCGGCAGGAGTAGAAACCTTTGGAATAGGCGAGTTTACAAAGCAAATATACGTTGATACTGCAGGAGACATTGTTGTTGAAGGAACTAAACAGTTCACTGTAACTCTTTCAAGCCCGACAAGTGCAACTATTGGTGTAGGTACAGCAACAGGAACCATTGTTAACGACGATTTTCCGATTTTAGATTTATCTTTCGATGTAAGCCACCCAGAAGGCAACACTGGTATCACGAGTTACACGTATACTGTGACTCGCACGGGTACTCTGGCTTGCTCAGTTAACTGGGCAGTTACTGGTTCAGCAACCCAACCGTCAACAATACCGGCGATTGCTTCGGACTTCGATGGGGATGTTCTACCCAGCGGAGTGGTAACATTTGCTCTGGGAGACACCACAAAGTCGATAGTTATTAACGTCCTAGGAAACTCGGATCCGGAAAGCGACAAAGAATTTACTGTAACCCTATCGTCTCCTACAAGTGCAACTATTGGAGTCGGTACCGCGCTAGGAACTATTCTCAATGACGACTAGAGATACTACCCTCGCCTGTTTCGGTAGGTCTTTTTCAGAGCGTTTCGCAGTTTCTGTTTTTGAGTATTGCTGAATCTTGATGGATTATACGTGAAAAAGTACTTCAAGAATTCGGGGGAATCCCGCTTCTTAGACATTTCAACATACATCTTTGCCTTTGTAGTTCGTACATCTGTCAGAGTCTCTTGCTCTCCAAGACACTCTAACGGAGTCAATAGTTTGAATCGCCGCCCGTGCTTCGTGGTATCCGCAATGTCAATAAGACGCTGTGCCACACACAAAAGTCTGTTTACATCCAGCTCTTTCTTCGTGTTCTTATCTGCATACAGAAATGACATAAAGAACTGAAGAATTGTGGGAATCGACGCGATCTTGGTACCGTCTTGCAAAATATGATAACTGTGACATGCCTGAGTTTCAAATACGCGCACGATCAGACGTCCCTTCTTTAGGATATCGGTATGTTCACTAACGAATTCTCCAATAGGAGGGCGAGATTCAGATTTTCCATTGAATAGCTCTACTAACTTTTTGACAATTGTATCCCGTTCACGCGGAACCACTAGGAGGTCAATAGGAAGATCCCACGCTCGTACCTTGTTCTCGTGAACCTGAGATGCATGAAGACCGAGAATTACTGCGTTGTTGTCTTCGAGGAATGCTTCCATGTCTGTGGGATCTTTTAGAACGTCTTCTTCTCCCTCGGAACGGCGACACTCTATCGGAAACGCATCGTTCAGAAGTTGCAGACGTTTGTACACCTTGGTCCACCTTGACACATCCCCGCGAGGACGAGATAACTCCAGATACATTGACATGCGTAAGAAGTTAGGATTGGTATACATAACCTTGTCCTTTTCGACTGCATCCTCCCACATCGACTCGAATAATTCCGAGTTCAAAAACGTGAAATCAGCAACCCCGGTGTAGTTCGCGAATACCTTGAAGGTACCAAGGTGTACTCCAGGACGAACTTCTACATCATGGATACCCGCATCCTTGAGTTGATCGGAGAGTATCATGGAATGCAGTTGAGGTGTCTCCGAAAACATGTCATAATCTGGTATACTTGCCTTTCTGTCATAGAACTGATCCTCTACAGGAAGTAGATTATTTATAGCCGTTCCTCCGTAGGACAGAACGTCTTCGTGTTGCATAAATTTGTAAACAATATCGACTGCACGTCGTATTTCTGGATTACGAGCTTCACGCCTTGCATTACGATCCTCGGCTATTTCTACCGCTTTCTCGATAGACTCCATTATTAGACGGTCTGAAAATGAATGCGCTCAAATTATTCTCTGTAGGGGCAGCAAGATGATGGGTCGTTATAATCTTCGTGAGCGCAAGGAGGGAGTTCTTTGGATAAAAGACGATACCATGACCCCGCACGATGATGAGGATGATGAGGATTCCGATTACGAATCGGAAGAGAAGATGGAGGAGGAGATCACGATCAAGATTCCTCGGAGAACTCGCAGTATTGACTTCATAATCCGGACCAGTGTCGATGAAGACTCGGAAGACGAGTTTGTGGAGCACATCAAGAAGGATGAACTGTCGTCTCATATGGAGCTCACCGACGGAGAGCGCGAATACTTTGACGTCCTTTCACGGGCCAAGAAGCGGGAGTTAAACTCCAAGATGAAGGCGCTGACATCACTGTCACTGTCGGGAGACGTTCCCCATAAGTTCCGAATCCTTGATCTTCCAGTGCCCGATCAAGTGAAGGCTGATGTCATCAAGAAGATCGATGCACTAGACGGAATGGACCCCTCTGAGCAGTACAAGCAACGTAACTGGATTGACAACTTCATGCGCATCCCCTTTGGAGTAACAATCCCTCTTCCGGTCAAGTTTGAGGACGGAGCAGAGTCTTGTTCTACCTTTATCAGGAATGCACGTCTAACCATGGACAAGGCTGTCTACGGAATGGCCCCTGCAAAGACTCAGATCATGCAGATACTGGCACAGTGGATTACCAACCCTAAATCAACAGGAAATGTCATCGCTATGAAGGGTCCTATGGGAGTTGGAAAGACTAGCTTTGCTCGTAACGGTATCTCTGCCGTTCTACAGCGCCCATTTCAGTTCTTCTCCCTCGGAGGGGCATCTGATGCTGCAAACTTTGTTGGCCACTCATTCACCTATGAGGGCTCGATGTGCGGTCGTATTGCAGAGTCTCTTATGCAGTCGCGTTGCATGAATCCGGTCCTCTACTTCGACGAGCTGGACAAGATCTCTACAACGCCTCACGGAGAGGAGATCGTAGGAATGCTCATCCATCTAACAGACCGGTCTCAGAACTCACAGTTTCACGACAGGTACTTTGCGGGGGTCGATTTCGATCTCTCGCAGTGTCTGTTTGTGTTCTCGTTTAACGACGAATCAAAGATTCACCCAATTCTGAGGGATCGTCTGCAGGTGATAAACTGCTCTGGGTATACACTGGAGGACAAGACTGCCATAGTCACCAGTCATATCTGGCCCGGGATGCTAGAACAACTCAACTTCAAGGCAGGAGAACTCATGCTATCCAAGGAGGCCCTAAAGTATCTAATTGAAGAATACTCATCGGAAGAGGAAGGAGTTCGTAATCTAATCCGTTCAATTGAAATGCTGACGACGCGCATCAATCTCCTGCGGATATCCGACTCTGAAACACGCAAGTCATACAAGTTCGGTCGGGATATTGAGTATCCCTGCACCATAACCGAGGAACTAGCACGGTATATCTTGCAGGAGTGTTCTCCTAAGAAGGATGAGACTTGGCGATCTTTGTATAACTGAATACCGAGTTTGCACGAATGCGCTCTAGTTGAGAAACTGGCACCTTCGGGTTTTCAAGTAACTTCAAACATGCATGATACGACTCAGCGTAGTGCTTGGTATAGTATGCTATAATCGAAAACTCATCCCAAACCTTCCAATCATAGATGTCTATTTCTAGAAAGAGAAGCTGGTCGGTTGGTTTGGGAATACTGGTTGCATACAATGCCATTGCATAAAGTTCCTGAGACCACTTGTTAGTTGCCCGGCAGTGCGCCATATATGAAAACAGGCATTCTATCCGTTTAGGATTGGTCTCATGAGCTTTCCACGCCCATTCTTTACTGTTAGTCAAACGTGCAACATTCATTCCTGCTACGTATGTTTCTTCATACCACCCCCCATGTTCGAATCGTCGGGTATACCATTCAATTGCCTTTGGGATATTTTTGTTATCTCGGTATGACTGAGCAAGATAGAACATATATCTCTCATTGTTGGGTTCGTTGCAGAGCCCCCTTTCCAGAACCTCTATGTCTCGAAGTAGCTTATCTCCTGTCTTATTTCGCCCTCCGATTCGACGACTTTCCATCCAGAACTCGGGAGGCAAATGAACCTTCTTGCAATCTTTTCCGTTTGTGGGATATTCGTGAAGAACACCCCTGTAATGCCATCCATCATTTGCCTTGAAAATTTGAGAACGCGAATACCGAAGTGTACCCTGACGAATACCTATCATCAAGCTAGAGGGACCGCCATTCATTATATTCAAAAGAATGGCCTTCCCATCCTTGGGAAACGTCATAAGATCATCGGCATCGATTACTAATATATAGTCCATCTCACCGTTACAAAGCGCAAGTGCCTCAGACCGATTGGTTCCGAAATCCTTCCACGGTCGTTCATGGACTTTCCCAGGTATTCCGTGTTTTTTATAAAACTCGGTAATCTTAGCAATAGTAGTATCTGAAGATCCGGTGTCTACAATGCAATAACTGTCAATAAGAGGCAGTGTACACTCCATTGATTCGTGAATAATATGAGACTCGTCTTTTACAATCATACACAGCCCAATACGACACACTGAACCAACATGCCTATTCCATCCGATGTGTCTAACAAACCCCTCCTCGCGTTTTGTTAGAGCCATACAATACCCCTTAGATTTGACGATGTCGTTAATGGTGCGCTCTGCAGAATGTGCTATTTTTGAATCAAACTCTACGACACTTGAAAACCCACCTGGAAACCACTCTCGAACATTGGACATCCGTCGTAGTCCAGGATTAAAGCTGTAAAATCCCCATCCATTAGAACACTTCAGAAATGGCGAAGTATCTGGGGTATACCCTCCATCGCCATACTTACGAAGCATAACTGCACTGACCTTAGGATGGTCTTCTAGAATCTTTATGGACTCCTCGATAAACCCCCCAGAATACGTCTCCCAATCCTCTTCCCAGTGAAGTACGTATTCGGTCTTTACAAGTGCATAGGCTTCATCAATAGACTTTATCTGTCCACGCCTTCCATGTATCCACGTAAAATGAGGGTATTTATCCATGAGTTTTTGATTGACGGAGGGGTTCCCTCCATCTTCGCTAATAATCCACGAGTCAATTGGACAGGTGTTATGCTGAATAAATGTCTCGAGGGTTCTCTCCAGGAGATCAGGTCGATTACACGATGTCAAAACCACGCTTACCATTGTATTAGTTATCATTGAAAACCACTGCGTAAATACGGAATGACTCTTTATGAGACATCTTGACAAATGTCAAGTGCAGAGTTTGTAAAGCTAAACCTCAAGGAACATCTGTCGCAGACGATGGTTCCTCCAGTAGCAGATGGCCTGTGGAGTTTGTATGACAATGCACGTCAGCTCTGTGAACGCAACCAGCAGATTGATCAGACACTTCGTACGTTTCAGAATCTACTTACCCAAGTACCCGCATGGTCTGACGAGACTCTCGCAGAAGAGGTCGAACGTATTGTCGCATCATCGAAGTGCGAGTATCTTGATGATCTGCTTATGGGTGTCTTTCTTGCATATATTCGTGCGTTTGCAAGTCTGCAGTACCGAGGTGATTCCCAGAGAATCAACCTGGACTTTGAGCGCCCCACAGTTGCCAAGTTTGTACACGAGTTCTACAAGCACGGGGCCCGTGCTGCCTGGAAGTCGGCATACCTATTCAAGACACACGGTGTTTCCAACGAAGTACAGGCACGAAACCGCCGTGATATCGAGACAATGCTGGATAAGTGCATGTCAGATGTTATCAATGCATTCATCCCTTGGAAGGAGATTTCTCGTGCATACTTTCAAAGTCCCGAGCCGGAACCCGAGCCGGCACGCGCCCCTCCTTCCGACAAGGGTGTTTCCTTCGGAGAGGATGATGATGATGAAGATGACGAGACCAGTAGCCACTCTGAGCGTCCGGCAATCTCTCTTGGAGACGACCTTGTCGGCGTGGATCTTGGAGTGACCGAGGAAGAGGATACGCAAGAGGTCAATCTAGATACGCTCGAGGTGAAGCTTTAGTTCGTTTGAGAAGTCTGATTTAGATTCACATTGCGGAACAAAGGATGCACACTGGTTTAGTTATTGTAGGTATCGTTGTAGTTGCGGCGATCATACTGTATGTTGTAGACCGAAAGAGTCGTGGGGAGCCCATTGACCTAGGCATTCTTGCAAAGATCTCCTCATTCTCTGCAATCGTAACGGGCGGTATTGTATTCGCCCTGCAGTCTGAGTCTGTAACCGAAGCAGTGTCTGCGGTAACAGAGAGTGCTCAGGACATGTTCGTTGGAAAGCCTAGCTTTTAGGATTCTATAACAACCACTATTTCACCTAACGAGAGCTTCTCAATCTTGAAGGCACTCAAAAACGTCTCTTTCCGAGGCACTGCGGTATCCTTGCAGTACCTCGCGATAGCCTTATATTGATCAAATCCATGATACCTATCGTGCTTGGGGTTCTCCTTTCCAAACAGAATCGACGTCTGATCAGGCAACGTCATCCAGCGAATAAGAACAGCATGAAGTGGGTGATCTGACGTGCCTGGACCCTCCGGAAACATGTCCCAGAACATTGAGGTTGCAAGGCGCACTAGATCAAACGACGGGTTTGCCTTGTACTCCGGTTGCTTCTGAGTGTAGAAGGGTTCCATGTTATACTGCCCACCGGCCTCCTCATCCTCTCGAAACTGGTCACTCATGAACGTCTTGGGTTCCCGCATCTTCTGAAGGCGAATCTGAAAGATCGCGCGGTCAAAGTCGATAATCTTCATGAGGTAGCCATGAGTTGGTATTCTGTACAGGACACCCTCTAGGCTATAGGTTACAAATTCGAGTGCAGTTGGAATATACATGATATTATTGCCATGCAGATCATTGTGCGTGAGTCCGAACGTTCGCTGAGCATATGCTAGTGCTAGGACGATCTGTGCAAAGAATGCTAGATGATGTGCCCGATCCGTCTTCTTCAGAAGCTTGTAGAGAGTTCCGGTACACGTTTCCATTACAGTCGAGACCACCGGGATATTAGGAATATCAGCCCATGCAAAGGGCTCATCTTCGTCCCCGTCGTCTTCACATAAACTTCCATCACTTGAACAGTCGCACGATTCAATAGCAAATACATCATCGGTTGACGCGGTGCTCAGATCGTCGTCGGATTCTCCCTCAGGTTCGGGTTCAACATCCTCTACAATAGAAGTTGCACTCGGGGTCGAATGGTGATCATCTGCTAACTCAGTGACACCATCTAGAACGATATCATCTCCAGTAACAAGCTTGGGACGCGTCTCGCGAGTATGTTGAAACTGCGGGGATCCCACGGAGGAACGCATACGCAGATTGAAGGCCTTTCCGATATTCTGAAGGAACCAAGGGCGGTCTGTCAGGTCTTCATAGTCTCCTGACACGTCAAATGAGAATAACTTTGCCATTCCACAGTACACTCCATAAACCTTCGGGAAATTGGGACAGTCGCTCTCTGAAAGAACCACGCTTGCAAGTGCTCCAACATATGCAGCAGTATGAGGGCTCTGTATCTTCTCGGTAATCTCAGCAGATACTTCAGTGGACGTTGGAAGGCCAAGTGAACCGTAGTCACCCCGCATCCACCGAAAGGGATTCAGAATACTGGTTGTCTTTCGATGAATTTCTATAGTTTTCCCAGAAGCAGTTTGAATGGTAGTTTCAGATACCACTGACTGTATAGGGTCTGCAAGTCGAATTCCATAGGTTGAGGTATTCTGAAGAACATCTGTTTTGAACAGAACTTCCAAGGATGGCAAAAAGGTCTGCGTTTGGTAGAGACCCCACTTCGCCTCCTCGAGTGCAGTCAGCTGAGTGCACTTTCCAACCTTGAGGCTAATGGGTCTGGTTCGTAGGTCTTTCACCATGGATTATGTAGGTTGTCAGACAAAGGAATGGCGAACTTTACGCTACAGAAGTTTGACATGAATATGCTAGTCGAGAGAACTGAAATTGATTCACGCAAGTCCCCCATGATAGTCGTTATAGGAAAGAAGGATACGGGGAAGTCCTTCTTGGTTCGTGATATTCTGTTCAATACTCAGAGGTGCTTCCCAGTAGGGACGGTCATTTCCGGTACAGAGGTTGCCAACGAGTTTTTCCAACACATGGTTCCTTCACGATTCATTCATGACAAGTATACTCCCGAGATTGTCATGGCCACCATCAAGCGCCAGTTGCAGGTCAAACAGGCTCGCAATAACGATAAGACCGCTCACGGAGGCCATTCATCACTTGACCCCCGCGCATTCCTAATTTTGGACGACTGTTTGTATGATGCGTCGTGGATTCAGCAGGAGTCCACTCGCTATGTATTTATGAACGGCCGTCACATTGATCTGATGACCATCATTACTATGCAGTACCCGCTGGGTATCACTCCGAATCTGCGTACAAACGTTGATTTCGTCTTCATCCTGCGTGAGAACATCCTGAACAACCGAAAGCGTATCTACGATAACTATTCGGGCATGTTTCCTACCTTTGATCTCTTCTGTCAATTCATGGATCAATGCACGGAAAACTATGAGTGCATGGTAATCTGCAACGGGGTTCAGTCGAACCGCCTTGAAGATCAGGTATATTGGTATAAGGCACAGGATCACCCGCCCTTCCATATGTGCGACTCATCACTCTGGGTGAATAACAAGCCATTTATCTCTGCCATGTTGGCAGTGGACGATGTTATGTCTGCTGCGAATCAGAAGAGAAAGGGACCGTCCGTTTGGGTTCAAAAGGAAGACAAGCGGAAGTGATTATTCGCGTAGAGCCCCCTCCGTCGGATGAACGGGCTTCGACGCATCTTCTAGTTGCCTCTTCTCGGCCTCGTTTGCCTTCTTGCGACGCTCGTTCTCCTCCTTCTGCGTCTTGATTGACTCCTCGCGCTGCTCTGCAAAGAACATCTCCTTGTTGACCTCACCTTCCTTGTACTTGCGCATCATCTCGTTGAGCTCCTTCTCAGCATACTCGACCTCGGGCATTACGTGCTCAGAGGGATCCCATGGGAGCCAACAGCCCATCTTGCCAAGATAGATGTTGTCCTTGGGGTACTTGCGCTGAAGCACCTTGCAGAACATCTGCGCCTCCTCAACATTAGCAAACGCGCGGCGAACCTTGACGCCACGAACATTACTGCGGAAGTCAACCTTGGCATTGAACTCGTCCTGCAGATCCTTCTCGTTCTTGAGGAGAAACACCTGGTACTGCTCAGGAACATCCGTCTTCTTGATGTCTGCATTGTGCACCTTAGCAAACTCCTGGGCATCCTTCATCAGATCATCGATCTTTAGAGTGTACTTCTTGGAAAGGAAGTCGACAAACTTCTCCATGCCCTTGATCTTCCAGTCGTAGTCCATCCACTGGACGAACTTCTCAAACATGAAGTGCTCCTTCTGCTTGATCACCTTCTCGGGCGACAGGAATGACAAAATCACGTAGCGCTGGGTAGGGATCTCCGGGTCCTCCTCGAGGTAATCAACAACGGCACCATCATCATCAACCTTAGGGAGTGTCTCACGAGGCATCTATACTCTTATGGATTCGCTTTGCTGAAAGTCTTTTATACGCAAACTAACAAAATGGGCGCATCTCCGTTGGTTCTCACGGCTCTCTTCTTCCTCCTGTCTCCGGGCGTCCTTCTAACGATTCCTCCCTTTCTGCCCCCTGCCTTCTTTTCGGGTCGCACGTCAATCCTCGCGGCGGCGATTCACGCCGGAGTGTTCTATGCGATTGTTGTTTATGCACTTGGAGGATGCAGCACAGGACTCCTTGGTTAAAATTTCTCCCAAGGCAAGTATAAACCATGGAGTCCAAGCCGAAGCCCACGCCTCCCCCGATGTTTAATGCCGGCGACCTTGTAACTCGCGCGGTTAAGTATGCCCTCGAGGGCCTTGCCGTGGCAATCGCCGCCTTTATCCTCCCTGGGAAGACTCTCAAGATGGGTGAGGTCGGTATGATTGCTCTGGTAGCCCTTGCCACGTTTGCCATTCTTGATATCTACGCCCCCTCTGTCGGCGCCTCGGCCCGGACGGGTGCTGGCTTTGGTATCGGCGCGAACCTGGTTGGCTTCCCTGCGTAAACTTACATGCTCGCGTCTTAGGTTTATAATGAAAGCCAAGATTCCCAAGGCTCTGCGTGAGCAAGTGTGGTTATCTCATGTAGGTCCCAAGTTTAGTGCGTTGTGTCCAACGTCTTGGTGCAAAAACAGAATAACCGTGTTCGACTTTCAAGTGGGTCATAACATTCCAGAAAGCAAGGGCGGGAACACCACTATCGATAATCTGATTCCAGTGTGTTCGCGGTGTAATCTTTCGATGAGCAATATTTACACGTTTACCGAGTGGTCAAAGCGATACAGAAGTCGTTCGTGGAAGTGTTGGGGATACACAGTTGCATGTGAACCCGGAAACAGCTTTAAATGAGCATTCTTGTACAGAGTATGCAGGTAGTACGATTCAGAGACACATGGTATACCGTGCGCCCTCGCCCATATGAACCAGAACGACAGGTTAGCGATATTGCATGGTTAAAACTGAAACAGACTCCTGGAGCATACCGTGCATGGTACGAATCGGAGCGACGTATTGCGCGTCTACTAAATGTAGCACCTGAGTAATGATACTCTTGCCGATCGGCATAGCTGTGGTATTTGTGGTTGTCTTCATTGGTTGGTATCGGTATATGCGGGGGTTCTATCCGGGTAGCACTATAGTAGAGTATTCTCCAAATGCAGATCCGGTTCCGGGTGCAGACCCCAATGTTCCCACGTCAGATCCTCCCGTTGCTGGATCGGATCCCGAAGCACCCAGTCTTATGTTATTTTACACAACCTGGTGTCCGCATTCCCGCAAAGCACTTCCTGAGTGGCAGTCTTTGAAAACGATAGTTCGTGATCAGAAAACAAAGTTTGGAGGAAAGACGATTCAGTTTGAGGCATATGATGGAGACAGCGATAAGACAGAGGTAGCGCGGTATAGTATTGATGCTTATCCTGCTCTAGTATTAGTAACTTCTACCGGAGTTCACCACTATGATGCATCCTTCAAAACAGCACGTATCAAGGCATGGCTAATCGACACGCTTGGTCCAGAAAGCACATAACTGTTCTGCTCCGGAATTTATGAGGTCTATTTGCTGGGAAGGAGACAGAGTGTCTAGAGAGCGCACTGAACTATTTGTGAGAAGAACAGTGTTTGAAGTATAGGTTGTACGAAGCCTTACCTGAGATGTACTCTGGTAGACTATCTCTGCAAATTTCCACGGAGGCATCTCCTGTACCATTTGCGGAGTTACACCACGAGTACCCTTTGATAGATTTATGATTAGAGCTGTCTGCTGAAGAGTTGGGGGTAGAATATCAACCATTGAAGCAGTATACAAACAGCCGTCAACATAGACGCTATCGTAGATGACATATGGATGAAAGACGCCTGGGATTGCACACGAAGCCCGTATTGCATCGAGTGTCCTTACAGATCCCTCGAAAACAGTGGGAGTGCAACGGGTGATATTTGACGCCACAATTTTCAGAGGTTGCGGTGCATCTCTGAGGCGGGCATCTGTCAAATCAATGCTTTCGGTCAGAAAGGCCTGTTTTACTACGTCTTCAATCGTTTGTGTTGAGTACATCCCTTTTGAAGACAGAGCTCCAAGTATGTGTGGAAGGCGTATCGCAGGTACAATTGAGTTAATCGACACGCTCTGCAAAAGAGTCTGAATTTTATCGATGGGAATACGATATGCCAATGCGGTTGCCAAAATAGCTCCCATCGATAACCCATAGATTCCATCTGGGAACTCTAGTGGCTGATGCCTTACAAGCTCACGAAGGGCTCCCACTATCATTAGTCCACGAACACCACCGCCACCGAGGGCAATTGCGGTGAACATTTTGTATACAGGAGAGCAGAGATGTTACGCGCGCGTGACGTATGGGACGAACAAGAAATGCGTAAGGAGAAGAGAATGTCTGCTATGCGTCCAGTCTTGGGACAGATTCATCAAAAGGTGCGCCAGCAGGCTATCCACGATGCAAATGCCCCCTATATTGTGTTTGAGGTTCCTTCGTATATCTGGGGGTATCCTATTTATCAACAATCAGAAGCCCGGGATTACTTGATGGCCCAGCTTACCGAATCAGGGTTTCAAGTATGGGTGGTAAACGAGAACTATCTGCTGATTTCATGGATGAAGCTTGGAAAGAGCGGGACTGTACAACGGCCTGTGTTGACCACAAACTACCGCCCTCAGGTGTATGACCCTACTGCGTTAGGAAGTATGCAAAATGGACTTCAGTGAATCATAGAATACCTCAGCAAATGCAGTGTGCACACTCTGATATTGTGATGTGCGACGGTGAGCAGACATGTACACAGTGTGGAACTATGATGGGCTGTGTTATCGACGAGGGTGCCGAATGGCGTATGAATGGAGAAGATGAGCCGATCCGAACAGGATGCTTTACGTCTGATCTTCTTCCAGAATCGTCCTATGGGTCTATGATGGCCCGCCGTCGGGGACCTCAGACTCCTGAGATGAAGATTCTTGCAAAGATGTCGGCCTGGTGTATGGCTTCACATGGCGAGCGGTCTTGGATTGGTATCTTTGATGTTATTACACGGGTTGGTACACGTGTTGGTCTTCCTAGGGCAATCCTTCTCGAAGCGTGTGGACTCTTCAAGAAGATTCCAGATGCCCAAAAGACTCGTGGGGAGTCGCGCCGGGCACTCATGGCAGGTGCAGTGTTTACTGCATGTTCCAAGCAGGGTGCCACGAGGAGCCACGAGGAGATCTCGAAACTGTTTGGAGTATCGGTTCGCGCTCTTTGCAAGAGTATCCCTGCGTACGAGAGTGGAATGTCAAGCGTTCTGCAGACCCAGATTGGAATTGCAGAACGGTTGTGTGTTCAGTTGGGTGCATCTGACGAACATCGAGATTCCATTCTGAAGATTCTGGGAACCCTGGGGGAGCTGGAGCACACTCCGAAAACTGTTGTAGCTGGAGTCGCCGCCAAGGTTCTTGGAGGAGACAAGGTTGCTATTGGAAAGGTTTCAACGGCATCGGGAGTGTCTGCTCTGTCAATTCGAAAGATGGTTGAGAAGGTTTAAAACTTACTGCATTTCAAACAAAAGTCTTACCACAACAAGTTGTGGACCCGTGCTGGTTGATAGTCTTATTATTGTTGGTGTATGTGCAATGAATAATGTTCCTTGTGTAGAATTATCTACATTTCCGCCAAGGAGCTGGTTCGACGTCTTTAGGAATATAGAAGAGAGTCCAGTACCGCAACTAGCAAAGTATAACCCATTAATACTTACAGGAATATCAACAAATCCTGGACCGCCGGTTTGATTATAAATAAGTCCAAAACTTAATGTGCTTAACCGGCCATCCTGGAGCGTCACCCCCCCAATACTATTTGAACTACTTGATGAATTGCTGATTGCACCAGTGCTAGCATTAATTGACACGGTTTCTGTACCGCTATTATACCCTCTAATTCCGGAATTTGAGTTTTGTACTCCGAGTGTTCCTATGAGTATTTGAGTTTTATCATTCGATGCGTATGCTTCATAACGATATTGATTTGTTTTGATAGACGTTGATTGATTTCCAGATACATCGTAAAATAGTCCAATCGACATAGTGTTACTTGATAATGACACGCCTCCGATGTAGTTCGAGCTATTTGAAAGATTACTGATAATTCCACCAGAGAGAGTTACTCCTCCAATGTAGTTCGAGGTAGTCGAGAGGTTAGTGATCCTTCCTGCAAGAGATATATTGGTATTTGTCAGATACACCCCCCCGATGAGATTTATGGACGATGATATATTACTAATACTCCCACCCGAGAGAGTTACTCCTCCTATAAAATTTGAAGTACTCGAGAGGTTTGTGATTGTTCCCCCCAGAGAGATGTTAGAATTCAGGAGATAGACTCCTCCGATGAAATTTGAAGTACTCGAGAGGTTGGTGATTCGTCCACTCTCGATGGTTACTCCACCAATACTATTTGAACTATTTGATTCACTTGAGAATTTTCCACCTCCCGTAGCAAAAAAGCCAGAGGTCCCCCCCACTCCTGTAGAATAGTAGCCGGAAGTTGTGCTCACTTGTCCGCCTCCGATTGTTACTAACGATGAGTTTTCCGATACCGTGATTCCGTCTCGATTCAGGACTATTCTTCTATTGCCAGAATTTGACATCGAAAAGGATACATCTGATCCAGCACCACCCGCTAGACTTATACTTCCGCCGGAGAGACTCACTCCTCCTATAGAATTTGAAGTACTAGATAAGTTAGTAATCCGTCCTGCGAGAGATATATTGGAATTTTCTAGATATACACCTCCGATGTAGTTCGAGGCTCCGGATACATTAATGTATCCAGTGGTAGTTATATTGCTATTCAAGAATCGTACTCCACCTACGGTATTATCGCTATTTGACGTGGTCTGTAGGCACCCATTTGATAAATAAACACCTCCTATAAAATTCTGTGTGGATATTTCATTCGACATTGCACCTGAAAGAGTCAATCTTCCTGGAGCAGAAATGAAGCCAGAATCAAGCCTTACTCCGCCGATCGTGTTAACAGATGAAGATATATTACTAATACTCCCATCTGAGAGAGTGACTCCGCCGATGTTGTTTGAACTAAAAGATCGATTACTAATTGACCCACTACTCACCGTATTTATTGAAAATTGTTCTACTTGGGCAGGGAATCCTAATACATTTAATAGTAGTTTCCCAACTACCAGTCCACTTTCTACCGTTAGGCGAGCGTTTGTAGTCGAAATATCTATTAATCGGTTGCACAATAGAACTCCTCCAATAGAATTAGATGACCCAATTGCTGTAGTAAATCTTCCGGTTCCAGCAAGAGTTACATTAGAATTATCAATAGCAACTCCTCCAATACGGTTCAGACTAACCGGAAGATTTGAAATAGACCCCGCAAGACTAATGTTGGAATTTTGGAGGTATACTCCTCCTATGTGGTTCAAAGTATTCGATGGAGTTACTAGTCTTCCCCCGAGGGATACATTGCAATCTTGAAAATACACACCCCCAATATAGTTCGTGCTAGTCGATATGTTACTGATGTTTCCAGACAGAGTCATACTTGCATCAAACAACCCCACTCCACCATAGTACCCATTTCCGGCACCATGAAGATCGGCAGCAAACCCAGATATTCCGGTTGGAGCAACAGCTCCGGTAATAACACCAAGCACCGTTAGATCTCCGTCGAAGACACTATTTCCACTGACTCCAAATGTCTCTGTAGGAACACAGTTAACTCCAAGAGTTCTTGCTAGAACGTTACTTGCTGAAAGATCCTTGAGAATGCTAGATCCCGAAACCTGAAACGTTGCTGTTGGAATGCAGTTGATCCCCAGTCCGTCACCTGTGAAGAATCCGCTAATAGATAAGTTCCCGCTGACGGATATGTTTCCACGAATCAAGGCGTTCCCAGAAACCTCGAAGGATGTTGTAGGAATACAGTTTATACCTAATTGCTGTTCATCGAATTTTCCATAGATCAAAGAATGATCGGAATCACTGCTATTGTGAATCACAAGAGTATTTGATACTGTAAGATCCGCTCCCGCATCTGTTCCGATAAACACATTGCTATCTCCTATGGTGTATTTACCAGCACCTGCTCCTAGAATTACATTCCCGGTCGTAGGATCCCCAGACAACCCAACAAACGCACCATATCCTACTACAACGTTCGATGTACCCTGACCGTAGGTTCCGGCACCAGCTCCCAGGTATATGCTGTAGTTTGTATTGCATAGATTCAGCCCGGTTTCTGCCCCTACCAATACGTTCCCATTGAACGTTCCACGGGCATTATTGTTTCCAGCCGCACGAACGCCGATAACTGTAGTGCTTACATTGCACGAATACACGCCTTGCATGGCCTGGCATCCTAGCGCAAGCGTTTCGTCTGCAAGATTACCCAGACCAAGATTACTAGTGTTTACAGTGTTGGCATAGACGGTATTCACATGAAGTGTTGATGCGCAAAGATCGGTCTCGAGAGTGTAATAATAGTCCCTACCGTTAGTAGTGTTGCTTACAACGGTGGGAATCAGAACAGATTGCAAAAGCTGATCAGTATATCGTGACTGACCACTGAATGGAACTCGGGCCATTTGTAAAACGGACGCTACATTTTATATGTGATAAACACCATATGAGGTACACACTATTTCCCATCGATAGCGACGAACAGGATCTTTACACGATGTACAAGCAACAGGTAGCATCTTTCTGGACAGCCGAAGAGATTGATCTATCAAAGGACAACTGGGGCGCTCTGGACGATAATGAGCGCCACTTCATCAAGTATGTTCTTGCGTTCTTTGCTGGAAGTGATGGTATTGTCCAGGAGAACCTCGCAATGCGTTTCCAATGCGATACGCAAAGTCCGGTAGCCAGGCTCTTCTATGGGTTTCAGAATGCCATGGAGGGTATTCATTCAGAGACCTATAGTTTGCTGATCGATACCTATGTGAAGGACAAGGAGGAACAACAGAAGTGCTTCAATGCAATTCAGTCGATTCCCTGTATCGGAAAGAAGGCAGATTGGGCACTGCGGTGGATCTCGTCGGACGCATCGTTTGCAACGCGTCTCGCAGCCTTCGCCGCTGTCGAAGGTATCTTCTTTAGCGGAGCCTTCTGCGCAATCTACTGGCTAAAGAAGCGAGGTCTGATGCCTGGTCTGACATTCTCAAACGAGTTGATCTCTCGCGACGAGGGGCTACACACCGTATTCGCGGTTTCAATGTTTCACAAGCAACCTCCTCCTGAAGCTGGAGTTGTCGAAGAGCTCATCCGCGAAGCCGTAGCACTGGAAAAGGAGTTCATCTGTGAGGCACTTCCTTGCAGTTTAATTGGAATGAATGCAAACCTGATGTCGGTCTACATCGAGTTCGTTGCAGACCGCTTGGCTGTTCAGCTTGGTGTTGGAAAGCTTTATGGTGCAGAGAATCCCTTTGACTTCATGGATTTGATCTCGCTGGAGGGAAAGACTAACTTCTTCGAGAAGCGCGTTGCTGAGTACAAGAAGCCTGGAGTCGGGATGGATGCTCAGAAGATGGTTATCAGTATGAATGAGGACTTCTAAGGAGTTATAATCGTGTTCCCCGCAGGATCCACATACTTTTGTTCTGAACGCATCGTCAAGTTCTCACGACGTGTAGTGTAGTAGAATAGCCCTATACCAAGAATGATCAGTAGCCACCACATTTGTAGGGATACTACATTTTCTCGAACCAATACAAAAGAATGAGCTCTATTACTCGCCTTGTATCCCAGGCTATCCAAAGTCGGTCTGTCCAGACTAGCCCAGTACCCCCTCCTGCCCCCAGCCCCCCGCAGGTGGCCCGTGGCCCTCGTCGTCACGATGAGGAGCGTGCCCGTCGTGAGGAGGAGCGCGCGGCTCGCCGTCAGAAGGTTGTTGGCTCTCAGGATGCCACAAGCTCGGTAGTAGATCGCCGTGCCCGTCGTGAGGAGGAGCGCGCGGCTCGCCGTCAGAAGGTTGTTGGCACAAGCTCCGTACCGAGCTCCCCTGCCACTCGTGGTCCCCGTCGCCACGAGGAGGAGCGTGCCCGTCGTGAGGAGGAGCGCGCGGCCCGTCGTGGTCTGCGTGCCCCCGTCGAGGTGAAGAAGCTTCTAGAGCAGTCCGTTGACGTCCCCACTTCTTCAGTTGTAGCCCCCGTCGAGGTGAAGAAGTCTGTTGATGTGCCGACTTCTTCGGTCGTCGCCCCGGTCGCCGATGTTGTCCCTCTCTAAACATGCGTCAAACGCTTAAAGAATTCATCAGTAGAACAACCAAATGCAGTTTCAGAATGCAGCAATCGCACTCCTTGCCGGAATGATTTTTGTACTGGCGTTTCTAGTCGGATGGATCTACTGGCAACAGACACGTATCCACCAGTCGCTGAATACTCTTGCAATGGTTCTATCTGAGATGCAACCCGTGTATGAGCCCCCTGTTGAGGAGGAGGAAAAGGAAAAGGAAGAAGAGGATGATCGCGAAGAAGTTGAGCAGGCTCCGCCCACCGAGACGGTTAGCGGACCTCCCGTGGATACCGACGACATCCAGTCAAAGACCCGTAAGGAGCTTCAGGAACTCTTGACAAAGAAGGGAATCCCCTTTAGCAAGACCGACAGCAAGACGGTTCTCCTTCAGCTCCTCAAGGCGGTTGCATAAAAATGGATACATACGTTGCAGATAAACTACAACGCCCCTCAAAATGTGTATTATTTGCTTCGAAGACGACGCAAATGTTACCCTTAGGTGCAAACATGCATTCCATATGAAGTGCATCATGAAGTGGTGGTACCTCCAGGACGGAGATGCCTCCTGCCCGATGTGTCGGGCTCAGATTTCTGATGAAGAGCTGATGTTTCTGACGTGTCAGCATTTCTCCAATAGGTGGCTTACGAGATATTACCAAGGAGAGAAGGCGTTCCAAAAGTTCAAACTAAACATACAAAAAAACCTTGCTGAGAACTTCACCCCGTTCTCGATGGAAGATGCACTTGACGCACCTGAATTCATTCCGTAAAAAAGGGTCTAGCCACAAATCAATGCTAGCCATAAAACTTGATATGTTATACCGTGGGTTGTCTGTGGAAGAAGCCCGTACCCGTTTTTCTGCTATTGTTCCGAGTATACCTCCACCGGTTGTAGAGGTCAGACGTCGTCGTGTCATAAAAACGGAACCAATTGCCCCTGCAAAGTAATACGCATGGATAAGTTGGTCTTCTATTCGGGATCCTCGTTTGCCCCTCCGACTCGAGGGATACACGAGGCTGGGAATCCAGCAGACTACACCGAACTTGCAGAATACTCTGGATGGCGACGAATGCTCAGTAACTTTGATACGTCAGAGTCATTTGAGTGGGATGGAATCGAGATCGGATTCGGGTTTCCAAGCGGAACTCGCTGGAGGAGCATTGAGCACGTATTTCAGGGTGCAAAAATGTCATTAGCAGGATTGCGGTTTGGACTACGGTTCACTCTGACATACGGAGACTTCATCGGATTCGGTGAGGGGAGTCTCGCCCAGTTGAATCGCAAACTAGTACCTCTAAATAAGGCACAGCTTGCAAGGTGGGATGCTGTAAAGGACCGAGTCATGGAATCTGCCACACACGCAAAGTATATTCAGAATATTGACAGTCGCTGGGCAAAGATGCTTCGCTCTACTAAAAATGCAGAACTCTGGCATCTTCAGAGACAGAGGGCACGAGCATCTGCCCTTGTAAGGTTTGAGCACCTGGAGAAGCTTAGAACTCTGTGATTTTCGTGTGCGCTGCGAAGTAAGGAAATGAAGCTGGTCTCGTTCGACGTAGGACTCCGTAATCTAGCATTTTGCGTCATGTCGGGAACAACGCGAACCGATGTATCGATTCAACATTGGGGAGTCATTGACGTTATGGCCGAAGACAAGGGTCTAGAAAAACCGACCTGCTTCAAATGCAAGAAGTCGGCATGCTGGAAAGAGGTCGGTGGTACAAGCTATGCGTGTGGTCGGCACAAGGGACCTTCTGGGCGCAGTGCTTCAACAAAGGCAACCTTCAACAAACAAAAGGTTGACGAACTATGGACAGAATTTCAGAAGCAGTTTCCAGGGGAACCTAAGCCGAAGAAAGCTGTAATGGTTGACCGGCTCTTTGAATCCTTGAAGACAAGCTCATGGAAGCGTGTAGTCTCTAACTGTAAGGCTGGATCCGTAGCAGATCTTGCTCCTGCAATCGTTAAATCACTGGACGCCCGGGCTGACCACTGGGAGGATTCGGATCTCATATGCTTTGAGAATCAGCCAGATCGCCGTATGTTTGCAGTGCAGTGTATGCTTCATATGTATTTTGCAGCTCGGGGGTTTGCTGTCCAAGGAGTGTCTGCGATTCACAAACTGGATAACATCACGAAACTCACAGATAGCACATCAACCTATAAGGGACGAAAGAAGACAGGTATTGTCCATGCGGCAGAACTGTGTCCTGCTACCTGGAAACCATACATGATGGGACACCAAAAGAAAGATGACTTAGCAGACAGCTTTCTTCAGGGATTATGGGTCATGGAGCATACTAAGTGATTCCGGGTGGCATCTTTTGAGAACACTTCTTACAACGTCCATCCCATGCTTCCGCTACCCACTGAGGAATTCGTGTACGACACTGACTACACGACGTGGGAACACATGCATACTGACAATACCAACGCTTGATACCCGTCTTGGTCTTTTTTAGACACCGTCCGTCTCCAGGACAGTCCATTATAGTTACTGTTATCTTGCGTTAAGACCTTCGGAATAGCCTCGGAACTCCAGACAAAGCATGGGAGATCTTCTCGGAGTAGAGCTTCTTTCCAATCCCGCTGTCATGGGAGGAGAACCCAAACTCGATATTAAGATGGCAGATCTTGTAGACATTCAGATTCCCTCTATCTCCGAAGAGCGGACTGTAATGACACCCAAGTTGGCACCTACGTTCGAGGAGACGGGCCCAGTGCAGTTTGCTGGGCTTGATAACCTGAATGCGTCGCAGTATTCTTCTCATATGCCTCGGATGTCCGAGGAGACTATCATGAAGGAGAAGTATGAGATTCTTCGCAAGTTTGAGCGTCTTTCCAAGCTCGGTGTCCCTATGCGGAAGCGGTTCACCATTGACAGCCCTCTGGAGGAGATGAAGATGGAGCTGGAGTTCATCAAGCGCGAGAAGTCTATGGATACCACGATCAAGCAGTTCTCCGAGTGGTTCGTGACAGGCATGTCTGCAATGGAATGGGGGTCTCAGAATATCGCAGCACTCAAGATGTTTGGTCTTGATCTCCAGGGTCTTTCGGAGTCTGCTCAGATGAATGTCGTAGATATGGAGGATGATTTCGAAGAGCTCTATGAGCTGTACGGTGAAAAGGTCAAGATGCACCCCCTGGTTCGCATTCCCCTTAAGACGTGCATGATGATCTATATGGTTCACCTGACAAACCAGATGGCTCGCAAGGCTCCCATTCCTAACATCAACGATATCATGCGTCAGAACCCTGATATTGCTCGCACTCTTGCAAGTGCTGCGATGCAGAATCAGACGACTCAGATGCGTAACACTGCAACTCCTCCTCCCCCGAGCAACCCTATGGGAGGCATGATGAACTTTATGCAGGGTATGCTTCCTCAGGGACCTCCTCCGGCCCAGCAGACAAAGTCGATTCCTAAGCCAAATTTCCCGAAGGCATCGTTGCCGACTCCTCCTGCCCCGAAGCGTGAGATGCGCCCCCCTCCCGCGGGTATTGCAGAGCTTCTCAAGAGCATTGGAGCACCCCCTGCAAACGCTCCGCCCCTTCCGCCCCCTGTAGAAGCCCGTCCTAAGTCTGCCATGAAGAAGAGCCCTGGTTCCACTGGCAAGAACTCTGTGGTTATAAAGCTTTAGACCACCAACGACGTGCAGAAGCCGTCTTCTTTGCAGCGCGAACAAGATCAGAGTCTGTAGTACGATATGTCTTGCCCTTCATCAGAAAGGAGTGAACCCTCGCATACCCCCATTGCTCCTGAGTTGCCCCGGGACGATGGCCGGTCCGCCATGCAGCCATTCCGCGATTATACGATTTGCGTATGTATCGCAGTGGAACCCCTGTAGCCCTAGCCTTCTCTGGAAGAGACTTGGCATCAGGAAACTTTGCCTTCCAACGTTGGGTATACCCCGACGGCTTGGTCCGAACTCCCTTGTCAGTTTTGAACCCCACATACGCTTTGGCACTCTTCCAAGACATAGACCCAAACTTGCGTATCTCATTTCTGCGGGTCTTCTTTGCACGAGCAGAGAGACCCGTAAAATACTTCGCAGGTTGCATTGAGTTATAGGCATATAAAATGGATGAACGCATTCTATTCCAACATACATCACACGATGTTGCAAATTGCCGATCTTGAGAATGCTCCCGAGGTTGAGAATCCTTACTCCTTCCCTCTGGATCCATTCCAGAAACACGCCTTCCATGCTATTAACGAGTCTGAGAACGTACTTGTCACCGCAAAGACCGGAAGTGGAAAGACTCTGGTAGGTGAGTACCAAATCAAGGTCTCTCTCGGACGTGGAAAGCGCGTCTTCTACACAACCCCCATCAAGTCTCTCACGAATCAGAAGTTTCACGATCTGAAAACAGCTGGGCTTTCAGTCGGAATCATGACAGGAGACATCAAGTTCTGTCCGAATGCCGATGTGGTTGTCATGACCACGGAGATCCTGTGCAACCTGCTGTACAAGCGGGGTACCAAGTCGGAGATCATTGGAGACACTGCATCTCTCTCTATCGACGACGTTGATGCTGTTATCTTCGACGAGGTTCACTACATCAACAACATGGAGCGTGGTAAGGTGTGGGAGGAGTGTCTTATCCTTCTTCCTCCCAACATCAAACTCATTCTGCTCTCTGCTACCCTAGATCAGCCTGAACGATTCGCGAGTTGGCTTGGTGAGCTGAAGCAACGTCCTATCCATCTGATCTCCACGAAGTATCGTATCGTCCCGCTCGTTCACAAGGTGGGAGACACGGTTCTAATGGATTCCAAGGATGTCTTTCATCCTGATGCCTACAATCGTTGGCTAATGAATCTAGAAAAAGACAAGAAGGAGGCTGCAGTGCACCGTCGCCAGGTTGCGAACCGAGAGGAGGGACAGGTAGTCCACAAGACCGTCCGTATCCACTCGTTCTTCCACCGAATCAACGAGCTCGTTCGGGAGATGAATGAGAAGGAACAGCTTCCTGCCTTGTTCTTCGTGTTCTCTCGCAAGAACTGCGAAGCGTATGCCGCAAAGGTAGAAGAAGACCTCCTGGACAGCTCGGATGTTGCATCAGTCAAGCACATTCTGAGCTTCCATCTCCGAAACTTCCCAGACCTCCAGAAGTCTCCTCAGTATAACAAGCTGTACGAGCGTCTGCTAAAGGGAATCGCATTCCACCACAGCGGACTTCTTCCCGTCTTGCGAGAGATGGTTGAGATTCTGTTCGCCAAGGGATTTGTCAAGCTCCTGTTTGCTACGGAGACGTTTGCCGTGGGAATCAACATGCCTACAAAGACGGTCGTTATGACATCCTTTCGGAAACATACCGAGAAGGGACTGAGAATGCTGAAGCCCGACGAGTACATTCAGATGGCAGGACGCGCCGGGCGCCGTGGGAAGGATGTGTCGGGAACCGTAATCTATATCCCAGAGCGCGAGCCTGAGCCACTCTCCTGCGTCCAGACGATGATGAAGGGTGGAAATCAGACCCTTGAGTCGAAGATGGACTTCCACTATGGCTTCGTTCTGCGAACGCTGTATTCGAAGGGCATGAATTGGCGAGATATTGCAGAGAAGTCATTCTGGAAGGCGCAGAATGATATGGTGATCACTGGAATGCAAAAGAACCTGGCTGATCTCATCGAGAAGCGGGATGCCCTCGCAATGAATGGTACTCTTCTGGAGCATCTTGAGACCCGTCATCGTCTTGAGGTAAAGATCGCGGAATCTGTGAATGCAGAACGTCGCGACAATCAAAAGCTTCTAGAGACTTGGAAGAACACGCACGTTGGACCGAAGTGGGAGAATGGGTGGACATCCTTCCATACCTGGAAGAAGCTGAATCAGGCGATTGCTGCAGAAGAGGGGTTGATCTACCATACCACGAACTACCGCGCTGATATCGAGTGTAACATCGAGTGGCTGAAGAGTAATGGCTTTGTTGGGACACTTGGACTAATGGCAGCCAATGTTCATACCGGGCATTCCCTTCTGATGGCAAAGGTTTACCACGAGAAGCTGTTTCATGGATTGGATCTTCGGCAGATGATCGGTTGCATCTCGTTGTTCGTGCAGAACGGAAAGGAGTTTCCGGTGCTGTATGATGGAGGTGAGCTTTCGGAGAACGGTGTCAAGTGCGCTGAGGCTCTATTCGATCTTGCAAAGAAGTACTCGAGGGATAACAGCCCTGAGTCCTATTGGACACTCGATGCTAGTTGGGTTGATATCGTAATGCGCTGGTTGGATGGCGAGGATGCATTCGTTATCTGCAGGGATTACGAGTTATATGAGGGCGACTTTGTGAAGGCTATGCTGAAGCTTCGCAAGGTCGTCGAAGAGTGGGTGGTTCTTGCTGGGATCTCCGATGATCTAGACATGCTCGAGAAGTTCCGCGATGTGGAACCAATGATTATCCGAGGGATCGTAACGCAAGACAGCCTGTACATCCGGCTTTAAGGTGTGAACAAACTAGAACTCAATGGATCATCATAAGATTCTAGCAACTCTTAAGGGGCTTGTTGCAGTAAACAAGGAATTGGTTGATGAGCTATGTCGTCTAATTAATGTGTATCAGGATCCTGCAACTCCTCTCACAAGTGTAGAGGCACCTTTTGAATTCACGGAGACACCGGGAACCTATGTTCAGGTAAGTATGCCAACTGTAAAGGAGATGGCCGACAAGCTAGACGCAATTTCACTTGCCGGCAAAGTAGACAATCCCAACTCCAAAGAGAATAGCGATTAGGAACCGATCAAATCCTGATATGAAGCTTTTCTTTGAAGGAGAGAGCTCGTCGAACTTCTTCTTGTACTCGGGGGGCTTGAAGGGTAGATACACAAAGCGACCAAAAGGGAATACCGTTGGGTCCATGGTTATTTTGCATTGGTAGAAGTGGTCATACCATGCAAGAGCCAGGTATGGAAAGTAGAGCAGTGCAATCAATACGCGTATATTCTTTGCAGGAAGATACCAATATCCTCCTGCAATGATAAGAGTTGCTGCTACACATTTCAGGTTCAGCGAAAACGGTTGATCGTCAAAAAGTCCACCTGCCATTATATCACTACTGGAATAACCGCGGGGCCTTGGCGTCAAAGGCGGGTTGCTCAACGTTTCCTAGCCTGGGTATTTCATCCTTCTCGGGATTTGCCATTCCTTCGGGTCCGCGACGGGAAATGCCCATCGCTATGATAACAAACCCGGCTGTCAAGGCTATCGAGGTAACCAGATCGCGCGTTGCAGTATAACACAGGGCAAATATTGCAAGACGGCGCAATATCAGGTTTCGACGGTACTCTTCATCGTTTGTACTGATCTCGTCTACGATATGCCTACCCCAGATATTCGTCATAATCATGAGGATTCCTATTGCAAACTTACTTTCTAGAATCTCAGCAAGCATCCCTTACTTAGAAACTCGCGAAGTTTTCATAGTGCTCAGTCTTTTCTGCCCCACTGGGAACGGCTCCATCCGAACTACCCTTGTGGGAGGGAACCCCGCCCTTAGATGAAGTACGGCTAGGATCCTCCTCCTTAACAGTCTTAGCCATATCCTTTGTAGCCTCCCACTTTGCACACTCCTTCTTCTCATCCATGGAAAGCTTTGACATGTCCTTGCATTTGTCGGAATCAGCTGTGAATCCCTCATGGTATGTAGAGTGAACCGCCTTGACATAGAAGACAACTGCAAGAAGGGCAAGGGGAACTGACTGGTACATCGTAAGGTATACAATTCCTCCAAGTGCAACGAACCGACCCAGCCCCGTGTACAGAATGTCCTTGACTACCTTCGGAACGGGAGATGAGAAGAATGCAAGATAGACAACTGCTAGTCCGATAAGTCCAAGGTGTACGCTTTGACGCATTTGTTGACACCCCACATTTTTCTACGTTCTTCTAAGACAAGTGTGAATGCCAGAGTATGCATCACTAGAAGAGGTTTACGGGGTTCCGTTTGGGAAACGCGCTCCAGTAACACAAACTGCAGAGGCCACTGTTCGCCCTATAATGAAGAAATCAGAAGAGGCTGTTGCAAAGCACAAGACACTCTTGGACTCTCTGACAGCCAGTCTGCCTATCACGGCTGAGGAACCGAACTACAAGGCGTCAAGTCCCTTCTTTCGCGAACCGTCACGTCCCCTCACGAAGGTTGAGGCATTCTCTGACTTTTCGTATGCCCCTCCCGATTTTGAGCTGAAACAGTTACAAGATCAGGTTCGCCGTATTCTACACATGGTCGAGCAGAACAAGACAGGATACGAAACTCCCGCGACGAACGACATGCTCCTCTATATTTTTACAGGGGTCTTCTTCCTGTTCACGTTTGATCAGTTTGTGGAACTTGGACGGCATATGCGCTAAATTTTATGCCGAGAGGATAAATGCTACCCTACAGTGTTAGCTGTACTGTGACTCCGAACCCGATTCGCAAAAAGTCTGCAACGCAAATTACTCCGTGTCCACAGGCATTGATTACGAACACGTCGACTCCTGATAAGTTTCTATCGCAATACTTACCGGGGAAATCCGTGTATAGATGTTTTTGGAGGTAAAGGACAATGCCATATTATCCGGGGCTTACGCCGTGTGCACTTTCGAGTGTCACATCGCCGAGTACCCCTGACAAATTCGCAGTGAGATATATCCCTGGAAAGGGGATATATCGCATTTCGACAGAGTGTGTAGACTTTCCGATACCCCCGGTGTCAGGCTATCTGACGTTTGAAGCGGGATCATACCTAAGAGGACCGCTTTCTGGTGACCTCACCGAATGTACAATTGAGTTTTTTGCAAATGTCAATACTGTAACGCTTCAGAGACTACTTGCATTCTCGGGTGGTCTCTTTACAGTTTTTCTACACATCGAAGATGGAGATCTTATTCTGGGAAAGGTTGGAAGTGGGTTTTTAGATACGGTTACATGCAAGCTTCCTAATGAGCTTCTAAATTCATGGCACCACTATGCAGTGTGTATAGACGAGATTACCTTTACTCTATATATTGATGGAACGGAGATACTAACAGCTGTATTATCTGGGATTTCGACTTCTACTGAAATAAGTATTGGGGGAGGCGATGCCCCATCGTTCACTGGGCAACTCACGAACTTTCGCATATCGACGAATATTCTGTACCCCGGAAGAGTTCCAAGTGTTCCCCTCTCAGCTGGCAATTCTGTGCTACTTCTTCTAGTGTATCCGGAAGGACCAACGGTTGATTCAAGTCCGGTTGGAGTTCAGTTGAATGAAGTTGGAACGATTTTGTTTAATAAGGGGCCAATAGAGGTAGCTCCTGCTATCTTTTCAGACTATGGTATATTGAATTTTGATGGTAATTCTTACTTGGAAATAAACGTTGATCCTTCTTTATTCGATGATGGAACGGCCGACTTTAGAATAGACTGGTATATGAACCCCACGGATTCTGAAGATATGGACATCCTTTCTTGGTACAGCGATGAGTGCGTTTTTGAATGTAGTATATACGAGTCGAAACTAATAGTCTTATTTGGCAACAATTCATATGGGGGACCGCTTCCATTCGAGGGATATCCCGGTGTAGAGTGTCCGATAACGTTCAACAAATGGGAGCATTATACTATCTATAGGAGGTCCAACGAGATCCGTGTCCTAATTAATGGTATCAAAGTAGGGTCCTTTCTCGTCGAACCGACACAAGTCATCGGGGACGAATTTTATATTGGAGCGGCTAATCGCAATGATTTTGTTGGTTCGATCACTAATCTTCGACTAGATGTTGAATTGGGAAGAACTATTTTACCGTTGTCCGGGGGAATACTGTTGTTTCTTGCAACTCCATATTATCCATTCAAGAACTCCGGTAGTTCAGGAGCAGTAAACAACAGCGGTGTAACAAGTGCGATTGGACCCATCGATATACCTCTAAACAAATCATACAACGTATTCACAGACTTCTCGTATACGAACTATATATCATCCACACTGACCCCGGGTTCTGGCGACTTTACAATTGAGTGTTTTTTTAGATACTCTGTAGACGGGTATATATGGACGTTTTACAAGGATCCCCTTCTACCATACTTGCAGTTATATGTGGTGGATGGAAAGCTCGACGTTGATTCCTCGTTTTTGAATGAGACTATCACCATAGGAACAGTTGACTTTGATACATGGTATCACTGTGCTGTAACTCGTTACAAAAATAACTGGTATGGAACACTCAATGGGAGCACATCGTTTTTAGCTACAGGTACGCTGAATCTTGGAAACATAGGACTAACCATCGGAGACCTTTCTCCCGGACTCGGATACTATTTGGTTGGAGCTATTTCAAACTTTCATTATGTGAAACGTGCACTCTATTACACCGACTCTGTTATAGAGGTAATACCCACTCAACCAATACAATCGGTGATAGATACACAACTCCTTCTCCTTGCAAAACCCGGGGCTCCATTCAAAGATTCCAGTGGAAACCAAAATGGTACTATTGGAAGATGTGCAGTCATTCCGGGACCCTTAAATTTCTCGCAGTTTATGGACTACAATATATTCACAGGCTTCTCTGAGACAAAACATCTTATATATCAAGTCAACCCAGGAACATCAGATTTTACAGTTGATTTCTTTTTCAACTGCATTAGCGTTGGAAATTTGTGGTCGTTCGAGAAACCGGATGGCACATACCTTTCGATGGATATTTTTGACGAAGTCCTTTATGTGGGGTCGCCGGTTGTTGCCGGACCAGTTTCAGGAGTGGTTCTGAATCGATGGTATTACGTTGCTTTAACCCGGAGTGGGAATAGCTGGTATGCAACACTTAACGGAACAACTATCTTTCTTGATGAAGAACTTCTGGATCTCAGGGGAACTCAGCTATTCATTGGATACCTTCCGGGATCTACTCCTTTCGATGGATCTATTTCAAACTTCAGATATACGAGCCGGGCTCTCTATTCAGATGAGACCTCTACAATCCCAAGTCTACCGCTGACTGTCATTCCAGATACACAGCTTCTCCTACTTGCAAAACCAGGAAAGGCGTTCAATGACTCAAGCATCTACAATCGAGCAGTTACAGGTTCATGTACTATTACTCCAGGGCCATTTGACCCTTTCTCGAACCTATCGGAGAGCTACAATATATTAACAGGATTCTCGCCAGCTACCTATCTATTCTACCCATTCCTGGTTCCAATTGGAGACTTTACGATCGAGTGTTTCTTCAAGACTTCAGTCGTCTCGACTATTCGGCAGAGGTTGTGGGGGTTTACTGATATTAGTCTTACTAATCCGTCTATTAGAATTGATATTCGCAACGGAATACTGCGCTTCCAATATACCCGCGATAATACACCTTGGTCTGCCAGTGTATTTGAGACTGTAGTCGATACCTGGTATCATTTCTTGGTAACCAGAAGTGGAAATGAATTTTACTTATTTGTTAATGGGGGACTTGTAAGAACGCTAAACATCGACACAGACTTCAGTCCATATTACCTCAGCATAGGAAACATTGATGGGGCTCCGGATTATCCGTTAGACGGGTACATTTCTAACTTTCGTTATGTAACACAGGCGCTATATACTGATAGTTTTGTGATTCCAACACCTCCACTGGAGGCAATAGATGGTACAACCCTATTACTTCTTGCAAAACCTGGAGAATCCTTCAAAGATTCAAGTGAATTCAACAGGATTCCTAGTGGAAAATGCGCAGTTGTATCGGGGCCTATTGATCCGCCTGAAACTAGATATGGTATACTCAAGTTCTCCGATGACCAGTATATCACATATACTATCGATCCCGATACTTCAAACTTTACGGTCGAGTTCTTTTTCAAGACATCGGAGAGTCTCACCCCTCTTTGGTGCTTCGGAGATGGCATCCAACTTGTCGGGAATTATATCAGAGATTCCAGTTTGTACGTAGAAGCATCGAATGGAATATCTCAGATTGTTGGAACTATAGAACCAGACACATGGTATTACTATGCTCTAACTCGAAGTGGGAATGATTGGTATACTACGGTTGACAACACTACCGTACTTGTCGGGACAGGTAGTCTAGATCTCACGGGAACAAGGTTGTATATTGGGTACTTTCCTGGGTACGGATTTTTTCAGGGGTCTATTTCAAACTTTAGGTTTGTTAAGAATGATCTGAATAAACCACTTCTGATACCTATTCCTCCCTTAGAGAACGTAGGGGACACAGAACTCCTTCTACTTGCAAGACCCGGTCAGGTCCTCGAAGATTCGAGTAATAATCCCAAGACCGTCAGTGGAAGCTCTGGATGGGGTCCAGGGCCTATACGATAAGATGATTTCTAGTATATACTCAAATGCCGATTAATCCCAATATTGCGGCGAGTGACTACACCGCCTATGTAAGGGCAAAGTCAAATGTAGTCGGTCGTAAGTTTGTTCCCCCCGACTACACCAGCAGTTTGCTGTCTGCACTCACCGTTAATTCTGACGTTGGGAAGTCGTTGGGAAACAAGCCTCTCCCGCCCATTTCCGGTTATCTAACTTTTGAAGCAGGCTCAAGAGTCCGCGGTGCTCAGCCCATTCCAAACATTGGAACGTCGGATTTTACTATCGAGTTTTTTGCGAATATTACGTATACGTCTGCGCAGTATGGAGAGAACATCTTTAAACTAGATCACCAGGACGGTAGTATTAATGTGCGTATTGGAGACGAAGGTATTATTATAGATGACGAAATTGATGTCGTTTTTGAATGTGCATTTCCCACCGCGCTTTTTAATTCATGGCACCACTATGCGCTGTGCCGGAGATCAGGAGACTTTGATTTTTATGTTGATGGAGCTCGAGTCTCACTAGAGTCGTTTACTACAACAAGTGCGGTTGACGAGAATCCTGAGATCAATATTGGATACGGTATACAATCAGCCTTCCCAGGAAAACTTACAAACTTTCGTATCACTAAGGTAGCGTTGTATCCCGGTACGGTTCCGAGCATTCCTCTTTCTGGGACCGATTCTATACTGCTCATCCTTGCTACTGCGGACGGGCCTATAACAGATTCAAGTCCATATGAAGCCCAACTTGTTGTAGAGGGGACCGTAGTTGTCAGTAATGGCCCTGTCTTGACAACTCCACCTATATTTTCACAGTATGGTGTTCTAGAGTTTGATGGAGATTCTCACTTAGAAATAGATGGTACGATTGACGACGGGACATCCAACTTTACAATCGAGTGGTATATGCGTCCAACAAGCTATGAGGTAGATGTATTTCAGATTTATACTTCCACTGATTTAGACGAGCTATTTTGCTTTATTGATGAGTCAAATCTTGTTGTGTTATTTGGAGATAACGGAGCAGGTAATGCTCCTTTATACGGTTATTCTGGCGTTGTAACACCCGTACTATTGAACGAATGGCATAAGTATGCAATTCAACGGATATCGACAACCGAGATGGAGGTACTTATAGACGGTATCGTTGTTGGCTCATTTACAATCCCAGAAACACGGGTGCTTAATGGAGACGAACTTCTGATTGGATATGATGATTTTGGAGATAAGTTCGTGGGCTCCATAACAAACTTCCGGATTAGCACTGGGCTACAGAACGATACTCTACCGCTTTCTGGCGGAGAGGTTCTACTTCTTGCAGACCCATTTAATCCCTTTTCAGATTCAAGTGGAAATGACAGGGGAGTTGACAATGATGGTGTAACCAATAGCTTAGGACCGATTACCGTGGATCTATCCACTACAACCATTCTACGGTATAGTTTAAATCAAGGATCGAGTATCAACTGGGATGGAACCATATTTAGGAGAAATGTAGACTTGCCAGGGTATTCTTATACCGCTATTATAGGTTCTACCCCCGATAGTACCGTCCCTTTTAGCACTGACTTAATAAGTGTAACAATCGGAAATTTGGTTACAAGTATTGGAGATGATGCATTCATTGAGTGTTATAATCTGGCAACTGTAACGTTTTCAGAACCTTCATTACTCGAAACTATTGGTGACTATGCATTCCAAGATACAGCACTCACATCTATAGTAATTCCAGGTTCGGTTACAGATATTGAGTATAGTGCATTCTACAACTGTACATCATTGAAACGTGTAACATTCGCATCACCTTCATCGCTTGAAACTATTGGCGAGTCTGCATTCGAGAGGTGTGAGGAACTGACATCTATAGTAATTCCAGCTTCGGTTATAAGTATTGTAGATGATGCGTTCCGAAACTGTTACGTTTTGAATACTGTAACGTTCGCATCACCTTCATCACTTGAAACTATTGGTACTGGTGTGTTCAGAAACTGTTACCTACTGAGATCCATAACAATTCCAGCATCGGTTACAAGTATCGGCCAGTCGGCGTTCCGAAACTGTTACGTTTTGAATACTGTAACGTTCGCATCACCTTCGTTACTTGAAACTATTGGTTATGCTGCGTTCGACAGTTGTGAGTCACTGGGATCTATAGTAATTCCAGCTTCGGTAACAACTATTGAAGACGAGGTGTTCTTTGAGTGTACCAAGTTGGAAACTGTAACATTCGCAGCAGGTTCGTTACTTGACAGTATTGGAGTTGGTGCATTCACAGAGTGTACCTTGCTTACAACTATAACAATCCCAGCTTTGGTTACAAGTATTGGAGATGATGCATTCACGAATTCTGGGCTAACAACTGTAATCATATCCGCAGAAACAGCTACTCTTCTAGGTAAAACATCGCCAACACCCAACCCTCCAGGTATCGACTTTTTCGGAAGAACCGTTGCTAGCATTCTTCCTAGTGCTCCTCCTAGTGGTCCCCAAACAGTTCTAGAGTATGGGTCGTTTCAGGGAGGCGTTATCGACTGGGATGGAACCATATTTACAAGAAACGCAGATCTGCCAAATTTTTCGTATACTGCTGTTGTGACATCTATTCCAGCAGTTACAGTTCGCTTTTCTGCAGATTTACTAGCAGTAACGATCGGAAACGTGGTTACAAGTATTGGTGATAATGCGTTCGAAAATTGCGAGTCACTGCAATCTATAGTAATCCCAGCTTCGGTTGAAAGTATTGGAGATGAGTCGTTCTATACTTGCATCAATTTGGAAACTGTGACATTCGCACCAAATTCAGAACTTCAAAGCATTGGCAACTACGCGTTCAGGGGGTGTGAGTTACTGAGATCCATAACAATTCCAGCATCGGTTACAAGTATCGGCCAGTCGGCGTTCCGAAACTGTTACGTTTTGAATACTGTAACGTTCGCATCAGGTTCACTGCTTGACATTATTGATGAACATGTATTCCAAGGGTGTACCTCATTGGAATCTATAGTAATTCCAGCTTCGGTTGAAAGTATTGGTTTATATGCCTTCAGTGGCTGCATCGTTTTGGAAACTGTAACATTCGAAGCAGGTTCGTTACTCGACAGTATTGGAGATAATGCATTCGACAGTTGTGAATCACTGCAATCTATAACAATCCCAGCTTTGGTTACACCTATTGGAACTCAAGTGTTCTATGGTTGTATCGATTTGGCAACTGTGACGTTCGCAGCAGGTTCGTTACTTGACAGTATTGGCGAGTCTGCATTCGAGTTCTGTGATTCACTGCAATCTATAGTAATTCCGGCTTCGGTTGAAAGTATTGGTTTATATGCCTTCAGTGGCTGCATCGTTTTGGAAACTGTAACATTCGAAGCAGGTTCGTTACTCGACAGTATTGGGGATGGTGCGTTTCGAGATTGTATTGAATTAGCATCTATAACAATCCCAGCTTTGGTTACAACTATTGGGGACGATGCTTTCACGGATTCTGGCCTAACAACTGTAACTATAGCAGATGGTCAATTAGGTAAAGCATCACCTGATTCGGGTGTTGACTTTTTCGGAAGAACCGTTGCTACCATTCTCCCCTAGACTGCTCCAGATTAATCTATCAATACTAATCAATGAGGACCGAACCATACGGCGACGGTGTTCGAATTATCATGGAAAATGAGAAGGACGTCGAACAACTCGATGCCTTAATGGTCGGAACGGACAACCCAGCGTTGTATAGGTTCCTAGAGACCACACTAGAAGGAAATCTGGTATCTGAAATAGTGTATCCCTCTGATGGGAATGGTCAATTTGATATGGTCAGCAAGTATATGAATTGGTTTGTATTGAGACTATTTACGCCCATTCTCAGACCCTACGGAAGATCTATTTCGATACTCTACCTAGTCGCATCTCCCAGTTTGCAACGCCGACTAGATACGATGCTACAACCGCCTCACCGAGCAGAACACAAAGCATATGTTGAAGAAATTGTACGGCCTTCCATAAATGTAAATCCCGCACCCGCTGCTGCACGTCGCAAGAAAAGTCGCAAAGTCAAACGCAGACGTCGCACAACGTTTCGTCGTAAATATTAATGACAGAGAAGAACGAGGTTCACTGGAACCCCCAGCTTGAACGTATTCTTTCTTCCGAGGGCGAACGGGCCCTGTGTTTCACATGGCTTCATACTCGTTCGGAAAAACGGTACGCTGGGTTTACAAACTATGTTGCTCTTCCGTCCATCATCCTTTCCACGGTAAATGGGTTTATATCTGCAGCAGGCGGTGCTCTAACGAACAACCCGGTATCGCTCTCAATCGGCGTAGGAGTGGTTAGCATGGGAATCGGTATGTTGAATACCATGACAACCTATTTTGCCTGGGCGAAGCGTGCAGAAGCCCATCGTCTGACTGCAAGTCAATACAGTCGCGTTCATCGTTCAATTATGTTGGAACTTGCGTTGCCCAGACCGGAGCGTATTCGTGCTCACGACTTTCTGAAGATTACACGGGATCAGCTTGATCGCCTCTACGAGAATGCACCCAATGTTCCCGATACGGTTATTGCTGACTTCAAGAGACACTTTGGGGATAGCACCCCCGAGGTCAGCAAACCTGAGATAACCAATGGACTTGATCCGATAGAAGTGTATATAGACGAAGATAACCGCCGTGTTAAGTCATCGAGTCAAAATACCCCAAGGAGCCACGCAACGACTCCAGCCGCGACGCCTCCTGTTCCGAGGGTTGTAAGCGTGTCCCCAAGCTGACTCGCGTGGCGTCTACGGTATCAAATACATAGTCGCGTACACCCAAGTACTTGCTCAGAGCAGCCCCTGCTGCCCCCATAGCAAAGGCTGATGCCCAAAAGGGGATATCCAGATATGACCAAGTATAACCCTTATCCCAGTCACCAAATACTATCTTCTGAGAGATACCTGCAAGACCCCCTCCTAGAAGAATAGATCCACTGGCCCAGCCCAGAAATACGCCAACAGAAAACGTCCACACAATTCGAAGCAGATGCATGGTCCACGAGATGTTTCGCCACATTATTCAAGCGCCATCTTTTCAATTGTGTACTTTCGTTTGTTGTAGAGAGACAGTCGTTCCTGAAACTGGCGACGAAACTGAGAGTCCATAATATCAATGATAAGCGGATGTACTTTACGTGCTGATTTCTCAACACGCAGAATGCGTCCAACAATTTGATCAACGTCGGGGCGGGGGGTTGCAATAACAAGTGTGTTTAGGGTTGCAACATCAAACCCCTCCTTACACATTGCATAGGTTGCCACAAGAACCTTTGCGTTCACACAGAACTCTGCACGTTTCGCCGACTTTACATCGGTTGATAGAATGGCTGCCTTTGATTGCACATCGGGAGGTAGACCCTTCAGAATATCCTTTGTATGCTGGACTCGGTCAGAGAGTACCAGAATCTGACGCTCGGGAGACGTACGGACAATATCGGAGATAACCTCAACAATGAGAGCCGTGCGGGGTTCATAGGCTGTCAACTTGTTTACCATGTTTGCCACAGACATCACTCCCTGCGAGTTGTAGACAATCTCTAGATACTCCGAGTCGTTTGACTTGAATTCGTATACCTCAACTCGTATCTGAGAATCTTCAGTATCACCTGCCTCCGATTTGTAGAGGATAGGACCCAATACCCATTCCATAACAAACATCAGACCATCCTTGCGTACAGGAGTCGCCGACAACCCCAGCATGTGCTTTGACGTGATCTTTGGAATCGCCTGAATGAATACCTCGGATGCAATGTGATGACACTCATCTACCACAACCAGCCCAAACCTCTTGAAGGTATCAATAGGATACGTCTTCATGGATAGGCTCTGAAGCATAGCAATCACAACATCTCGATCGTCGACATCCACTGTCTCTCCTTGAAGTTTGCCAATCCTACAATGAGGCAAGAAGGCGCGAATACGGTCGCACCACTGGTCGTACAGGAAGGTGTTGTGTACAATGATCAGAGTTGGTAGCTTCAACTGGGATGCAATGTATAGCGCACAGACCGTCTTTCCGCCTCCCGTAGCCAAAGATAGAATCCCATCGTGAGGAGTAGGCTTCAGATATGCGTTTACAACATCCTCCTGCTGTGGGCGCAGAGATCCCTTGAAGTCCCAGTACTTTGCATCAGTTTGAGGAACGTCTCTCGTTGTCTGGGATGGTTCACCAAACTCTCTCACACCGAACGTCTTTGGAACGTAGAAGTACTCGGCGCTCTCGTGATACACAGGATACTTAGGAACGCGGTTGGAAGGAACAAATACCGGAGGAATAACCGGCTTTACTGTCAGACGTTTTCGAAGTGCTGGGATATCATGAGTTGCCTTTGAGAGTCTGTATCCGTGCAATGTAAGTGCCATTGCAATTTGTATATACCCCAAGCGTGGTTCATTTTCTTGCTACGAAATATACCATGAAGCTCCTTAAGTTGGCATTTGTCGCCGCGCTCTTCTATCTCCTAACCCCGGGTATGCTGGTCTCTCTCCCGCCGGGTGCGTCCCACCGCGTTCAGACGGCTGTCCACGCCGTTGTTTTTGCCGTTGTTCTCGGGTTTGCATGGAAGCTCGTTAAGAAATCTATGTAAATAGCAATGGAATCAGTTCTCGTTGAGTTTTTCGGAACAGGACTTCTCACCGCGGCAGTTGCATTTACTGGAAATGGTCTTTTTGTTATAGCAGCGTTTGCCATTGCAATTGCTCTCGGAGGTAAGGTATCGGGTGGATACTTTAACCCAGCAGTTACGCTACTACAGTATTTGTCAGGAAAGGTTGGTAAAATGAAGGCTCTCTATTATGTCGGAGCCCAGCTAGCGGCGGCGAGTCTTGTGTTTGGCCTTTCGAGTGTGCTTTGATTTGCGTCTGCGTCCGCCTTTCATTACAACTAACGGCTGTAGGTCCTCTACAATGAATTCTGCTATGTCTGCAATATATTCTTGCGACGCAGCGGTATTACTATAGGATACTTCTACCTTTCCAGTAGACTGGTTAATTTGAAAGGTAGCGGTTGTTCCAGACCCAACCTCTACAGTAACTGAATCGGGTTCGGATTCAATTCCACTCAGGGTAGGGTCGCTGTCGTTGTCATAAATAGTTTTCTCAACCACCTTCTGTGCACCTGGCTTAAAAACATATTTAGGCTCCATTACACTCAATAGCTACTAAAAATGGAATGGTCAAAAATGACGTTTTGATACGCAATGGAGGAGCTATGTACTATGTGTTTCTGGTGTTGTGCATGCTGTACGATTGCCACAGAAACTCATACTCCCAGGCCACTAACTAGCATCACAAATAACCCTGCGCAAAACTCGAATATATCGACGTACACGTTACGTTCCAGTGGTTCCCAGAGTTGATACCATACAAACAGAGGGGCGAGGATCGGGGCTCGAACACTCCACGCTCCAAATGCTAGGTGCCAAAACGAGTTCCATCCATCTGTGAATGGACGGCGCATTGTCTATGAGGTAGGTTTGAGGTTTGAATAAACAACTATGCTGGAATGTAGTCTATTACCTCGTTAGTGAACGTTGGGGCACCGTATGTAATAACATCCTCCGCAGCCGGTCCATAAAATCCATCGGTTAGCAGTAGTGTGGTATTGGCATCCAGAGTTAACGGAAACGATGGCGTGAAATTAGTAGTATATCTTGCAATATTCGAAACACGAAAGTTTGAAAGTTTTCCATTGAAGGAGTCATTTCCAGCATCAGAACCTATATACATATTTGCTTGATTGCCAGGAGGTAGAGTAGTTGTCTGGCGAATGACTCCGTCTATAGACAACGAAATTGTGCCACCAATATTTATTATTGCAAAATGAGCCCATTTATTTACGAATGAAGAGATATCGAAACTATTAAGAAAGCTGGTTTCCACATTAGGATAATCGAACTCAATATTAGGTGCGTACGATGCGTATCCATGAATCTCAGAAGTCACGTAGACAAAACACTCAATTGTAAAGTTTCCAGTTCTTCCAAGGTTGGTAAGTAGGACTTCGTAGTAATCATTGTCAGAAAACCCGGAGACAACTGGACCTCCCGTAGAAGGAACCTCAGGAACCGCAGGAGGCAGACCTCTCGCAACGTCGGACTGTACAATCAATGAATTAAACAGGCTGGGAGGGTTCCGGCTATCAAACGAAGCCTTCTGACGGATATACGTGGTATACTCACTTGCCGGGACGTTCTTTGGCATACTTGTTTGTTATACACACTTCTTTTCGGGCACCCGGGTAATGTTTCTGGCTCTTTTCAGCCTATACCCATTCCTGGCGGTAGCTCTGAGCACAGTAACCGCGTGGTTGGTTATGGTATCCACAAGTATGAACGTGGTTCTCACAACTCTCTGTGTTGCATTTTACATGATGATCCCACTTGGTTCCTTTGACCACTGGTTTTCCAGCATGATCGAGCTTGGTCGAATGATAGCCCCGCAGTCCTTTGAACGTCTAGAAACGAACTTTGACAAGACATTTCAGTTTCACGAAACAAAACGTCCCGACCGCGCACTCTACATGTGGCATCCTCACGGAATGCTTTCGTTGACTCCAATACTCCACACGATTCGCAAGAAGCTTGGAAAGATAGCATGTGTGCAAATCTTCCATAAGATACCCATTGTCCGGGATATGTATCACTTTGTAGGATCGATTCCAGCAGACTATTCTGCAATGCGATCATGCCTCGAAAAGGAGTCTCTATCAGTGATCCCAGGTGGCACACGAGAGATGATGCTATCTGGGTCCAAAACTATGCGACTGGTCCTCAACGAACGTATCGGTGTCTTCAAACTTGCACTTGAAACTGGAACGCCGATTGTACCCGTTATCACCTTTGGAGAAGACGAGCTATTCCCACCGTTGGATATGCCGATTCTTCGGTCTATCAATCAGTGGTTGTATTCAAACTGGAAGTTCGCAGTACCCCTCATGAGCATAACAAGTGTAGCTAACTGGATTCATCTTGCTGATTCTCCTCTCCCCCCCATTCGGAGTTACTCTGGCGAACCAATTGAGGTAGAGAAAACAGAGGCGTCGAAGGACAAAATTCAGGAGCTGCGCGAAAAGTACCGGGAGAGCTTGAAGAAGTTGTTTGCGAAACATGCTCCGCCGGGGGTGGTCCTCGAGATTGAGTAGACCACTGGCCGTCTGCAAACCACCGAAGAGTCGTTGTTACAATCCCCCAACCAGTGGTTCCCAGTTCTATGTCAGGAATAGAATAGACAATACTTGGAAACCCATTTGACATGATCTGAACCGAATCAAATGGACACATATCGATGACAAGAGCACTCATGAGAATACTAAAGTATGCCAGAAGTTCCACACGATTAAAGGCAGTCGTGTAGGTATACTTGGTCTCTCCATCTCGATACCGTACTTCAAATGTCTCTCCCCGATAGACTCGAATTATATCGTCGCTATCGGCTCCAGAGTTCCGGCTTCGTCGAAGATGAATTGTTAGATCGGCATGGGCAGCCATTTGTGTGATGTAGACGTCGTGTATGTAAACATGTGTACGACAACTGCAACTGCTACAACCGAAACAGTTCCCATTACATACTTTGAAAGGTCGTATAGCTCTCCTAGGCGATCTACTTCTACTTCTGCTTCGGCAGTCTCAATAATCTGCACAAGGTTCTTGATTTCCATGTGAATTGACTCTAGATTTGCAACAGTTTTCGCCCAGGTAGACTCGAGCTCTTCGACGCGCTTAGTAAGAAGGGCAAACTCTGGAAAGTTATTCAGAGACATTATTATGTATTCCACCCGTGCGTCTAAACTCCAATACCGGCCGAATAATCCCCATAGGTATCTTCCGTTCTATCTGGCATAACTCCGAAGTCTCCGCGTTCCCCCTGGTCCGGATCGTCCCTCTCAGTATCAAGAGGTACTTCTTGGAATCCTTCCTCGGGGACTTCTGGGTTTCCAAGAGGATCCGGGCGAATACGTTCCTCCAGCTGTCGAGCAAAGAGCTGACGGTCTTTCAGAGTAATAACATACGGAGCTAATCCAATATCCAGTAACTGCTTTACTAACTCACGCTCCATATCAGACTTCTCTCCGAGACGTGTTTTGAATGATTCGCGTTCTGCGGTTACCAGACTGCGCACCTCGCCCTCCAACGACTCTGCAGATCGCAGAAACGACTTCAATGCCAAATCCTTAGGAAGAACCTCGGCCCACTTCTCTCGGAGGGCAGGGACCTTTGCTACGGCATCCATGAGGGCATATGCGATCCCTCGGGCCGCATCACGGAGCTGAGAGGGATTCTGAGTCGGATCAAGACTCTCAAGTTCACTCCTCAGCTTACGAAGCAGATCAGCAGGTATACCTCGAGACAAGTCGAGTAGGCGACTTGCAATTGATGCCGCTCGATTCCATGATACAGAACGGTCTGCAAGTACGGTGGCCAGAGGAAGGTTCTTCAAGAATGCAGGAACATCCTTCTTAAGACGAGAGGCCGTGTCGCTAGGAAGAGGTCCCCACTGTGTCCTGTCTGATGGCGTTGAGCTAACCCGCTTTGCTAAAACTCCCGGCTTTGCAGTTGTATTGAAAACTATAGGAGACTGCCGGAGAAGAGCGGGAGTGGATGTAGACCAGAAACTCATATGAGCAAGAGGGATGCACTCTGCAGATACCTTCGAAGGAGTACCGTCAATCTTCATGGCCTCGATCAAAACTGTAAGCTGAGCGGGAACAGGGGGTGCCTTAGCATATCGCAATGATGCCTGTGTGAGAGCATCAGAATAGTCTGTGAGATTCAGCTTCTGAATGAAGGCCGGGGGAGGCTTTGTCATCACCTTGAGTGCAAGAACACACTTCTCGCGCACTTTTGCAGGAGAACGGAATACCTCGCGAACCAGACCCATCGACGGGCCCTTGAAGGTAGTCTTAAACTGCTCAAACGTCTTTCGAAGCGCCAACAGTAAGCTATCCAGAATGCCTGGCTCATCCGTAGAATCACGAGGGTATCCTGTTAGCAAGAATGGTACTCCAAAGCTACGGCGCGGTATCAAAAAGGGTTCGTGTATCTGCATCAACAATGCAACTCCACAGATTCCATAGACAGCCTGTGCTCCTTCGCCCTTCGACTTTGTAAAGTTTGAAAGCTGTCTGACTTGTCCAAGCACCGGTTCAAGGTATACCTGATCAGGTAGGACTTGCAAAATAGACAACAGCATAAAAAACAGGTCCTGTGCAGGATCCCTCGTATCAAACAGTGATCGCAGTCCCTGAAGTTTCTCGGTGAACGATTGGACTCCTGGATGAAACTCTGCAACGATCGATGCCTCCGAATGAAGCACTGCGTGTCCAGCATCATCAAACTCTACAACATCGACAAAGACGTCTTTGTTTATGGCCTCTCCGCAGAACTTGCAAACACGACTTCCTTCTACAATACCACACCACGTATCGTAGAACTTCCGGCTGTTCGATAGATCTCCCGATAATAAAGCCAGGGTGTGTTCGCACACTAGAAACTTCTCGTCTTCATCAAGAAACTGTTTGTTCTTCACAGGCATATCGGCAACCAGGGTTCGAATATCGTTTGCCTTGTCGGAATCAACACGTTCCTTGTCACCCAGAATTGCAAGAATATCCTTTCGAAACGGAGATAGCTCTGGAACATTTGGCTTCGGAATAACAGGTTCACTTAGTTTGATTTCAGGACCCTGCGATGCCTGTAGGATGGGTATGTACGCCTTTAGTATGTCATCGTGTGTTGTCTCTCCCCATGAAAGACCGCGCATCCCCATCTGGGCCTTCTCTCTTGCAATGGTCTCAAGTGGTACACAAACTCCATTACGATAGACTCCTCGAGTCAGAAAGTCGTCAAAGGTTATTCCAGGAGGAAGACAGTCTAGGGGAGTTGCTGGTGTCAGGGGAGCAGGGGAAGGAGCAGGATTCGGTATTGTTATAGGAGTCAGATCGACGGCCTGTGATAGAAGCATACGGGCAACGAGGAGTCCCCCGTCTTCCTGGTAGGATAGCCAGTAGCGAGGAGACAGACCGGGTTGAAAGGTACTATAGTATTTTTGCAGGGACTCGCTCGGAATGTCGGGGTTGTGTTGGGGAATCGCTATCTGCTCGACCGGAAGACCAACCGACTGTTCTGCAGGAGGAAAGTGGCGCTTCCAGACTCCCCAAGGAATATCAGACCACTCCACATCGTATATCTTCAAATACGGAGTTGCATCGCGGAAGGGATGGGCAGTCACGGGAACCGCGTGGTTCAGTATTGCCTCCACGGAGGGTACTATCTCGGAGTAATCTGCAACTGATTCATAGAAATGGGGCTCATTTGATCCCAGAATAGGATGCTCTGCAAGAGGGCTTATCAGGTCAAGGCTTCGCTTTCCAATCCAATAGCCACGAACAGCGATGTCATCTCCAGTATTCGGAACTTCCTCTTCGAGTATCTCGTATTTTCCACCAGCGTGTAGAATTCCACGAGTCTTGCTGAACGGAGGAACACCTCGAATAGGTTTCGATCCTTCTGAATCCACAAATTGAATGGGCTTCGTAAACACCGCACGTTTGCCATTTGTAAACGAAAAGGGTCGAGGGAGACCAGATATCATACGATCGTAATACCGAGGTTGGCGCGGGGCAAGGAGTGGCATGTAATCGGTTGCCCAGTTCAGCCGACGACGCTGAACATCGGAATATACTGGAGAAATCCACGGAAGATACCCATCATGGGGGCGTTCCTTTCGAATATCGAAGGAAGTATCGGTTCCAACAACCACCGATTCGTAAAGATCGCGAACCCGGTCTGCTTCACGTTCCAGCAAAAACATCTTATACTTCGAAACCTTTCCGACGGGAATACTCCGCTCGAAATAGTCTGTAACCTGGTCGTCTAAGGTGTAAAATCGCAAGTTCTCGGGGCGATCGATTTCTTCCTCGAATGTAAAGGTCTCGAGAACCTGGACATCCCCGGGTTCAAACTCATAGACCTCTGCCATATTATGTATCAACGAGAGAGTTGTGCGTCGAGCATGTCGCACCATGTGTTGATAGTTCCCACGGTATCTGCAAGTACCGTCTCGGGCGTATCAGCTGTCTCAAACTTTACAACCATGAGCGAGACTAGCGGATGAGGAACGTCATAGAAGGCTCGTGTCGTCTTTCCGCGATCAAGAAGGACGCGCTGTACCAATGCACCGATCGTATGGGTCTCAACCCTTGACTCGACTACCGCAAGAGACCCCTCGCGAGTTATGGGAGTCTTCTGCCACTCATATAGCTTTGCCTTTAGTAGAGCGATCGACTGACGCAGGACCTCCTTAGGAGAGTTAACTCCCCATGTTTCCACAAAGAAGTCATACCAGAACGACTGTCCAGCTTCGTCCCGCGCATACGACCGCTGAATGTGAAAGTTATCAAACTCACGAGCCTTTAATGCCTTATCAGGCTCGGGTACCTCGGAAAGATACTCATCCTTGTCCTCCCGAGCAAGTTCCTCATCGACGTGAAATCCGTAGGAAACAGTGCTTACCTGTGATGAATCAGCAAGATCCACTCCGAGACGCGCTGTTACATGAACTGCCTCGCCAGGATTCAGGTATAAGAACAGGAGATCATTTCCAGCATCGTCCTTCATAAGGATATCCTTGCGATCAGATGTCACCGTAAAGTGCTTCGTGGTGATCGTCTGCGTCTCATCCATAGCAGGGACTCGAATCTCAACCTTGGTCTCCGCAATGATCCGAGTCTCAGAAGGACGAACATTGATCGGAAGCATCTCAACACGGTGCCGTAGCATCTCATGAGGAAGCTGTGATGTGTTCTCAAGAATCTGAATATCTCGAAGGACTACAGTATGAATATCTGCAAGCATGATCCGTCGAAGAGCATTTGCAAATGATACAGGGACGCCCCGGAGCTCGAACTTGATCGCATTCTTTCCAGACGCCCGAAGGTTTAGAATCTCAGCCATTGTGCTCTCTGACATCTCGTTGTATTCCCGTCCGTTTTTTGGTGAGAACCAGCAACGAATGAGTCAGCCACAATTATACTATAGTAGTCGGTGCCCTCACTCGCGTCAGATTATGCAGACGCTTCAGGTTATGAATAAGACCGAGCTTGTTCGTGCTATTAATGTTGATAACGTTCCTCGTCATCAGCTTCCACCGTTCTTGAAGAGTGTACCAACACTGTACGTTCCGGATACGAAAGATGTCCACGTTGGTCAAGCAATCTATGGGTATATTGCAAAACCTGTAACAGCCCGTCGTGAACTTCCGTCATCTGCTGGAGGCGTCAAGGTTTCAACGCAGGGCCCTCCTCAGACAGCTCCAGGCGGAGGAGATCCTGGTGCCTGGGGGTTCGGCGGTGGACTAACAGAAAGCTATTCGATGTGGGATAAGCCCGATCAGTTCTCGCAGTCAGACCAGCTGAAGTACACCTTCCTAAGCGGTGCCCCTGGAGGAATGGCAAGTCCTGGAGGAGACACAACTCCTGCAAATATTCAACAGCGCAAAGATGATGACATTGCAAGTCGTATGGAAAAGATGGCGGAACAGCGGGATAAAGAGTTTACAGCTGTTAGTCGTCGGTAATCATAATGGCATCTCGTAAAATGTTGATGGAGGCGTTTTTTAGCTCATTTATCACATTTGCTGGAGAACTGAAAGATATGTTCCCCGAGGATCCCGATTTCGGTATCTTCGAGAGTGCACTCAAGCTCCTTCAGAAGACAAATCCTAGTCTAGCAGTGACCTATTATAAGCGAAATGTACTTGATACTACATTCAATGAGAAGGTTGCACAAAAGGATGAGAGCTTTTTCCTGAACTACTCCTACGATGAGTTCCACGAGAGCGTAGGAGGAGCTGATGTCATTGGAAAACTAAAGCAGTACTGGGATGTCCTGTCCCCTGAAAATCGGGAACACGTATGGGATTACATTATTACGCTGGATCGGATTGCGAGGCACTTGGCAAAGACGGATTAGTCGTCATGACAATCTGAGATAGAACGCCGGAGAAAGTGTAATCATCCAGATCTCCAACCCGCATACGAACTCCCATTCGAGTATACTCTCTCTCCTTTAGATCCACAAGATTGAAGGTAGGAAAGATGTCTTCGAGAAGTTTGACGAACACGTCAGTATTCTCGGTGATCTTGAAGAAGGTGTAGTTTACACCATCAATCCGCTCGAGAAGTTCGATGAGGTTCTTTCCAGATGGATCTCCATTCGGAAAGTTATCATTCACCCACGGTTCGTGAAACTCCATTCCATGGGGAGGAGCATCTGCAAGGTGGACTACGTGTTGGACGACGTCAGGATCCCATGCTAACTGGTGGAGGGCATGAACTCCCCCAGCAACATCTTCGGCACAGTCGTTTCCACCATATGCAACAATTTGAGATAGCGCATTCTTAATAGGTACAGGGTCCCCCGAGAAGGGAACAACTAACGGAGCGTGATATCCGTCGTCATCGTAGTCAGAATAGGCCACAAGTGCTGTTTCCAATTCAACCCCAGTTGTCTTTGCGATTAGATCCAGAATCTCGTCCTTGCAGGTGTCAATCCAGTTCTGCATTGACTGAGTCCTATCGAGAAGAAATGCCATCTGAACCCTCATCTTTGGGTATTACTACCTCGGAACTAGAAGGTCCATTTTCGAACCCATAAAGATTTGCAGGAACAAGAGTGTGAAGCTCAGTGAGTGCTTGAGCAGGATCCTCAAAGTTACGAAACAGAATCTGGTTGGCCTCTGCTGGAGACCACTTGCCATCCATTAAAGGATCCTCCCACATTGCATGGGATTCAAAGGAGTCTTCGTAGAAATTTGTTACGAGCTCCTTCAAAACACGACGACTGCATTTCTCAAACTTTACAATCATATCAATGCGACCCGGGCGAATCAGTGCACGATCAATGCGCTCCGGAAAGTTAGATGTGATAGCCAGAATACGCCCACTGGATTCAAGAGTACCGTCTAGGAGATTCAGCAAAAACGATAGATCAATGACTTCCTTTTCTTCTACATTACGATCCATCCAGGGATCATCTGACTCCTTCTTTACCGGCTCAGGCTTCTTCCACTCACGGCGCAATACCATGTCTCCCATGGCATCAATGTCCTCGATAACATACAACCTCTCGTGAATTGGAATCGTATAGCGTTCAGTCTTGACTCCGTCGGAAACATGAATTTCCTCGTTGAAAAAGAGGTGATGAAGTTGGGCCTTCGACTTGATCTCCGATAGCTGAATATTAATAATATGACGACGACCCTCATTTGCGATGGCTTTTACAGTAGATGTCTTACCACACCCCGGCTCTCCATGGAATAGGAATCCCAACGTATACGGAATACCCTTCTTGTCGTACCATGCTCGGTCATTCAGAAAGAACTTGACCCGTTTCTTCACGTGGGAACACTGCTCGAAGAATACATTCTCAAAGGTCCGCGTCGTCTGAAACAGTGACTTGGTGTATACCAGGTGGGTTGTTGGAAGAGGATTCTGAACAGCCCTCTTGTTCTTGGTTGCAACAATCTGATCGAAAAAGTAGGTATTGCAACCTAACTTGTTGTGCATTCGTCGCTCGTAGTCTACGTTGCAGGTATCAATAAAGACCTGCAAGTGTTGCACGTCGTGCTCATAGCAAATAAGCAGGAATCGAATGCTCTCCAGAGTTCCATCATTGTGCTTCAGCTCTTTCAATAAGAAATACGTATCGGGTCCAAGGGGAACCAACTCAAACTCATAGGGAAGGTAGTCGTGCTGTGGGATACTCAACAGCGTCTTCATTGCAGGAAGTGTCGTAACATAGTGAACCACAGCATCCATACGAGTAGAAAATTGAGACGGTTGGCGATTCGGAGCAAGAGCAACAAAGGAACGTTCGCATTCTATGGATGCACGGGGAGTTCGCACTGAACTTGGTGCACCCATCTTTCGACGAGAACACGATTGGTATATCCAGGGTGCCCAACCCGTTAGCAGTCGAGTTGCCTGATCAAACACACTAAATGCAATCAGGTTCTTGATAGGAGCCCAGGACCCGTTGGATGCCGACATTCCCAATCCGAATACCATCTGATTCTTTACCAGTTCTTGCATTGTGAGAATCAGACTGCTCTCGTCTAAGCCTTCATGAGTTTATCAAGCGTCGGTGTGTTTCCATGAACAGGCTTGTTGCGCTTCAGACGTAGTTCGTTCGACGCCTTTTCTACAACATCGTGCGATAGCTGTACAAACTTCTTGACGTCCCGTGTGGGGGCCTGCATGTTCATTGTAGGAAGGTGTAGGCGAATGGGAGGCAACTCTGCTTGAATCTGAGTATCACATGAGAGGAGAGACTCCCTGTACTGCGCTATATCAAGAGAACCCCCAAACATTCGAAGCATAACGCGGGGAGGAGCAGGAATCAGTTCTCGGCGATTTAGAATCGGACGATAGACATCCTCCAACAGTGTATGGCGAGTCCACCGAGTAGAGTCTGATAGCCTGGGCATAGCATAGAGATCGGCAAGAGCGCACTCTGGGGAACAATAGTGTCCCTCGCAGTCAAACGTCTTATCGTAGGTATCATATGAGACCGGCAGAACACACGCTGTCCAAGAAAATGCATGACAGCAATGAAAACACGCGGTTCCTGGTCCATAGGTAGGTTGACGTGTCTTTTCAATAATACGAGCCATTGTCTCCTTAGAGAACCTCTCGGAGATGGCCGATGACTCTACCGTCTCCAGAATCTCGGAATAGGTCTGTGCCTCTCCCGACTCTATAACATTAGTCTCCTGCGGAACCCGTAGAAAGAACACTATGGGGGCTGGCTGAGGCATTTAGTCTTCAATCGTGTGGTTCCTCAAAATGGAACTTGAGAAAGGCATGTAAAGAAGAGTACCCGACAAAGATGGCAGATCTTAGCGCTATGTACCGTAAGCACACGCACCGCGAACACATTCTCGAGCTTCCCGATACGTATATCGGTAGCATTGAGACGCACCCACAGGAGGTTTACGTCGTTGAGGGGGAGAAGTTTGTGCCTCACGAGGCCCAGATCAACCCCGGCTTCTACAAGCTTATCGACGAACTTCTGGTGAATGCACACGATCAGGTGATCCGTCTGCGTCAGCGCAAGTCGGAGTCCCCCGTGAAAGCTATCGATGTCGAGTGGAAGGATGGCGTCCTTACTATCCGCAACGACGGTGAGGGCATCGACGTCGAGGAGCACCCCGAGCACAAGGTCTACATCCCTGAGCTCATCTTCAGTCAACTCTTGACGTCCACCAACTACGACAAGACGGAGAAGAAGATGGTTGGCGGCAAGAACGGCTACGGTGTCAAGCTGGTCAACATCTTTGCAAAGGAGATGACCATTACCATCGTGGACGGAAAGCGCCAGCGCAAGTACGTCCAGACCTTCCGCAACAACATGAGCGTCATCGAGAAGCCGAAGATTACGCCCTACAAACTCAAGCCCTACGTGGAGGTTGCGTGGACTCCCGATCTCGCTCGTTTCAAGTGGGATGCAGTTCCGGAGGGCGTTCTGAAGCTGGTGGAGCGCCGTGTCTACGATCTGGCCATGACGGTCGGAAAGGAGGTCAAGGTCAAGTGGAACGAGAAGCTCATGGTCTCTCGTGACCTCAAGACCTATGCGGCGATGTATCTGCCTGAGAAGGCATCCATTGTAGCCGACGACCCCCAGGCGCACTGGCACGTTGTCGTCTCCAGCAGTCCCACGGACAAGCTCTTTACAGTGTCGTTCGTCAACGGCATCTGGACTCAGAGCGGCAAACACGTGGACGGCCTGGTAAACCAGATTACCAGCTCGTTGGTGGAGTATCTAGAGACAAAGAAGAAGACGAAGGTTCGCCCGGGGCTGGTCAAGGATCACCTGGCTATCTTCGTGGAGTGTCTGGTTGAGAACCCGTCGTTCTCCTCCCAGACAAAGGAGGTCCTGACAAGCTCTGCACCGTGCAAGCTTTCGGACGAGTTCCTGAAGAAGATCGCAACCAAGCTCCCCATCGTGGAGCGCATTCTGGAGGCACAGTCTGCCAAGGATGTCAAGGACAACTCAAAGACGGACGGCAAGAAGCAGAGCCGTATCACGGGCATCCCCAAGCTGGATGATGCCATGCATGCTGGGACGGGCCGGAGTTCCGAGTGTACGCTAATTCTGACCGAGGGAGACTCGGCGAAAGCGATGGCGATCTCGGGTCTCTCGCAGGAACAGCGGAAGTTCTACGGAGTCTATCCCCTCCGAGGCAAACTGCTGAACGTGAAGGATACTGCTGATTCTCGCGTCGAGCAAACGAAGGAGATCGCAGAGCTCAAGAAGATCATGGGGTTGGTCAGCGGAAAGAAGTATGAGAACATGAGTAGCCTGCGATACGGCAGTATCATGATCATGACGGATCAGGATTATGACGGGTCTCACATTCGTGGCCTGTTGATCAACCTGTTCCACGAGCTCTGGCATGAGCTCATCAAGATCCCCGGGTTCCTGACCTACATGGCTACGCCGATCGTCAAGGCCACGAAGGGGAAGGAGGTGAAGTCATTCTACAACACGCAAGAGTATGAGTCATGGCGCAAGGAGGCGCGTGGCTGGAAGGTGAAGTATTACAAGGGGTTGGGCACGTCAACCCGCGAGGAGGCAAAGGAGTACTTTCAGCGTCTGGAGAAGATTCGCTTCAAGTACGGCGATGCCTCGGATGCCAGTATCGAACTGGCGTTCAACAAGACGCAGGCGAACGATCGTAAGGACTGGCTGAAGGCCTACGATCCCGATTGCATCATCCCTCCTGGACTGGAGCTCCCCTATGAGGACTTCGTTCACAAGGACTTGATCCACTTCTCCTACTACAATCTTGAGCGCTCCATCCCGAGCGTTATGGACGGGCTGAAGACGTCTCAGCGGAAGATCCTCTACTCCGCGTTCAAGCGCAATCTCGTGTCAGAGATTCGCGTAGCACAGTTCGCAGGGTATGTCAGTGAGCACTCTGGATACCATCACGGCGAGGCGTCGCTGAATGATGCGATCATTGGAATGGCCCAGGAGTACATGGGCTCCAACAACCTGGCGTGGTTTGTCCCGCAGGGACAGTTCGGTACCCGCCTGCAGGGTGGGAAGGACTCGGCATCGCCCCGTTACATTCACACCAACCTCCAACCCTATGTCAAGAGTCTGGTTCCTCAGGATGACACGTGTGTTCTAACGTTCCGTGATGACGATGGGACTCCCGTGGAGCCGGAGTGGTATGCTCCGATTCTGCCGATGCTTCTCGTGAATGGAGCACGGGGTATCGGTACTGGCTACTCGACGTTCGTTCCGTCTTGCAATCCTGCTGTGATTGAGACTGCCCTGCGAGCCTGGTTGGATGGCAACGAGGATGCTCTGAAGAGCGCACCTCTGCGTCCCTGGGTGCGGGGATTCAAGGGTACCATTGATGCCGATGGGACAGTCAATGGTGTCTATACGATGGAGAAGGATGTGGCGGTCATCACAGAGTTGCCAGTGGGAACCTGGACGTCTGACTTCCGCGAGACCATGGAGAAGTGGGTTGCTGATGGAGAGGCGAAGGAGTTCACCGATCTCTCAACCGATCAGGATGTGAATATCCGAATCAAGGGAGTGAAAGAGGCACTGCTCAAGAAGGCGTTGTCTGACAAGCTGAAGACAACGAACATGCATGCCTTCAATGCGAAGGGAGTGATCCAGAAGTATGCTACTCTTCAGGATATCCTGGTAGAGTATGCGGATGTCCGACTGGATGTCTATGGAAAGCGAAAGGATGCCCTGCTCAAGCAGTTGCGATCCCAGCTCCCTTACCACGAGCAGATCGTGCGATTCATCTGGGGACAGCTGGAGGACGAGCCATGCCCGGATCTCCGCCATGCAACGTCTGCCCAGTGCGATCAGTATCTGGAGGATGAGGAGTACGAGCGTATCGACGATTCGTATGACTTCCTGCTTCGACTCCCATTCCGCAGTCTGACCAAGGAGGCTATTGCATCCCATGAGTCGGCACTGAAGGTTCTCCGCACAAAGATTGCAGACCTTGAAGCATCAACTCCTGCGTCTCTCTGGATTGCAGATTTAGATGCGATGAAGAGTAAGAAGGTATGAGTGACTATCACAAACTTCTAGCTAGGGAGGATGCTGGTGCTCGGCAGAACTATGATTTTGATCCTAGAGTAGCCTACCACATGCAGAACACAGTTTTGCGTGAACATATGGAACCGGCTGTTTCGGTGGGGAATACCAGAGACCTTGAAAACCCGCTTAGTTTTACCGGTGTCCCCGAAGGGTCCCATTCCGATTCTAACATGATGCAAAATGCCCCAAAAATGATGGTAGTAAAACGCTACGTTATCGTAGATACCGCTCAACGAGACTGGACTAGATATCCTAACCCATATTCGAACGTAATTTTCACATTTGGAGGACAGGGTGATACTCAGAAGCAGGTTCCAGTATATACGAATAATACCACATACCCAACGTTTGCATTGCCTCCGACATACAATGTTAGCTTTACTCCCCTTCCAGGATCCTCGAACACCCGGGGGTTCTCATATATTGATTCGAATACAGGGATTCAGTATGACCTCTCTGCATATAATTCTAGTATTCCTCGCGGAAACTTTGTTGCATATGATACTCCTCCAAATGCCGTAAACTCTGGAGACTACTTTGGAACCCCGAATACTCCTTCGAACGTTATTTCAATTCGTCTGGTTCGAGCAATTCTGCCTCAGACTCCATTTGTGTCTTACCCCGCTGATCCTCTTTTTACAACCACTGCTTCGGAGACAAAGAATGCAGTATCTGCAACTGCTTACAACACATTTGGAACATATCCGTATCTACTGTTTTACCTTAACGAGTACCGTGGACAGTATTACGCTCCCACTGAGGCAGGATGCAGGGCCTTCACAGTTCTTACTCAATGTAATCGGGCTCAAATAAATTTTGGGCTTGCAAATGGAACGCAGTATTTTGACTATATTCCTTGGAATGGAGAGGGCATTGAATTCCAAAGCCCACTGACAAGTCTACAGAAGATAGCAATAACGGTAGCTGATCCACACGGAGTTCCCTTTGCACTGAACCAACCCGATGATCTTGCAATTGACAACATCCTTCTTGCTACAACCGTAAGCGGAGGCGTCAGTCGTGCCACTCTTTTGTGTGTGACGCCTGCATACAAAACATATCCCAAAAGTCAGCTTCGAGTAGGAGACCGCGTGTCATTTTATACACCCTATCTCCGACTGATCGAGAAGGGGTCTGCTATTGGGAGCAATCTTGACAAGAAATCGTTCCTGAATAGTTTGATAGACCAGACATTTCCAGTATTAGACGTCCAGATATATGCATTTGACCCCCTCACAAATACATATATTCCTGCAAGTAACGTGCCAACCTCAACAGATTCTGTAATAGATTTCTTTAACGTATTTTTCATTCCCAATTTCACTAAGCGATTGAACACCGGGGTTCTTGTTGATTTGTATCCCGGAGCGGTTGACTCAGATAACTCTATTCTGAACATACAGTCTCTATTGGGAACTGGAAATAGCCTACCCGTTCTAAATGTTACACAACAGCCTATCTATTCATTTGAGCTTGTACATAAGATACCAGATACGACCGAAATCGGTGGCACAGTCGTAAACTAATCTAATCGTGAAAGCAAATGGAATACTCCGATTTTTTTACGCAAACTGCTGTCTGGAATGCCCCAAAGAACACTGGCCGTGTACCAGATATCGCAAGTGCGGCAGGTGACCGCACTGCATATGCCGCATACCGTATCTCAGGAGACAACGTTCCTACAAAAGATCTCCCCTCCAGTCAGATGTCGGAGACGATGCACTATCGTCAGGCTGCATCTCCTCTGAATACTCTGTTTTTCAGTGTGAGCAACGTCAATGCCCTACAGGGACTGATTCGCGATGCCGTTCTTGCAAAGAGTGGCGGGAAGTATACCATTGATCGCCAGAGTGATGACGATATGTTTCTGATTATGCGAAGCTACTATCTACAGTATTCTCGCAATGACCCTGCCAATGTTGCAGCGGAACTACAAGACCTCAACAACCGTGTGGTAGCATACTCATCTGACAAGATCATGGTAAACATCGAGGCATACAAGACATACCGTGCAGATCAGGAGAACTTCCCTGTGCCTATCGCCGCTCCTATAAATCCCGGGGTATACGGAACGCGGACAGGTGAGCTAAAGAGTTTCTTCTAAGACGGTAATGTTCCGCTTCCAAGGAAGAGTGTTCCTGAAGCGTACCTTGTGGTTTGTGTGGGAACCGTCTTGGGATCTATTTCGTCCTATTGATGGATTCTCATGGAACGGTCGTGCATACGAGATAGTAGATACAAGCTATATTAAGGATCCCTTCTCGGAGTTGTTTGGATTCGGGACTCTCGAAATGAAGGCTCTCTGCATAAAACTCACAGATGAAAGCCTAGAGGGTATCGAATCGGCTCCAGTTGTAAAAGAGGCGGTTGTGGGGTCTCCTACCTGGGTCCAGGATAGATGGGTTGTTACCACGTCTCCCCAAACATGGCGAGAGCATCTACGTGTAATAGGTTGTAGACGCAGAACATGCCGTGCGGGGCCCCGCGGTAAGAAGTTTACAAAACGCACTCTTCGTTAAGTAATGCGAGTCAATTTTATAACTAGCGGAAGTCGGGGTCTCATGCAGGATTGTGCAATTCTACACGGGATTTTTGCGCACATAGTTGGAGGAGACAAACTCAAGGTCTCAAGGATTCCTCATACGTACCCCCAGTGCGAAGAAGCAGAACTGAACGTCTTCTTTGAAGTCATAAATCCTGGACTGTTTTCGTATGCAAGCAAGAACATCTGGATTCCTAATGCAGAATGGTCATACAAGGTATGGAAACCATATGTTGCGATGCTAGACGAGATCTGGTGTAAGACGCACGAGGCAGTTGAAATTTTTAAGGAGTGGACGCCTAAGGTTCGGTACATCGGCTGGACGAGTATCGACAAGTCAATGCCGGAGCGTAAAAACTATAGTAAGGCTATTGTTCCTATCGGTCGTAATCTGTGGCGTAATCCCCGGCCGATCTTTCAGGCATATTTGCGTATTCTCGAGGAGAACGAGTCTATGTTTATGAAGCTACCAGAGCTTCACGTTGTTTATAATTCTGCTCTTACAGGAAACCATCCATATCCGGAGAAAATCAAGTCAAAGCTAGTGATTCATTCAACCCCTCTTCCTGAAAAGGAATACAACGAACTACTCCACGAGTGCGGACTAATGATTTTGATGTCAGTAGCCGAGGGATTCTGTCATGCTGCAAACGAGGGAATGTCTGCCGGATGTAATCTTATTGTACCCGACATTCCAGTTTTCAACGAGTTGATAAGCGGGGCACAGGTAGTAGATATAGCAAGCACAATTCCTCATCCAGAGTGTCTCGGTATGCTTGCAGAGGTTTCAGTTGAATCTTTGATCACCCAGCTTCGAGTGTACATGGGAAAGTCTCTGAAATCAAAGACCGATACCACTGGAGCAATGCGTCAACAGTATGAGTCTCGTCATTATGGATGGATTGCTACTATGGAGGGAATGAAGGACCTCATCGAGTTTCCGGAGTATTCTCTGAAGACACTATTGCCTAACGAAGAAGATCTACCATTTGTCTCTGTGGTAACCATTACTCGCGATCGTCGTGCTTTCTTTGCTCTGGCGAAGCATTCGTTCCTATGTCAGGCATACCCTGCAGAGAAGATCGAATGGGTTATCGTAGATGATGGTAAGGATGCAATAAAGGATCTCATAACAGACCTGCCCTACGTAAAGTATCGTCTGTTAGACGAGCCAATGACCATAGGAGCCAAGCGTAATCTTGCAGCAGAAATTGCAAGTCATGATATTCTAATTCACATGGACGATGATGATGTGTATCCTAATCATAGTATTCTAACTCGCGTAGCAATGATGCTGATGTCTCCTGCTAAGAAGTGTGTATTTTCTACTACAATTCCATGTTATGCACTTGCCGAACACAAGTCGTTTATGAACGTTCCTCCTATTACTCTTCCTTGGAGCCAGAGGGTCTCAGAGGCAACCATGTCATATACTCGGGAATTCTGGAGAGAACGTCCCTTTGATTCAATTTCTGTTGGCGAAGCAGACACGTTCATTCGCGGTCGCGAAGAGGCGTGTCGGGAGTTGTCTCCCCAGGATATTATTGTAAGTTTGTGTCATCCTAAGCAGAGCACATCGCGTAAGGCTCCGGAAATGAAGGAGCCGAACGGATGTCATTATGGGTTCTCGGAGGAACTCTATACTCTTATAGAGGAGATCAGACTGTCGCTTTAACGACGGCGACGACGGGCACCCTCTGACATCTCAGAGCCACCCCGGCGACGACGACCAGCCGTCTTCCGGCGACGACGGGCACCCTCGACCATGTCGGGGCCCTCGGCACCACCACGGCGAGAGCGACGGCCCGCCTTCTTGCTACGACGGCGACCGCCAACCGGCAGAGGCGAGAGCGTGTAGCCACCGCCCTGCTTGGGCATCACATCAACAGGGGCATCGCCGGGCTTCATTCCAGAAGCAGACACATCGGGAGTTACTGACTTAGGAGTGGCCATCTCGTTATGTTCATTCTATGCGAAAATTTCACGCGGAGCAGGTGAGACACTCTGGAGCAATGGTGAATTTTTGAGCAGACGAGGCGGCCTTTGTACGCAAATAATAACAGCCAGTCTTCAATCCCTCGCGCCATGCATAGAAGTGCATACTTGAGAGCTTGGAATATGTCGGATCTGCGATAAACAAATTGAGGCTCTGACTTTGACATACAAAGGGGGCGCGATCCCTGGACATTTGGATGATTGTCTTCATAGGGATTTCCCAGGCAGTCTTGTACAGCTCTCGCATCTCGGCGGGAATACGATCGATAGTCTGAATACTGCCATTGTTTGCCATAATCTCGGTACGCATATCCGCTGTCCAGAGTCCAAGATCGTTCAAGTCCTGAACCAGATACTTGTTGACAACCATGAACTCACCTGCAAGAACACGGCGCGAGTACAGGTTGCTGGTGAATGGCTCAAAGCACTCGTTGTTTCCTAGAATCTGAGACGTTGACGCGGTAGGCATTGGTGCAATAAGCAATGAGTTACGGCACTGGAACTTCCGAACGTCCTCTGATAGGGTAGCCCAGTCAAGGTATGCCGACTCTCGAGGAGGATCGTTCCATAGGTGATGCTGAAGTTGGCCACGTGACGCAGGAGATCCCAAGCACGACGGATGCATCCCTTTCTCTTGGGCTAAAGCCACGCTCTCCTGCATAGCGGCAAAATACATGTTCTCAAAGATCTCGCGATTCAGCTTACGTGCTTCCTCAGACTGCCAAGGAAGGCGTAGGATTGCAAAGACATCTGCAAGTCCCTGAACACCAATACCGATGGGGCGGTGGCGCTTATTGGACCGCTCACACTCCGGAGTAGGATAGTAGTTGCAGTCGATGACAATATCTAGGTTGCGTGTTAGGACTCGGGTATATGCACGAAGTAGATCAAAGTCAAACTTTCCATCCTTCAGAAACTTGGGTAGAGACAGAGACCCTAGATTGCAAACAGCCGTCTCGTCGGGGGATGTGAACTCAGTCACTTCACAACAGAGGTTTGAGCTCTTGATGGTACCAAGGTGCTTCTGGTTTGACTTTGAATTCACTGCATCCTTATAGCACAAGTAGGGTGTCCCGGTCTGAATCTGAGCGTCAAGAACCATCTGCCAGAGCTTGTGAGCAGAAACAGTCTTGCGACCACGACCTTCGGATTCATACTGAAGATACAACTTCTCAAATGCAGACCCGCTGACGTCTGAGAGACCAGGGCATTCATCGGGAGACATCAGAGTCCACGTGCTATCCGCCATCACACGATTCATAAAAAGGTCGGGAATCCAGAGACCGTAGAACAGATCACGCGCACGTTCATCCTCGGCACCCTGGTTGAGCTTCAAACGGAGGAAGTCCTCAATGTCGGCATGCCAGGGCTCCAGATAGACCGCAAAGGAGCCGTTACGCTTTCCACCCTGATTCACATACCGAGCGGTGTCATTGAACACGCGAAGCATTGGAACGATTCCAGTTGACTTCCCATTGGTTCCATTGATCTTTGCGTCACGGGCACGGATATTGTGGATATTCAGTCCGATACCACCTGCCCACTTGGAGATCTGCGCACAGTCTCCCAGTGTCTTGTAGATTCCCTGAATAGAGTCATCGGACATCTGAAGAAGAAAGCAGGAAGACAGTTGGGGGCGGGGGGTCCCAGAGTTGAAGAGAGTGGGTGTTGCATGAATGAAGTAGCCCTTAGAGAGTGCATCATATGTTCCCTTCACTCGTTCGAAGTTGTTTCCGTGAAGCTGAATCGACACTCGCATCCAGAGATGCTGAGGGCGCTCAATAACCTTGCCATTCTTCTTGAGAAGGTACGACCGTTCCAGCGTCTTGAATCCAAAGTAATCAAACATGAAGTCGCGAGAATAATCGATCATCTCTTCGTAGGTTATGGCATGCTTGCATACCAGATCGTGATACTCGTCTGAGATGATCTCCTGTTCGTGATACAGGGTCTCAACACAATCAAGAAGAGTACTGGGGGTATTCTTCTGGTGGTTGTCAATGACAATACGCGCAGCCAACTGTCCATAACTGGGGTGAAAGCGTGCCTGCATCATCGCACATGTTTCTGCTGCAAACTCATCTAATTCAGACGTATGCATTCCGTCCTTGAGTTGAGTGCAAACCTTCTGGGCTACGATATCAGGATTCACATGATCCAGACCATCTGCAAGTTTGCGAATCCTTGCAAGAATCTTGTCGAACGAGACATCTTCCTTACGACCATCACGCTTACACACTGACAGGTGCATATCACTACTATTAAGACACTCCATACCCTTAAGCGGGAAACCCTATAAATCAAACTTTGTATACTACATACAATGGCACCCAGAAAGAAGACGGCTCGGCGTCGCGGTGGTAAGACTCGCCGGGTACGACGTGGGGGTGGAGACAAGCTTCGTGAGATTATAGATTCCGTTGTTATGAAGCCCGTTCTGACAGTAAATCCGAGTAGCAAATTTGTTGTTGCAACATACTGGTGGGGTCGTGGGCGTACAAACAACAACCTACAGGGTCCCTGTCCTGAAGATATTTTGGATGAGGTCAAAGAGATTCTTGAAGAAGAGTTAACGGAAGATCCAGAATACAAGGCGATATTTGATACGTTTGATGCACTCGCAAAGAAGCGCAAGGCAGGACATACTCCAGAAGAGGCTGATCAGTGGAAAGCGATTTCTAAGAAGCGTTTCGGTATTTTGAGTACATACTTTGCAAAACCCGAAATCAAGGAGCGCATACGGACTATGGCATCGGAGTCTATCGAGGCATACCGTAAGAAGGGTCAATTTCGGGAGCCTAAGACCTATGATAAAATGATTGAGAAGTGGGAGCAGACATGTGAGGCAATGGGCTGCAACTACCTTGCAGTGGAATACCCACAGTTTGCAGTTCCGGGCGGATACCAGCTTGCGATTAATGCGAAGCCATTGTTCATCCGGAAAGCACTTGGAGTAACTGAAGGGCGCGGTATTCTTTACATCGATGGCGATATGTTCATTCGCAAGTATCCTAAGATATTTGATATGCCAAATATTGACTTTGCTGCTCGCAGTTGGAATGCTGATCCACGAGCAAGTAGTATGTTCAAGGAGGAAGCATGTTTTGATCCATATATATTCGAAACCTCGGGTGGGACAATGTTCTTCGCAAATAGTTCTCCGTCTAAACAACTTTTAGATGCATGGACTGTCGAGTCGGGTCTCCCAAAGAATATTGGAAAGGCTGATGACCGTATCCTTTCTCAAGTATACACGGTTCAAAAACATGCTCCAAAGTTGAATGTGTTACATCTCCCAATTGAGTATCTCTGGTTGACAGATTTGTATAAGGATTATGACTTTGAGGGACTTGCAGACGAGAAAGACTGCGTAATAGACCACCCCTATTGTCTGACAGGAGAAGAGCGTGCTGCCGAAATGTCCGAATCTACAGTAGACCGTCAGCCTCCCGGATATACGGAACAACTTGAGAATGTCGTCTGCAACAAACAGGGCGGAACATTCTATGAGTATATCTTCTTTTTGCATAAGGAGGACATAGTTGATTCGTATGGTCCCTATCTGAAATACATGAAATCTACAGTCAATCCTTCAACTGATGAGAAGATTTTTGAGGTTGTAGACTTCTCTGAAAAGTATGGTCGCTATTCGACGATTGCTCTTAAGAATTTGGCAAACGGACGTGCAAAGAAACCGGCAACAAGTGGGCTTGTACGCCTACCCCTTCTTCCGAGTATACCGGATATTCTGGGCCCTCTAATGGCCGGTCAAGACGTGATGGTTGGTAGCCATCCTATTCCTTCGCCAGAGATGGAGTTTTCTGGACGCAATATTGGAACCGACCTTGACCCATATTTGGCGAATATCAAACTGGATCATTCATCTTCAATGTATATTAGCGCAAAAAATCCGATTGTTATTGACCTCCTCGCGATGTGCAAAACACTCGAGGACGTAAACATTCATCTGAAAGAGAGCTTTGTGTTTCTGTCGCGTATTCGTTGGCTCCTTACAAGTGCACTCCAACAAGCAAGAAGTATTCCCGGCGCCGAGAAGAAGGGGCAGAAATCAATGGAGATATTCTAGAAAATGGAATCCGAGAGTCATACTCTTAGCAGACCAGCACACTAAGCAGAATGCAGAATTTGTTTAAAATGATGGTTGAAAAGGAGCCTTCCAAATACCCTGCGAGAATGGGTCAAAAATGGGATGAAGATGAAGAGTTAAAACTATTAACACTTGTTCAACAGAAGAAGTCGGTAGACGATATTGCAAAAGAACTTAATCGTACCTCCGGAGGTATTCACGAACATCTTCGCAAATTAGCTTTAGAGTATTGGTTTGGAGACAAACTTTCAATCAAAGAAATTTCCAGAATTACTGGACTGACTTATTCTCAGATTGAAAATGTCATTCAGAAAAAGAAGAATACTGACAAGGCTAAAGGGGAAAGTAATACCATAGAGCCATCAGAAAATCCTTCTGAGATGTCAGAGATGATTTCATTGCTGAAAGAAATGAACTCAAAACTCTCTATTCTTCTGGAAAAGATTAAGTAAACGTTCTAGAAATACTTCTTCTGCAGATACTTGAGATCAGCACGATACTTACGACTGGTTAGAGGAGCACGGCGCTTGGTAAGGACAGCAACAGCATTAACCTTACGAAGCGTAGATAACCGACCATACTTTTTGACTGCCTTTGAGAGAGCACGGCGCCGAGAGGTTGTCTTGCGCGAGGGATGGTACCCAAGGTCGGTTAACTTTCCCTTCCGTAGACGACCTATTTTACGAGTGCGACGACCCCCGCGATCAAATCGAACACCCGCTTCATCCTGCAGCTTTCGCATTTCTTCTGCAAGTTTGGGGTCCGAATCCTCAATCTTTTCAATACATTCTCCTAGGCTTGCATCAATATCGTCCGGATCTGTTTCGTCAAATGTAGGAGGGCATCCCGCACGAGCCATGATAGCTTTGATACTTGCGATATCAGATTCACTATAGCTCATACTTACCAACTTACAGGATTCTTTTCAGCATGAGGGCAAGAACCGCACTTCTTTTTTACTACAGGAACCTGTACGAAATAGAAGAGTAGCCCAGCTCCAAGAAGAACTGCAAGTACCACAAATAGAACATCGATCATTTGTATCCTTTACAGACAGTTTGCATTATACATGGAACGATGGGTATCCCATATTTCGTGGCATCCATAGCCAGGACAAACCGTGGGCTAATTCGCCCCGTCCGGGGGCAACTAAAGACGGACGTTCTCCTTATTGATCTCAACTGCTTTCTACACAGATATCTGGATGATTCTGATCCCTATCCCAGTATCGTCAAGGCGATTGCAGATCTCATGGAGCTTGTTAGTGCAACGATAGTGGTTGCCTGTTTGGATGGAATGGCCCCATATGCAAAGCAGGTTCAGCAGAGATACCGTCGTATGCGCAAGTCGGAGCCTGGCGTATTTGATCGTCATCAGTTGTCTCCCGAGACTCCCTGGATGCGGGGCCTACTTGAACACCTTCCTTCTTCTTGGATCGTTTCGGGAACAGACCAGCCCGGAGAGGGGGAGCACAAGATATTCAAATGGCTACGTGCAAACCCTCAGAAGACTGGCATTATCTACGGATTAGATGCCGATCTTGTTTTGTTGGCACTTGCAAATTCTAACCTCTGCAAACTTCAGCTTCTGCGCGAGAAAAACGAGTTCCACAACATTCTATCGAAAGATGCAGAGTGGGGTCTTCTGGATATCGGAGAGCTCTCGCGGAATCTTCCGGTTCCCGTTGAGCAGTTTCTTGAGATCGCTGTAACCTGTTGGGGAAATGACTTTCTACCCCCGATCGCAATGTTCAGTCTTCGGGAAGATGGGTATGCAAGAGCACTCCAGTATAAGGGCGTTTGCAAAGAGGCTGCAAACATAGAGCACCAGTTTCTGACAAAGCGGATTATTCAAAGAGCGAGACCGGACGAACAGGCACTTCTTGGAAACCTAGAGGAACGCATGGCAATTCAACTATTTGATGGTGTCCAAGACTGGAAACCGGTTGTTGACGCATACTGGAAAACAGTAAACTGGACGTTGCACTATTTTCGAACAAACGAGGTTCTGGATTGGACGTGGTATTACCCGTATCCAGAAGCTCCTCTTGTGTCAACACTGATGAAGTATCCTCGCCCTAAGATTTCGTGGCCGATGGGACCCATTCCGTTCCATGTCGGAAACCAGCTTCAGTTTATTCTTCCTCAAGTAGCTCTACGAAGGGCCAAACGTCGAGTGTTGTTTCCAGATGAGATCTACGATGAAGAGACAGAGGTTCGAGTGCCATTCATGCGTCGGCACAACTGGGAGGCCCGTCCTCGCATTTCGTTACCGTGGCATCCTACTATTTCTGAAACCGAAGTCGCCCCCCTATAAAGGCCATCTTTAATGGCCGAGCTCGTATGATGTGTTCGATTGGTTTTACCTTTTCGGGAAGTGGAGACGCTGAAAGTCCACGAAGCGTTGTGACAGTTGATTCGCGAGGAGCCCAGTATTCTTGTTCAATATGAGCAAGTTGAGCAACCTTACGTAATCTGCTTATTCCATTCATATCCTGCATCGTAGACCAATTCCGCCTGATATGTGAAATATACGCATTTCGATACTCTCTTCCAGAACGAGATCGAATATTCCGAGAGTACACTTCTTCACACTCTTCTACGCGATGGTATATCGGCTTGTCCAGTTTGCGATTCACAGTGTTATGCGCACGATACGCAAAAAGAATGAACTCGGTTCTGGAATTGAGATACTGAGGATACATAGTCTTGTATGTCTCAAGCAGTTCAGTAAAGTGAGCCCCACATGTAGAACAGGTTATCGTATCTCGAAACAGCTCAATCCACTGCCCTGCCAGTTGTTTTTCGGATGAACTGGGGTGTTCTGGATAATTATGCGATACTGAATGGAGTGTCATCCACCCAAGTGGACCCCAGATAGCAGTCATATTACTTAATCCGGGGAAATCATCCCAGCCTCCATTCCGCCTTCAAGAATATCTCTCAAAACATGAGGAGGCGTCTTCGGATTATGAGAGACTCCGGCCCTCTTTAGCTTTGCACGAACGTCTTCGTCTCGCATCCGCTTGATAGACTGTCGAATGGTCTTGCGTCTGCTTTCGATTCCCTTCTCAGTCAATACTCGAACAGTGTGTTTACGAACTCCCTTCTTGAATGGAGGAGCCTTTGCAGGGTCTCGAACCGGTCTGATTTTTGCAGTCTTCTTTAGAACTCCCTTCGGATAGGTCTTTGTGGTTCGTTTAGGGGGCTCTCCTTCATGAATGGTGACAGGTCTAGGAGCTGATCCGACCTTGTTTATTGTGACAGCCGACATCCCTTTAAAACGGATCAAGATGATTTACGGCGACGAAGCAGTACAAGTATACCATGGAGTGGGAAGCAGTACGTTCATATTTCTCAGCCAATGGAGTCCAGCGCCTGGTAGAGCACCAGACAGAGAGCTTCGAAGACTTTCTCCGTAACAAGCTTCCGCTAATTGTTCAATCTACACCTCCTATCACGGTGTACAATGAGCAAGATGAAGCAACCAAGCAGTACAAATACAAGTTTGAGTTGTCCTTTGAGAACGTCACCTACATGAAGCCTCGTATCACAGAGGCTACGGGTCGCGTGAAGCCGATGCTTCCTATGGAGGCCCGGATTCGCAACTATACCTATGCCTCTCAGATGCATGCCGACCTGCGCCTGACAGTCAAGCAACAGGGCCTCCCCAACGAGAGCCGAGTCTTTGAGGGTATCAGCCTTGGTAAGATTCCTGTGATGTTGGGCTCAAGCTTGTGCCTTCTCAAGGACTACCCCGTGTCTGTCGACAAGCTCGGAGAGTGCCAGTACGACCCGTTCGGATACTTCATCATCCACGGTTCGGAGCGGACGATTCTCTGCCAGGAGAAGGTTGCAGACAACCGTATCATGGTGTTCTCCAACAAGAAGACCAAGACCCAGCACTCCTTCACGGTAGAAATGAAGAGTCTCCACGAGAGCTTCACGACACCGCCCAAGAAGATCGAGCTCCGACTCTCTTCGAAGTTCAATGGTATCGGCTACCCTATCTTTATCTGCGTCCCGCGCTTTACTGAGGATCTTCCAATGGCAGTCTTCTTTCGCGCGATTGGTGTCCTCCAGGACAAGCAGATTCTTGAGCTGATTCTGGGGTCCACCGACAGCCCGATGGCAGAGCTTCTCGCAGCATCCTTTAAGGCAGCCGCAGACGTCAATGTCTTTACTCGGGAACAGGCGGTAACCTATCTAACTCATCATCTGCAGTACACGACCCAGCAGGAGGACAAGGAGGCATATGTTCGGTCTCTACTGAACACCGAGTTCCTGCCACACGTTCGACTTGGCGGTGAAATGGCTCCTACTGAGACACATGAGGCCCGAAAGGCTATCATCGTTGCTACGATGGCCCGGCGTCTGCTACTGTCTTCAACGGGGGCACTTCCTCTCGACGACCGCGATGCATACCCTAACAAGCGTGTGGTCACCACTGGTGCCCTTCTGACCCACCTCTTCCGTCAGCTGTTTCAGAAGGTGTGTAACGACACTCGCAATGAGTTCGTTCAGGAGATCAATCACGACCGCTGGAAGAAGGACACTCCTCGCCCTCTCGAGGTAATCACAATCCACAACCTCTACAAAATTCTGAAGACGGGATCCATCGAGGGAAAGCTGAAACAGGCACTGGCTACCGGAAACTTCACAGTCCAGGGACTGGGAACCTCTAACTCCACATCTCTGTCAAATGCCACAAAAACCGGTGTGTCACAGGTGTTGGCTCGTTTGAGCTATCCATCGACCGTCAGTCACCTGCGTCGTATTCAGACACCCGTTGAGAAGTCTGGCAAACTGTTGGCACCTCGAAAGCTCCACGGAACCTCATGGGGATTTGTGTGTCCGGTCGAGACTCCAGAGGGTCACTCGGTTGGAATTGTCAAGAGTCTCTCGATGATGACCTCGGTATCCCAACACTCTCCGTCGGGAGTCATCGTAAACTTTCTGAAGGAGCAGACCGTCGAGTGGCTAACCCAGCCTCGCGTCTATCAGGGGGTTCCGGTCAGTATCAATGGAGTTATCGTTGCATACACTCGGGATCCTGTCGTTCTCCTGCGTACCCTGAGAGAGGCAAAGCGAACTGTCCGTATCCATCCTCATACCAGCATCGCGTGGTCTCCGCTTTACGGAACATTCAGCATTGAGACCGATGCCGGTCGCCTTGTTCGCCCAGTGTTTCGAGTGATAAACGGCAAGATCGCCGATCCTCCTGCAGATAAGACGAACTGGAACGCCTGGGTATGTTCGTCTATCGAGTTCATTGACTCGGTTGAAACCGAAACCTTGCGCATCGCGTTGCGCCCGGCCGATCTCCTGACAGGTAAGTACACTCACTGTGAGATTCATCCTCACATGATCCTTGGTCATATGGCTGCGACGATCCCGCTGTCGGACCACAATCAGTCACCCCGCAACACCTATCAGTCTGCGATGGGAAAGCAGTCAATGGGTATCTTTGCGATGAACTTTGCAAAGCGGGTTGACAAGAATGCGTATATCCTGTGTTCTCCTGAGCGTCCCATCGTAGAGACGCAGATGATGAATATCATGAGAATGCACGATATGCCGTTTGGTCGTAACGCTATCGTAGCTATCGCTACATACGGTGGATACAATCAGGAGGACTCTATCATCATGAATCGGACAGCAGTGAACCGTGGTATGTTTCGGGGTCTCTACTACACGATGTACAAGGACGAAGAGCATCGTAATGTAACCTCTGGCCGTGAGGAGAAGTTTATGCTTCCCCACAAGGAGAGTACACGCAAGTACAAGACATCGTCGTATGCCGCTGTCCAAGATAATGGTATGCCGAGTATGAATACCGTTCTGCAGGAGGATGATGTTGTCATCGGTAAGGTTGTGAATCTGAAGCAGGATACGGCTGGGTATGCATTTCGCGACGCATCTACTACACACAAGAGCTCTGAGCCTTGCCGAGTGGATGGTGTTTGGCAGGACAAGAATTCGGATGGGTATCCTTTCGTGAAGGTCCGGGTTGTCAGTGAGCGTGTGCCCCAAGTTGGAGACAAGTTCTCATCACGCCACGGACAGAAGGGTACTGTTGGTATGCTTCTGAATGAGGAGGATATGCCGTTCACGAAGAGTGGTCTGCGTCCAGATCTCATCATGAACCCTCACGCAGTCCCTTCTCGTATGACTATTGCACAGCTGATGGAGTGCATGTATAACAAGATCGGAGTCAACAAGGGCGCTCTGGGAGACGGAACTCCCTATACGCACCTTGGTGTTGACGAGCTTCGTAAGCAGATGTTAGAGCTTGGAATGCATCCGTATGGAAATGAGATTCTGTATAACGGTCAGACGGGCGAGATGATGACTGCAGAGATCTTTATGGGTCCGACGTATTACCAGCGTCTAAAGCACATGGTGATCGACAAGAAGCACGCACGTGCCCGGGGTCCTATCGTGAGCCTTACGCGTCAGCCATGCGAGGGACGGTCTCGTGACGGTGGTCTGCGTGTTGGAGAGATGGAGCGAGACTGTATGATCTCCCACGGTGCGTCGGTGTTCACGAAGGAGCGACTGATGGATGTCAGTGATCCCTTTGAGACGGGCATCTGCAAGAGGTGTGGTACTCTGTCTACCTCACAGGCCTGTGCGAACTGTGGGAACCAGACGGCATTCATCAATAAGACTATTCCGTATGCGATGAAGCTCTGGATGCAGGAGTTAGAGAGTATGCATATCGTCCCGCGGATGGTTATGGAGTGAGACGGTCTATAAAGAAATCCCGATTGTACTCGAATGTTTTGCTTACCGTATTCCAGTTTTGATAAATATAGTCCGTGAAGTGAGATTCACATGCAACGGGATTGCAGTATTTGTGGGGGTCATCTTTCCATTCGTATAACGTATTGGGTATCCATGAAAATTTATGCAGATCACTTCCAGAAATTACGTAGACAACATCTGTTGCAGCAAGTCCGTTTGTATAGTTACCTGCTGTCCTATAGCCTATCTGTATTTCGTTGGAAGGCGGAGTTGTAATCGGTTTGCAGATGCGTATATCGGGTCTAGTAATCAGTACTGTATCATACTCTATTCCGCTTTCTTGAATTCGATACACTGCATGTAGTATGCAATGATATCTATATAAAAATGACTTAAATGGAGCTCCAGTTTTGGCTAATGTATCCAACATCTCATCACGAGTATACTCTTGTTTCCATATTGAGCAGTTTTTGTCAAACGATTTCAAAGTTTGAATTTGATTGATTGTAAGAGGAACCCCTATGTATTCGGGTTTATGCCACGACTTAGTAGTGGAGTCCAGAGTGTCCCATGTTGAAATATAAAAGTCTGCATCTATTCCTCTCCAGTATTCCACGTGTTTATCAAATGTTCGATAGTGGCCAAACAGTATAACTGCCAATTTCATTATTATGAGCAATGACCAGTTTAGACGCTAGGAATACGTATATTACAATGAGCCTGTACATTTACTGCACCGATCCCTATATGTCTGAACGTCTTCAGGAGTGGTGCGAACTTCGCCGTGAGACGGATTCAGGTATTGACATTTTGACTCCTGGGATGACGCTTGATTTTTCAGAGAAGAAGTATGGAGTCCGTATGGGTCTGGGTATCCATTGCGCCGCCCTGGATGCCGAGGGAAATCCTGCCCCCTATCTGCTTCTTGCTCGTTCCTCCATGAGTCTGACTCCTCTTCGTATGTCAAATCAGATCGGTCTTGCAGATGCAGGATACCGAGGTGAGTTGATTGCTCGTGTGGATTGCGTTGATCCGAATGTGCTCTTGTATGAAGTTGAAGCTGGACGCAGGCTGTTCCAGATCGTTCAGCACAACTGGCTTCCGTGGGGACGTGTTCATGTAGTTAATTGTTTTGCCGATCTCCCAGTAGCACCCGATGATCGCGGATCAGGTGGATTTGGTTCCACTGGGAAGTAATGTATACACAAAACAATGCGAAAGTGGGCCGTTGAACTTGTAGGAACAATGATTCTAGTTGTAGCGTGGCTATGGACCCACGCAAATCCATACGTAATGGGAGTTACGTATACATGTACTCTTCTAATTGGTAACGGTCAGTATTCTCCCCTTGTATCAGTGGCTCAATGGGCACTGGGTAGGCTAGACGAGACTGAGGTGGTTCAGTATGTACTAGCACAAGTGGCTGGAGCAGCTCTAGCTGTCGTTGCGTCTCCTGTGCTCGACTTGAACGGTAAGCCAGTACATTAGCATATAAATTTGGTAGAAAGACACATGTGGCGATCCCGAAGATCATTACGACCCCCGCGATCCCTTCCATTTGTAGCTATGCATCTTTCGAGTTCCGCGTTTCTTTCGCATCGTTCGTCTGCGTCCTCCATCTCCGGATACAGAAGGCGCCCCTACTTTGTCTAACGTTGCGTCGCTAGTTGCTTCCGGAGAGGCTTCTTTTATGGAAGACGGGATATACCCAATCTTCATTCCATCGTCGTAGATATCTGCCACAAATGTGTTCCCAGGAAATCCCGGATTCTTCATTCCTGGAAGGCGCATTGCTCCGAGAAAGGTCATATCTAGATAGCCGGCATGTGCGAACGGAATTGTTGTAGAAACTCCCACCTTGTTTGGCATATGTGTCATAGTGAGAGCCTCATACTTCTTCTTTTCAGGACCCGACCAAAACGCACCACCTTGATAGACCTTTCTAATTGTATCAAAGTTGTACGCACGTCCTGTTTTACTCTCGGGGTAGAACTCTGTTCGAAGAGGCTGAAATCCAGGATGAGAAAATCCTGCAGGAACAGCGGGAATTACGTCTGCAATCTTTCCGAGGTATGCAGACGTAACCCGATCAAATGTAATCTTTCCACTGTCTAGAAATGCATTAAACTCATTTCGGGCACCATCTGCAACAATAGTAGGGCTACCGAATGTTATTAGATGCACTGGAAATGTAACCCTCTCTAGCAAAAGAAGGTATGCACATAGAGTTGCATATGCTCCTCCAAGAGAATGTCCTGATATAAAAAGGCGTGTTGGCTTGAAATCTGAGATCGCCGATTTTACTACAGACCAGTTATCTTTGATGTGCTTAAGAAACGATCCGGGAACAAAATTATTAGGAGATATCTCAGCACGAGTGAATTGAGAATATAGATCGTGCTTAAAGTTGTCGACTGTACTTGATCCCTTGAATGTCAAAACAAGGTCCCCTCCCTGAAAAAAGGGAAGCTTCGATGAAAGCATTGAACCACTGACAGCTAGAAACGTTACATCGTCGGGAGTAGAAACATAACGAGCTATTCCGGTACCAGTCTTGGAGGATACGGGTCCAACATAGCTTTGCATGGGTCTTCCAGAGCTACCCAGGGTTGGCTTTCGTCTCATAGAAGACCACTTCCTATCAGTCGCTGTAATCAGATCGTTTACCGCTTTGTTATCAAATCCACCAAATGCCGATGATTTTAGCACCTCATCGATTACAGCAGAGTCGCAATACACTGTACGAGATAGTTGAGCCATAACTTTCAGAACGTGCTCGTATGTTTTAAATTGATCGGGAGTGACCTTATCTTTAAGAACCTGACCGCTGGGTCCCGGAACAACTTCTACGCTGAGTTTTCCGAACACAACTGATCGCAGTGTCGTATCCAATAAAGGCATTGTATATCACAACGTTTTTTACTTACATACTATGTCACTGTATTAAGTATTAGTATAACATGAGTTTCCAATGCGAAGAATGTGGAAAGCACCTTAAGAGCAAGGCTACTCTTGCAGTTCATACTAGAATTCATACAGGAGAAAAGCCATTCGTATGTACGTTCGAAGGGTGTTCCTACAGCTCAACCCAGCTTCAAAATCTTACTACCCATCTCAGAATTCACACTGGCGAAAAGCCCTTCAAGTGTGAACACTGCGATGCTTCATTTTCCCAAATTGGGTCTCGAGCGAAACATATGCTAATCCATACTGGAGAAAAGCCTTTTAACTGCGATCAGTGTGACTACGCGTGTATACAAAAGTCTGCACTCGAATCCCATATGCGCACTCACACTGGGGAACGGCCTTTTAAGTGCGATCAATGTGACTATGCTGCTACACAGAAACAGTCCTTGCAAGCACACATGTTCAAGCACACTGGAGAAAAGCCGTATGCGTGTACCTATGCGGATTGTGATCGGGCATTCCCTTCACAGAAATCATTGGAGTATCATGTGCTCAAACATACTGGAGAAAGACCTCATATGTGTGAACTTTGTAGCAAGGCGTTCAAATGCCAGAGTACTCTGAAAACGCACATGCTCACCCATACCGATATCAAACCCTTCAAATGCCAGTATGAAGAGTGTTTGTACTCTGGGCGTACAGCGGGTATATTGGCTTCGCATATTCGACAGAACCACACAGGGGAGACTCCCTACAAGTGTGAAATGTGTGAAAAGTCGTTTAGTCAACTTGGTAAGCTAACATATCACACAAGGAGAGTTCATACCGGAGAACGTCCATTCTCTTGCAACTTCTGCGAGCTAACGTTTATCGTCAAAGGAGCACTTGAAATTCATACTCGGTCTCATACTGGAGAAAGGCCTTTTAAGTGTACCGAGTGTGATGCCGCATATATGGCAAAGGGAGCATTAACGTCTCACTTTCACTTCTATCATACAGAGGAGGGTCGACAGACACGAAAGCGTGAAGAGCAAAAAATAGCAACCCTGCTGGATGCACACAGTATTCCATATAAGCGTGAACACCATATCGACTTCAGTTGCATGGGTGGTTCACGATGCTACATTGATTTTGTCATTATCGAGAATGGTAACATCGTATTTCTCGAGGTAGATGAGAATCAGCATGAAGCCTACCAGCTCTCATGTGAGCTACGACGGATGACAGATGTGCACTCTGCCTGTCTTATCGAAGGAAATACCCTACCGATTCACTTTGTACGATACAACCCCCACCGGTATTCAATCGGGGACACGGTCGCCAAGGTGACACGAAAGATAAGAGAGTCTCTTCTGGTGAATACTATTCGCGAACTTCTGAAACAGGACTCGTCGCCTCCCTTATCGATCCATTATATGTTCTACAATTTGTTGTCAACTGGGGAACTTATGATCACACAGGACCCAGAGTTTTCAGAATCTGCACAAAAACTCGTCGCGGGAGTTTTCGGGGGGTCTTCGTCGAAATTTATCTTCTAGCGATTATTCATACCAACAACATGGCAGGTGGTCTAATGCAGCTCGTAAGCTACGGTGCACAGGATGTTTATATTTCAGGCAATCCCCAGATCACGTTCTGGAAGATCCTGTACAAGCGCCACACGAACTTCGCGATGGAGTCCATCGAGGTGACGTTCAACGGCCAGGCCGACTTCAACAAGCGCGTGACGGCCGTGATCAACCGTAACGCCGACCTAATGTACCGCACGTACGTCCAGGTGGTGCTCCCGGCTGTTGAGCTCACGTCCCAGACGAGCATCAAGCGCTTCCGTTGGCTCAACTCCGTGGGCCACCGCCTCATCAAGGTTGTTGAGCTCGAGATCGGTGGCCAGCGCATCGACCGCCAGTATGGTGACTGGATGCAGATCTGGACCCAGCTCTCTCAGGATGTGGGCACGTCTGCGGCCCTCGATGACATGATCGGTAACACGCACGACCTGGTCCTGCTCAAGGATGCCCAGGGCATGGCGCTTGACACGGCGTGCGCTGGCTCCGAGCTCACGAACTCGTGTGCCCCCCGCTCTGGTACCCCGGCGAAGACGCTGTACATCCCCCTCCAGTTCTGGTTCTGCCGCAACCCTGGTCTTGCGATCCCGCTGATCGCCCTCCAGTACCACGAGGTGCGCATCAACGTCGAGTTCGAGCAGTTCATCAACTGCTGCTACTATGACGATGTCGTGGCGGGTACGTTTGGTAGCGGCTCTGCCGGTGGTGGTGTCCCTTCGCAGTCGATGACGTCTCTTGTCGGTGCCTCGCTGTACATCGACTACGTCTACCTCGACACGGAGGAGCGCCGTCGCTTCGCCCAGCAGAGCCACGAGTACCTGATCGAGCAGCTCCAGTACACGGGTGCCGAGTCGATCACGTCGTCGTCCAACAAGATCCAGCTGAACTTCAACCACCCGTGCAAGGAGCTTGTGTGGGTCGTGCAGCGCGACTCGTTCGTCGACTGCTCTCCCGGCGCCCCGACGGTCAACGAGGTTCTCGGCGCCCAGCCCTTCAACTACACGGATGACTGGTCCACGGAGGGTGTCATCATGGATGTGCTCGGTCGCGGTGCAACTGCCGACTCAACTGGCTCTGTCCCGGTTACGAGCAGCACGTCTTCCTACCCGACGAGCAGTGTGGATGCCCCCTACCTGCCCGGTCTTGGCGTCTCTCAGGGTGGTTTTACCCTCTCAACCTCTATGATGGACGGAGCTGGCGACGACACGGGTGGTCTCTTCGCTGCCACGACGAACTACCTCCTGGCGAAGGTTATCCTGGCTTCTGGCGTGAAGTGCGAGGGCAAGAACCCGACGGAGGTGGCCAAGGTCCAGCTCAACGGCCAGGACCGCTTCACGGAGCGCGAGGGTCGCTACTTCGACCGCGTGCAGCCCTACCAGCACCACACTCGCACGCCCTCCACGGGTATCTGCGTGTACTCCTTCGCCCTGAAGCCGGAGGAGCACCAGCCCTCTGGCACGTGCAACTTCTCGCGTATCGACAAGGCCACCCTCCAGCTGACGGTGTCGCCCAACACGGTCCGCGGTGGTCGCACGGCGCAGGTGCGCGTGTATGCCGTGAACTACAACGTGCTCCGCATCATGAGCGGCATGGGTGGCCTCGCGTACAGCAACTAAACGTGAAAATGGATTTGGGCGTTGCATTCTGAAATGATGCAACCAACATGAACATCTTCGTATTATCTAAAAATCCGCAACTTGCGGCTCATCTTCATTGCGACAAGCATGTCGTAAAGATGATCCTAGAGACAGCCCAGCTTCTGTATTCTGCGCATTCTGTCATCCCTGAAGGGGGGTACAAGAAGACACATGTAAACCATCCGTGTGCAATTTGGACCCGTGAGAGTGTCCAGAACTACAAGTGGTTGGCAGAGTTGGGTTGGTGGCTTTGCAAGGAGTATCAGTTTCGGTATGGCGAACACAAGACTCACAAGACTGAGAAGCATATCGTATGGTTGACTGAGAATGTACCCGATATCCCAGATGTAGGGTTGACTCCCTTTCGCCAGGCAATGCCAGTAATCTACAAATGCGAAGATCCCGTTGAAGCATACCAGGCATACTATGTGGGCGACAAGGTGCCCCGGGGGTTCATAAAGTATACACGCAGGGAACAACCAGAGTTTCTTATTGGAGCATAGAGTTACCTCTTTTTAAACAATGTATCATATCCATACGGATCTAAAGATTCCGACAATGGTCTATACTTGCAACTATCCATGAAGGCATATAGTTCTTGTTTGTCCAAATGGAGGTGTTCAATCTGAATATGCTCTATATGTACATGGATCAGGTCTAAGCTTTTTAGTATGTCAAAATCAACACCCTCGGCATCTATAAACAAATAGTCAATACGTGTAAGATTGTGTTTTTTTAGGAGATCGTTTATCGACAAAGCCGGAACTGTAATTTGCTGAAGCTCATTTCTCTTGTAGCGGTGTTTTACTAGATGTTCTGGTAGGGTAGATGTCACATCAAATTTGCCTCCGGGCTTTCCAAGAGGACCATCTGATAAATGATAATACAGTACTGTGTCAGTTGAAGAATCGCATGTAATAGCGACTTTCTCTAAAACATATGGAATGCCTACATAGTTGTTTTCTATTTTGGTTGCATGGAGTGGAAATGGTTCCACAAGAAGGACAAATGATGGCTTAATTCTCTTACAGAGCTGTAATACATGATCATTGCCGTTATTTGTGCCTATTTGAACTATAGTAGCCATTATAGTACGTAATTAGTTATACCCGTAAATTCCATCGTCTACTCTATGATTTGATTAGGTTTCTAGAATACCATCCCGGATTTTTTGCTACCCATTCATCAAGTCGTTTTTTATCAGCCTCCCAGTTCAACACAATAGAATCCCACGAGTCTACCCAGACAATAGGCATATCCTTATAGAGATGTGTAAGTACACTGGGTTTCAAGAGAATAGGAACAGCTCCAAAGTAGATTGATTCATAAACACGGTGGGTATCGTGCCCCTGACCTTCCGGGCATACAACATATTTCGTTGTACAAAGACGCTGGTAATAGTGTTTCCTAGTAAGAGTAAGATCCGTGCGTGCTCTGGGATCTTTCAACATGATTTCTACACACGGCTGTCGGACTCCGGGATTTGTCTTGACAAGAAACCCTGCTAGGATCTCGATGGTTCTATCAGTTTCAAACTTGATAGTTGGAATGATATCCAGACTCCAATCTCCGAACCCAATAGGCACTGTAGTAACCATAGGATCCCGAATCACACAGTTGATGGTATAGATATGCAATGCATGCGGGCGTAAGATTTCTAGCCAGCGCATATTAAACTCAGTATCTGCATTCTGACATGCAAGTATGAATTTCTTACCATTGCCCCACTTTGGTAGCGCAGAAAGAAAGACGCTTATGTAGTCAATATTAATGAAAACCCGATCACCGTGTCCGGCCTGCATATACGAGAATTTACGCATCTCTGGATATCTTGGACAGCAGTTCCACTGGCATTCGAGCGCTAAAGATCTGCCCGAAATAAGCATATATCCTATCTAGTAGCCATACTATCTAAGCATGTTCGCACCAAATTGTATTGGTTTCTGCAGGTCGTTGAGTAATTCCATACACTTTTGGAAGAAGACATCTATACTGTTGTATCCCACGACTGTGGCCACGGAATAATGCAATCCAAAGGTTGATATTGCCAGTCCCGCATACAACTGTTTCGCATTCGGACATCAACAAAACTATTGCAAGAAACCATTTTGCATACTCTTGGTTGGTTGATGTATTCAGAATATCAACTGTCTTAGCTTCGCGTGTATGACGAATTTCATCCTCCATAATACATGCATTCGGAAAGTTGATCTTACCTAGCCGAAGAAACTCTGATTCATCTGATTGAAGCCAGATTCGCTTTGAGTTTGCACGTTGGTAGACGTCTGTATATGATGGAACTCCTACTTCACGAACTTTGTCGGTTCCTCGATAGAATAATACGCAGGTTTCAGCAGGGTGAATATTGTACTTTATCTTCAGGAAGTTTACACGTCTGATAATTTCTGGGGTGGGAGAGAAGTATCTGTTTACAAGAGGGGAAATCTGATCATACCGTATTGTGTGTAAATTTGCAAACTGTGGCTCTCCTAACCACGGACCCCATGTCAGAGGTCCACTTGGTATTGTGATATCCTTATTCTGAAAGAATTGTTCAATGATGTTTTTCTTACCATTGCTATACAGTGCGTACTGCTCGGAACTATCTATATAAATTGGAAGACGGCCCTTTTCATTATAATAGCCTACAATAGCCTCCAATCGAACCTGACAACACGAGAAGAAACCTGCGTTGTGCGTAACTCGAAGCATTGTAATGCTATACCGGGTGGTCCGTAAACCGCGTATTTTCCGGGAGTATTATAAATGCCTGCCGTTGGATCTCGTGCTGAAGTTATGCATGGAACTGCCGACCACACAAGCGGTGGTCTAACCTCTGGCGACCTGAAGTATAACAAGTGGGGTCGCATCGTCAGTCGCCGTAAGTCGGCGAGTGCCCGGAAGGAGAAGCGTCTTCACAAGGCTGGGTACACGGCTCGTAAGGGTGCATTTGGTGCCGTCAAGATCGGTGATAAGAAGACTCGTCGCCACCGTAAGTAGGGTGAGCGACGGTGAGCGACATGGAGAGAGCGAAGTGAACGACGCGTAGAACTTTCATGAAACGCAGTCTTAAAGATGTATAATGTCGGAGTGGGTTGTAGAGGCGAAGACTGTCCAAACGGGCGCTGTTCGCACACTTATTGAGGCGCTGAAGTGCATTCTTGTTGAGATGAGTCTCGTGTTTGACAAGGATGGACTCCGTATGATTGCCATGGATAACACTCGGACTGTGTTGGTTCACCTTCGGTTGAATGCCGACAAGTTTGAGAAGTATTCCTACAACGCAAACACCGACAGGATCATCGTGGGGCTGAACACAGACCATCTTTATCGTATTGTCAAGACAGCTACCAATGACGATACTCTGACATTCGCGGTATCCCAAGAGGATGCCAATCATCTGAGCGTTATCCTGGAGAATGGGGAGAAGAAGTGCGTGACCTCCTATAAGTTAAACCTTCTCGACCGCGATGATGCCGACATCCAGATGCCGGAGACCGAGTTCTCGACACGTATTACAATGCCGTCCCTTGATTTCCAGAAGATCTGTCGTGATATGACATTACTCTCTGCAAAGACTGTAGAAATCAAGAACGTCAAGAACACTCTGACCTTTTCCTGCAAGGGCCAGTTTGCATCTCGTGTTACCGTGATGGGCGACTCAGAGACCGACTTTAGTATCTCCAAGAACCGTGGGGATGAGATTGTCAGTGGGGCATACAGCCTTCCTCATTTGGTTCTCTTTACGAAGTGCACGAACCTGTGTAATAACATTGAGATCCATATGAAGAACGACTGGTTTCTGATGATTCGATATGTCGTAGCCAACCTTGGGGAGATTAAGCTCTGTCTGATGCACTGCTCTTAAAATGGAATGGAGATATATGCTATCAGAGACATCAATGGATCCTCCGGAAAAGAGGCGGAAGAAGAAGGATAAGGCAAAGGAAAAGGCAGACCGTTCTATCTATAGCACAAAGCATGTGCGAATGAAAGTATTTCAGGCTCTGAAATAAATGCCGATAGATCCAACCCCGGCGGCCAGCGACTATACCACGTATATTCGTCAGAAGGCCGATATTGTAAAGAATGGAACTGTAAATTTTGCAAGTAGTCTCTTCAAGTCTGCAGTATTTACATCAGGGCCTGGAAAGCAGGAGTTCCCTCCGGTTCCTCCGGTTCCCGCGGGAGACTACGGAATCCTTACGGGATTTGATGGTAACGAACTTATATATGATTTGAGTCCCGGAACCTCTGATTTCACGGTTGAGCTGTTTTTCAAGTATTCGGGAGGAAGTGGATATGACGAAATCATCTGGGCTTTTTATGTAAATGATGTTTACATGTATATCGATGATGTTGGCTATTTTGTAATAATAATTAGTACAAATGATTACTGCGAGCTACGCGCTCCTATACCCGCTGTAAATACCTGGTATCATGTTGCAGTAACTCGTTTCGGAAATGAATGGTATTCAACAGTTAACGGAGCTACTTCTCTTATTGGAACAGCAACGGGACCAGTCGGTTATGATTTAAGCATCGGTGGAAACGAAGATGGTGATTATTTTACTACCGGTTCCATCTCTAACTTTCGGTACACAAAACGTGCACTATACACTCAAGTGGGAGTAACTACTATACCAAGTGTTCCTCTAACAGCTGTGGCAGATACCGAACTCCTCCTACTTGCAAAGCCGGGTGCAGAGTTCGCAGATTCCAGTGGAAATAACTATGAACCTGATTACGGAACCTGCACTGTAGTACCAGGCACAATTACTCCGTTTCCCGTACTTTTTACCGACTATGGAATCCTTACTGAATTTAATCAAAATGAGAATGTACTTGTATATGATTTGGATCCGGGAACTTCTAGTTTTACAGTTGAGATGTTTGTAAGATTCCGGTACGACGACGACGACTCTGATATTTGGTACTTTGGCGGTCCAGGAGACACCATTGGAATGTACATAGACACTGATAAACTTCAGGTACGTGGTCTCTTAAACGGCACTTCATTCACTTCAGATATTCTTACAATTACTAGAAACACATGGTATCATATTGCACTAACTCGTTCAGCGGATGAATGGTATGCAACAGTTAACGGAGTTACTTCTCTTATTCGAACAGAGAATGGTGACTTCACAGATGGTTCCATAATTATCGGAGGTAGAAACGGAGATCTATTCTATTATGGTTTCATCTCTAACTTCCGGTATACAACCGGGGCACTATATGACGAAGAGACAGTCTATCCTATACCCAGTCTCCCCCTCACAGCAGACGAAGATACCCAACTCCTCCTACTTGCAAAACCCGATGCCCCCGATGCCGATTCTAGCGGGAATGACAATGAAGCCGTTGGAAGCTGTCGTTTTACGATAGGGCCAATTTCTCCGTTTCCCGTACTCTTTGATGACTACGGAATCCTTACGGGGTTTTCTGATACAAGGAGTCTTACATATCCCGATACTTTGAATCCGGGGGACGATGATTTTACGGTTGAGCTGTTTTTCAAGTATTCGGGATCTGGAGACTATCTGTGGAACTTTGAAGGGCCAGGACGAAATGTTCAAATGCATATAGGTGGTAGCGAACTTTACGCACGGGTTAATCTAGATACTTTGTTTAACCAAGTTATTCTTGTTCCAGCTGAAAACACATGGTATCATGTTGCGCTAACTCGTTCAGAGGATGACTGGTATGCAACTGTTAACGGCGTTACCTCCTTGCTTGGAACAGTGTCTGGAACGTTGGCAGGTTTCGCTCTAACCGTTGGGGATTATGAGTTAAACGATGCGCCCTTCACCGGTTCCATCTCTAACTTCCGGTATACAAAACGTGCGCTATATGATGTAGTGGAATCTGATACTATACCAAGCCTCCCCCTGACAGCTGTAGCAAATACGGAACTCCTTCTACTTGCAAAACCCGATGCTCCTCTTGCCGATTCCAGTTCAGTCCCCAAGACTGCCACGGGAAGCTGTACCTTCGCTTTTGGCCCAATTTCCCCTCTCCCCGTACAATTTCAAGGAATACTTACAGGATTCTCTACTACAAAATATCTTACGTATCCCAATTTAAATCCGGGGAATGGTGATTTTACGGTTGAGCTGTTTTTCAAGTATTCGGGAGACGGGGACAATATTTGGTACTTTACGGGTACGTCCTATGTCGGAACCTACATAAATGAGAACAAACTTTCTATACAGATTGGTTCATCAGATATCGGCGATGATATCTATACTCTCAACGCAGACACGTGGTATTATTTTGCAGTAACTCGTTCTGGAAACAATTGGTATGCAACGTTTAACGGCCTTACGTCGTTGCTTGGAACACTGTCTCAACCCTTTGATGGGTCCCTAACCGTTGGAGATAGTGCCCCGGATGACAACCCCTTTATTGGTTCCATTTCTAACTTCCGGTACACAAAACGTGCATTATACACTCAAGTGGGGGTAACTACTATACCAAGCGTTCCTCTAACAGCGATAGCAGATACCGAACTCCTCCTACTTGCAAACGCCGAAGCACCGTTTGCAGATTCTAGTGCAGTACCCAAGACTAGCGCAGTAACCTGTGATTGGACTTTCGGCCCTATCGTGGTCTGAGCTTGTGAGGCGTATACGTGACATCATCTCCAACTCGAAACCGAGACGTCGGCGTAATGAACTTGCGATCATTCTGTGACGCATTGGAGTTCCAGATCTTCACAATGTGAAACGCTCCCTTCGGAGACACCGTAATCCCCTGCAGAATCTCCTTGTGTGACTGAAGCAACTTCCCGGTCACACAATGAACCATCAGGTCGACAAACACTTCATGAGTGTCCGACGCTTCAATCTTCTTTGACCATGCACCCCCCTTCTCGTTCTCGGGGGAATCCCACGTGGGACGAACCCCCTTCTTCATGAAGAAGAACATACCATTCTCCCACGCATCCTTGGGAATCGAATTTACAATCGTCCAGAACTGGGCCGGCGTACCGACCTCTCCAACCTGCGAATATGACGCCAACGAGTAATCTTGGCAATCGGGATCATGATACCAGAGCGTCCAAGGTGAGAACTCCATTCTTATTGGGGGCGAGATAGATTCTCGGCTATATACGTATCCATTTTTGAACGACAGATACAATGGACTTTTTATATGCGGTTCTGGGAGGAATATCATGCAAGTTGTATGATGATTTGAACGACAACCAGATGATAGGTCCCCGTGTACAAGAGATACTCAAGGGAACACAATGGATACTTCTGACGTTGCTGTCTCACAACGACTTCAACTTTGCTACGATTAATCTGATTGCAAATGCAGGAAATGCGTTAAACAACTGGGGAGAGTGGAATCATCCATACGAGACATCATTGTTATGCTTGGCTCCCCTGTTCTTACTTATCAGTGCTTCAACCGCACACTGGTTAACAGTATCGGATATCGTTTGTTCGAGTATTTGGATAGTTGGTATGTTTCTGGAGCCTATGTTTGTGACAGAAGAGGTCAGCAAACGAAAGTTTTATTTGCGACTGTTTGGAATCCTTCTTGCCCTTGTTCCGGCAATAGGTGGAATGCTATATTTTGACATATCACATAGTATTATCAAGGTCTGTATGTATTGCGTAGGATATTCAACGACATCGGCATGTTTCCAGGCCTATATGCTGTGGCAGAAAAACGAATCTGTTTCTGTGGAGGAAAGGTAAGGCGCGGGTATGATGGATGTTGCAACTCTTTATTCGTTGCGCTCAGAGACAGTGCCTCTGTGTGAGGCTACCATTGCAGCGATTGCAAAGATGCGTCGTACCCCAGTCTCCTACAAACCCGCTGCACACGTGCATGGGCGTCGCTACCAGCGTAAGACAACTCCTAGAGGGTTACCCGAGAACTGGCGTGAAAAGGCTATCCTGGAGACTCATCGTCGCCTGAAGGAGCGCGAGGACCCCGACTATGACGTGGTCGTGACATCGGTGAACAAGCTGTCAAACGAGCACTTCGATGTGATGGTGCGCGATACACTAGAGGTTCTCGAGAAGCGCGATGATGCGTTCCGTCTCCGCGTGTCTACTCTCGTGTTTGACCGGGGGATCCTGCAGAACTTCTTTGCCCCCCTAATCGCAAAGTTCATCAAGGTGCTCTCCTTGAAGTTCCCAGAGATGCGCGACGATATTGCGGTGCAGATCTCTATGTTCCACCGGCTGTATGATGCCGACAACATCACTCTGGTGCCATCGTCGAACGACCCTACCTACGACGACGCAATCATTGCATGGACGAAGCAGAAGGAGAAGAAGCGGGGGTTCGCTGTTATGGTCGGTGAACTCAACGCAAATGGCATGGTTCACTTTGAGACGATGCGCAGTATGCTCCAGGAGGTCATAAACGACCTGGATTCAACCAGCCGTGAGCCTAAGACTCCAGCAACGGAGGAGCATGTAGACCACCTGGTTCGGTTTCTGTTTGCCGTAGCACCGAATGTCAAGGGACAGATGATTGATCCCATCAAGAATATTATGGAGATCCCACGGCCACACGTCCCGTCGCTGACGATGAAGTCTCGATTCAAGTTGGAGGATGCGTTGAAAATCCTTAAAAGCCCGTCGGTATAGCTGACAAATGAATCCGTCTGCAAGTGTTTTGGTTCAGGCTGCCAAGATTGCTCTTGAGCAAGATCGCCCTATCTATCTGGACTACTGGGCGGGTAGCCTTGCAAAGACAATTGTTATCGGAATTCAGGATGAGAACTCAAAGTGTCTTATCAAGAGTGACAGCGAGTACACCTCTGAGATCACTAAGATTTTCCGTGTCAAGGACGAGCCGGTATTCATTGTTCTAACCGAGAACTCGCTCTACATCGTCTCTTCAGAGATTCCCATCAAGAAGATCGTATCTTAACACAGACGTCGATAGCATATAATGGACTTCCCACCACCTCATATGGTGTGGTATGAAGCTCTTAACGACAAATCGATGGAAGCAGTCTGGATAGAAACGCAACGAATGCATCCTGAAGCAGAATACACGGAAATATCGGCAGCCCAAACAAATTCAATTGACGAATTTTCAGTTTGGTTTGACCAGTGGACCACTCGTCTTTCCACGGCGAGAGTTCGTATCCTGCTAGTTTGGCATGCCCACTGTCTTTCTGCATCATGCCAACAGATGCTCCGCAGATCTATGGAGAAACGATCGTTCAAATGCAGAGTCTGGTTTCATATTGAGGAACCAGCATCCCTACAACCAGCCATACTCTCCAGATGTATTGTGCGGAAACTCGCTTCTGCTACAGCACGAGAGTTCAAACGTTCGGGAACCATACCCGACATCTGGAAGTCTGTTTGGAACAATCCGGCCGAAATGGAATTACCCATAGTAAAATAGAATAGACCAATGCCACGTATCATAGTGTATACTGATGGAGCGTGTTCAAAGAATGGAGCAAAACATGCACAGGCTTCCTGGGCGACATGGTTTCCTTCTCATCCTGATTGGAGTTCTGCTGAGAGGGTGCCAGGAGATGTTCAAACAAACAATCGAGGAGAGCTCTGCGCAATTCTTGAGGCGTATCGCAGAATCAAGCAGGAACTGGGATCTGGCTGCGAAGCAATGGAAATCGCAGTCTACACAGATTCTGAATACTCAAAAAACTGTCTTACAATCTGGACCGCTGGATGGATTCGAAAGGGTTGGATTACTGCGGGGGGCACACCGGTTATGAACCGTGATCTAATTCAGCAGGTGCTGGATCTACAGCCACAGTTCAAGTCCACTACGTATTATTACGTTCGAGCCCACACGGGTGGCACTGATGAGCATTCAATCCATAACGACAGAGTGGATCGCATGGCTCGACGTGTTCTAGACGAGTCTGTAACCCTTCCAACTCTGGAAACGCAGGATACCTCTGGATGCCCACTGAGACTTCTTGGACCCCCGGTATCAAAAACGGTACTAGCATCGTGGGTCAAAGAGAACATGAAAATTCTTGATTCCGATGCACTCGAAAAGGCACTCTTGAAGGCTCTAGCAGAGACCTTCTCCAACCAGGGTAGCAAGATGGAGATACGCAAGGGAATGGTTACGTTAACAGCCGGTTTACAGATAGAGAGCGCTAAAGTAGATAAGGATGACTAGCATTACTGGTTATTTATTCTCGTCTCCCACATGTGAACCTTGTCGGGTTATGAAACCAGCCCTACAGGAGCTAAAACAGGATTTTGACAGCCTACATTGGGTTGATGTAAACACAAAGGCCGATCCTCAAAATATCGCAGGTAGATATGGAATCACACATGTTCCTTCTATGGTTGTGGTTCGCGATGGTAACCTGATTGGAAAAGTTACTGGAACCGGCATGGCCGAGTATTATCGTATTTTGCGTCAGGCAACTCGTTAGTATACCAAGACTGCTCCAACTATTAGACCAAGCATCATCGACGCTGCAACAACTACTGCCATTAACAGTACGATTACCATTTCATCTGTTGATTCGGCGGGAACCTTGTCAATCATTTCGTGAAACAATTTGTCCCCGTATAACGTCCTGTACAACTCTCCACGTTCATGAACCTCACGAATGAGATTCATGAATTGGATTTCAGACTCCCACTTTCTAAGCTTTGCGAGTGCGATATAATTAACCATCCTGTTGAGAGCAATCTCTCGGATGCGATCATATCCATTTTACTTGGTTACAGGCATCCCATTGATGTAGCTATCGCAGACAAACTGATCGTCATCTGCAGGGGCCCCACACTTTCCTCCAGGGCATCCGGGCTTTGTACCTGCGCTTTGTCCGGTCAGCGTAGGAGAGCTAGTCGTATACACTCGTGACGGAAGGCGATCCGGTGCTACAGTCAGTAGAATTCCATACGCAGATCCTCCAAACAGAAGTCCGGCAAGAGATGAAGTTGCCAGAGGCATACCAATGCTTGAGAACCCTGCAAAACAGCCCCCGTTCTTGAGAATCCAGAATTGCGACGCTATAAACGATACCATGGCTACTATCGTGGCACCCGATTTTACGATTCCTCGGTTCTGGATACTATCGATCAGATAGTAGAACATCACCGTAAACGTTACCACAAGCGGAGTCGAAGTATAATTTGAAACAAAGCTGTCAAATCCAGGAATAAAGCACCCGGCCGCACCTCCAACAATTGGAGGAGGACTAGACATGGCAGACATCAGGTTTCCAACAGCTACACCAAGTCCCCAGTTTAGGAAAATGCTCAAAAATCCGGCAATAGACGGAATACTATAGCGAAAGTCCTGGGAAATAGCATCTGCAATAAACCCGAACATCATTAGAATGTGAGGTAGGAACAGAACTCCCGTATATGCGAACTCTTGAAGTCCACCGGTTTCGACCGAAGGAAGAGAGCTCATTCTAGATTTCATCAGAAACCCTATTGAAACTGATATGATGATAACAGACAGCACCGCGGTGCTTATCATGTAGGGATCCATTATGAAATAGGGAATACTTTGTTTGTGGTACTACACTGATTATCATAGGAATTGTCTTGCTCAAGCAGTAATGGCAATCAACTTGTCGAGGTCAGTTACTCGGCCATGTGATATACTATGCGACCTCACAATTGACGATGTTGCAATAAGTCAGGCAACTGTTACTGTTTCCAGTAGCGGGGTATCGCTGAATTTTACGGGACAACAGCCCAGTCTAAAATACAACGGACAGGGATACACATGTACGGGCATGGTTATAAGCGCTCCGTCATGGCATACTATTGAAGATATTCGGGCAGATGCAGAGTGCGTTGTGATAGCAACAAACCCAAAAGGCGGAATCGTATGTATGTCAGTGTTGTTGCGTACGAATACTGCTTCTTCTCCGATTAACACATCTATCCACGGTTGGCTTCCGTATGCAGTAGCAGGGAATTCTATTCCGGTAAACATGGGAGACAGTTGGTCATTGACCAAGATGATACCTCCGGATCCTGCATATTTCACATATAAGGGATCTCTTCCCTGGTCGTCTGATGCAAAAGTTCAGTGGGTTGTATTTCGCACAATGGGAAACATAGAACCCAACGACTATGCCCTTCTTACCAAGCTCGTTCCCAATATTCCTCCTAAATTTGTACCGATAAATCAGGAGATATTCTTCAACGAGACCGCTCACATTGCAGGTGTCCCCGATGGAAAGGCATACATGCGATGCAAACGTATCAAAAAGAAGGGAGATGAAACTGCAAACCGTGTGACTCCTGCGTCTGGACTAGAGAGCTCTGCTACTAAAAAAGCTGATGCTGTAGATGCCGAGAACTCAACTTGGACCTGGATTAAGAAGGTTACTATTGGGTACATTCTTGAGGCCGGAGCTGGGAATATTATGGAGGCCATAGTATTCGGTGTTGCAATTATGGCTGGAGCCTATGCGGCATATACCATTTCAAGTGGCCCCAGAGGTCTATCACTTGCTAGTTCGGCGCAATCGAATGCAAAATATTTACTACGTTTCTGGAATTCTATTGTTGACAGGCTTTCGTTGTTAGTCCCAGTGTTTGGTGTATTCAGGTACTCCGGCACTCTCAACTGATTTTAACTGCTTGTAGAGTTCTGACAGTTCCTTCTCGAAGACTACAATGTCCTCGCGAAGGGTACCATTCTTACGTACCCGCTTCTGAAGGGCATCGATGCGCGTGCGGATATCCGACTCTGACATCTCCTGCCTAGGAGGAGATGACGCCCGAGTGCGCTCACGAAGCACCTTGTACTTTACATCTGTCCAGCCATCGATGGCTTCCTCTTCAAACTCTGCATCGCGTTCTGCATACTCGTACGCCTCTTGGTCCTCCAGTTCGTCCAAGCGATTCTGAAAGAGATCATCCTGCCGAATGTATTCGGGCTTAGCAAACAGTGGCTGGCGGTAGAAGACCCGCAGTGCAACCTTGGCATCTCGAGTAGCCTTCTCACGGAGTTTTGCTACACGGTCGGTGTCTACGACGACCTCAACCTTTTCATTCCATGCCTTTGCGCGAGAGGCGAGACTGGGGCCCGTAGGCACCGCGGTAACACGTGTGTTACCAAGTTCAGGAAATGCATTTGCGGTCATATCGACCGGCTTGACGACTGGCTTGCGAAGATGAGGGGCAATATACGACATCTTGGGGGCGGTATAGTATACTTGTGTTGATACAGATCCATTTTCGTAAGCTAGAAACGGAACTTTACGCGCACTATCGAACAATCCCACAATGGTTGTTGCTACTCTTATTTCTGTCCAAGGAGTCCTCTCCGAGGTTGTGATTCCAACGAAGACTCCAGATGTTCTTGAGTGGCTTCGCAAGAAACTGAAGAGACCGGGCTTGCAATTGCAGACAAAGTTGAAGGTTGATAATGGTCAGATCGCTATATTTGCAACGCCTTCCGACGACGAAGACGAGGATACAAATCAGCACATGCTTCCTCCACCTCTGCACGACGATACCTTTGTTGGAGCCATGGTTGCGATTCGGTCTACTACAGATCACGACACATACGACAAGACAACTGCAAGTTATACTGATCTGAAACCAGCAGAGTATGATGACATCTACCAGGGGTTCACATTCGATGACAAAGAGAGCGATAGTGAAAGTGAAGATGAAGATGTACTTCTTGAAGAGGAAGAAGAAGAGGAAGAAGAGGAAGATGTTCCAGTAGCACGTGAGCCTGTTGAGCACCGATACGAGAACCTATTTATCGACCACGTTGCTCGAGACCTTGTAATTGACGTATTCAAGACCGTTCTTCCAGAGGATGCCATCGCTCGAAAGCTGGAGAACCACATTCTACGTAGGTGTGATCGAGAGGCCCGTCTTTGGGAGGTAGATGCTACATGGGATAATACGCCCTTCGTTCGAATGTATCAGAGTCGGTGCGCCCATCTGTACAGACATCTTCCCGCATGGAAGGATCGTATTCTTGACGGAGACATGCCGGTCGAACAGTATGCACTGATGACCGAGGTAGATCTGAATCCCGGGCAATGGCAAGAGGCGCTCGAGAAGGCGTTTGCAAGGGAGATGAATACGATGGCGACTCAGAAGTCTGCCAGTATCACCCTATACTGTCAGCGTTGTAAGCGTCAGACATCCTGCGACTACTATCAGTTGCAGACTCGTTCCGCAGATGAGCCCATGACTACTTTCGTAACCTGTCTCGAGTGTGACAAGAGATGGAAATTCTAAGTGGATACTAATGGCTACCTGGGATTTTGATACCCCGACCCAGAATACTAAGATTCAGAGTGTAGAGAACTATCTAACTGAGAATCTTCAGAGTACAACAGCTGGAATGAATGCGTCTCGAATGCTGGATCTCTACAACTTTTTGCGCTCAAGGACCTTTTCAAGTCCCCAACAACTACAGGCATCTGTTATCAAAGATGGAGTTCCTCTGTTTACTGCTGAAGAAGCCAAGCAAGTATTCGATCAACTAAAGATGCGAGGCGGTGGAGAATCGGTTGAATTCTTTGACAGTATGGCTCGTCGTCTTGCAGGGTATACCGGAGACTGGATCCCAGAGTATGCAAAGGGGTATGTCTACTTTCTGAAGGGGTTGGAACAGAACCCCGATCAAGGTCCTTTGATAAGCACCATGCTTGATGTTGTAGCACAGGGGATTCCCACTCTTGCAACAACTATCCAAACGATGGCTCCGCAGATAGTCGGAGCCCTGCCTATACCATCGGCAGCCGTTGCTGGAATTGTTATTGGCTGGATAATGTCTGCATTTCTATTGTTCTTTGGGATTCTGGTGAATCTCTCTCGGCGAAAGTTTGGTTCTGCATTTGTTACATCGATGGCCCTGCTTCCAGTTGTAGGATCTTCTATCATGAACGCAGCAAAGTCAGTTGAGCGGGTTGCTGGAAAGATGTCAGATAGACGTGAAAAGCTTGTAAAATCTGTTATGTCTGTATTTGGTCCGGCAACCGGAGCAACTGTTACAGAGTACATTCCTGATTTGCAAGAAACTCCGCTTACAAGAAACCCGATGTAATACCATAATGGAGATTCAGGACACCCTTCGCCAGTGGATTGCACTCGATGATCAAGCACGGGAACTTCAAGGGCAACTTAAGACCATCCGTCAGGAGAAGCAGAAGCTCTCGGGAAGCGTTCTAGAATTCATGAAGGGTCATAATCTAGACAACTTTCAGCTTGAAGGAGGAAGTGGAGGAACTCTGTCACGGCAGGTACGGAACGTTCGCCCGGCCCTCCGTCGTGATGTTGTGCGCACCCAACTCCTCCTACAGTTTGCCGATCAGCCCGACCGTGCAGCAGCAGTTCTTCGTGCGATCGAAGGGATTGCAGAGGGAGATGATATGTCAGTTTCGGGGGTTCAAAAGGAGCTTCTGTCTCGACGGGTTCCTCGCAGTCAGAAGATCGTGCTCTCATAAAAATGGATCTGTTTCCGCCCAGGAATACAGTTGTGCCCCCGAATAGAGAATACAATGCCATCGCAAAAGGAAGTGTTCGCTGCCCAAAAGGCTGCAAAGGAGCTGGCAAAGGTTGCCATGGAGACGGCGAAGGCGAAGGCCGAGAAGGCTGCGGTTACGACCGCAGCATTGCTTGAGGAGAACAAGCGCGCTAAGGCACTAATCGCACGGCGTGCTGCGAAGTCGATTAGCACATGGAAGGCGCACAATATGGAGATTGGTCGCGTCGTTGGAGAGTCGCAGGTGGACGACGAGATCCGCCACAAAAACGGTTAAACAAATAAAAAGAGTTTTCGTTTCAAATTGGTATCCTGTTTCACAGCTAGATGCAATGGAGCCCTGGATGCCAGTTATGGTAGCATTTGTCCTCTATGGATATGTCACTGTATTCAACCGAATGATGAAGAATCCTGTTGATACCTGGATGGATATCCCGAAGATTTATACGTGAAACCGTTTCTTGAAGTCAGCAAGAGATGCGCGGACAGTCTTTTTGTTCCAAAGGATATACCTTGAAAGCGCACCTGGGGTAGCAGGATCCCTCCAGTTCTCGCCCATATTTGAATGACGATCAATATATCTCTCACGCCGTGTCTTATCACGGTGCTTCGTGTAATCAGAATACCCCTTCTGCCCAAATGGGACGATTTTTGTGCGGCCATCCTTCACAAACACCGCATCCCACTTCTTCTCCTTCTTATGTGACCTGCGAAGGGTCTTGAGACGCATACGACCACCACCGCCGTATTTCTTCAACATCGGAACAAGGTCAAAATCGGTCTCTGTCATGAGACCATTTGATGTCTCTTCTACTGCTGGGTCTGCAGGTATTGCTCGGGTAAACCCCATCTTTTCATAGAATCCAACAGCATTTGGAACACTATCCAATGATTCTATATCAATCTTGCTACCCTTTCCTGCAAATACCTCCAAACTCTTGAGGATCGGGCCACCAAGTTTGGTATCCTTCATCGAACATAGTGTGTGTATGTGTAGCTCTACGCCACTTTGGTCCAAATCGGTGTACCGTACTTCGGACTGAGCAAACCCACGGTATACTAGCTGACCAGCTTCATTGAGAGCCCTAGCAAGGGTAAGAATCTTAACGTGATCTTCTTGAACTCCCATGATGTACTCCTCTCCAAGAGACCCCCTGCAAAGCTTATCTGCAAAGCCCTTCGCATTTTTCATAACATACGCGCTATACAGATCGAACAAGGGGTGCGACTCTGCATAGTTGGATATGTCGTACTGCGTTGTTTCAAGATTTTTGCGTATTCTCGCCTGATCTTCTTCCTTCGTTTTGGGACACGGTTCCCCTCTACGACACATCTCAAAAAGACGCGCCAACATCTTATTAGTATGACAGAGAATGTAAGGGATGAAACCGAGGTTGCCTTACGAGATCGAGCAAATCATACCATCTGATGTCCTTCACATCATCTATGGCTTCGTTCCTCATCTTCCTAAGAAACCTCTTCCGAGTCCATCCCTTCAACGCGAGCTAGAGAAACTACAGAACAGTAAACACCCGCCGATGTACATGCGCAATTTGGAGGATTTCGTTCTAGACAGGAGATAATGGACCTCCTTTTGCTACTCGAAGACTGGGCAGAATGCGTACGTCGCTTGAAGGATGATACACCCGATCGTTTCATAACTGAAGAAATCTGCCGTGATATGCTAACCCGTATGGAGCGCATGAAATTCAAGCGTCCCGAACTGTTTGTCCACCGTCGTGGAGAGGACTATGAGATCTTTACAGCTGAACTTTTGGAAGCACATGGAATACCAAATACGATGCCAATCCTCGAGGACTCTGAGTTCTTCGATCTATGTTTGGAGGTTCGTCGTTCTCGGAAAATGAATCGTCTGGAAACTAATGACAATAAGTCACAAGCATGGGTGACAAGATCATCGGAGTCAAGTTCGGGATCTGGAGTCCGGAGGAGATCCTTAAGCAAAGCGTAGTCAATGTTGTGACCGACAAGCACTACCAGGGTAACCAGCCGGTTCCCGGCGGAGTCTTTGATCCCCGTTTCGGAGTCATCGAGAACGGAAAGGTGTGCCCTACGTGTCGTCAGACGAACCAGAAGTGCCCCGGTCACTTTGGACACATTCGTCTTGCACGGCCTGTGTATCTGATTCAGTACTTTGATCCCACGCACAAACTCGCAAACCAGATCTGCCTGAACTGCAGTGAGCCTCGCCCACAGGATCCCAAGGTGAGCGCAAAGACCCGCGAGTGTGCAGTCTGCGGAACCCCGTACTTCAAGTCGGTCTCAAAGGTCCAGGGAACAGCGGCTGCTCTGCAGGGAGAGGCGTACGTAGCGAAGGATGAGGCGGCCATTCCGCCAGTCCCTCTAGAAACCGAGGTCATCCTACGGGCATTCCAGCGCCTGACCGATGCACAAGTCGAGTTTCTGGGATACGACCCGAAGTTCGCTCGGCCCGATTGGATGATCTGTACGGTCCTTGCAGTTCCTCCTCTGTCTGTTCGTCCTTCCGTAATCATGGACGATAACCAGCGTATGGAAGACGACCTGACACACCAGCTGTTGATGATCATTCGCTCCAACAACGCCCTGCGGGACAAGATTGATAAGGGAGAGACTGCCGATACCATCACGAAGTCCACTACCCTCCTGCAGTACAACGTAGCTACCTATGTAGACAACGACATCAAGGGACTGAACCCCGCTGTTCAGCGCTCCGGTCGTCCTCTGCGTACTCTGAAGTCCCGCTTGGGTGCAAAGACTGGGCGTGTTCGTGGAAACCTGATGGGAAAGCGTGTGGACTTCTCTGCCCGTTCGGTTATCACGCCCGATGCTAACATCGACGTCGACGAACTCGGTGTTCCAGAAGAGATCGCCAAGAACCTGACATTCCCCGAGCGTGTCACGGCGTACAACCGTGAGCGTTTGATGGAGAATATCCGTAATGGTCCCGACAAGCATCCCGGTGCAAAGTCGGTGCACCTGTCGCGCGAGGACAAGACGGTGTCTCTCAAGTATGTGAATGCCGAACAGATTGAGCTACGTGATGGAGACGTGGTTCACCGCCATCTAATTGACGGAGACATCGTCCTCTTCAACCGTCAGCCTTCGCTTCACAAGGCATCCATGGAGGGACACCGTGTCCGTGTCCTTCCCTACTCAACGTTCCGTCTGAACGTCAGTGCCACACGGCCCTACAACGCTGACTTCGATGGTGACGAGATGAACATGCACGTTCCTCAGAGCGTGGCGGCTGCAACTGAGCTTCGTCAGCTGACCTCTGTCCTCCGACAGATTATCAGTCCTCGCACATCATCTCCCATCATTCAGCTGTTTCAGGATACTATGACGGGAACCTACCGTCTCTCTCAGTGGATGAAGGCGATTCCTCGGCATGTCGCACAGAACATCCTAGCCCGTATCACTCGTAAGATGCCGACAGGAGCACTAACAGGACCCGAGCTGGTCAGTGGGGCGTTCCCCGTGATGAATTTGAAGGCCGGTGGTGCAACTATCGAGAATGGCAAGTTCGTAGCAGGAATTCTGAAGAAGAGTGCTACATCAGCTACCATTCATGCGATCTACAACGACATGGGTCCTGTGGCGGCAGGAAAGTACATCAACGACATGCAGACAATCGTTACCAAGTTCAACATGTACTCTGGGTTCTCAGTGGGAACTGGAGATCTCATGGCCGATTCGGCTACGAACGAGTTCATTGACGAGGCCATTGCAAAGGCACGGTCAAAGATTCAGTCCATTATGGAGTCGGTTCACGCGGGGACCTTCCAGAACATCTCAAGCCGTCCCGATGGAGAGGAGCTGGAGAAGCAGATCACTGATGCTGTGAATACGATGTCTAACGAGATTGCGAAGAAGATCGTAGACGTGCTTCCCAAGTCAAACCGTATCGTCCAGATGGTTGACTCTGGGTCCAAGGGCGGTGCACTGAACATCTCGCAGATGTCTGGGTTGCTCGGACAGCAACTCATCGAGGGTCGCCGTGTTCAGTATACCCTGCAGGACCGCACTCTGCCCCACTTCTCGAAGTTCGATGACGGTATGGAGAGTCGCGGGTTCGTTCAGAACTGCTTCGTGAGGGGTCTGATGCCAGCAGAGGCCTTCTTCCACGCTCAGGCTGGGCGTGAGGGTCTTATCGATACCGCTGTAAAGACTAGCGACTCTGGGTATATCCAGCGCCGTCTCATGAAGACGATGGAGGATCTGCACGTAGAGTATGATGGCACGGTGCGGAACGTTCAGGGAACCATCATTCAGATCCAGTATGGCGAGGACGGCATTGATCCCATTGGTGTCGAGACTCAACCCTATCCAGTTCTGGTAATGACCCTAGAGCAGATCTATGCGGAGTTTGCGTATACTGCCGCCGACATGCAACCCTTCGTAATGGAGACCCTCGGTGAGGCACCTGATCTCCTAGATGAGATTCTCAAGGATCGCGAGATGGTTCTTCGGTGTGCATTCCACGGGAAGTCTCAGGATATCATTCAGGCCCCGGTTCACTTTGGGCGTCTTCTAGGAAAGTATACCAACCCATACTCTGTGAAGTCTGATCTGACTCCTGCATACGTGGTGTCTGAGATTGGAAAGCTCCAAGCAGAGTTTCCCCAGAGCAAGGTATTTCATGCCCTCATGCGGTACAACCTGGCTCCTAAGAAGAGCATCATCACACTGCGTCTGACGAAGATGCTCTTTGACGAGCTCATGCGGGAGGTTCGCTTCAAGTACATTCAGGCTCTGGTTCACCCAGGAGAGATGGTTGGAGCAGTTGGTGCCCAGTCTATCGGAGAGCCGACGACTCAGCTGACTCTGAACACCTTCCACTCCGCAGGGACCACCAACGCAAATGCAACGGCAGGAGTGCCACGTATGGAGGAGCTGATGGGTGCCTCCAAGAACCCAAAGCGTCCAGGTAACACGCTCTACATGCTTCCGGAGATTCAGCACTCTGAGAAGGAGTCTCAGAAGAAGCTGAAGGAGATTCAAAAGACGACTCTGCGCGACATCACACAGTTCATTCGAATCTATTACGACCCGTATCCTACCAGTGGCAAGACCATTCTGCCCGAGGATCAGGCGGCGCTCGATCTCTACCAGCAGTTCTCGCTGAACCAGAACTGTGCGCGTAGCCCGTGGGTTGTGCGTATGCAGTTGGATCCTGCAAAGCTCGTGGAGCGTAACCTGCTTGACATGACACAGATTCAGACTCGCATTGAGAACAACCCGGTTCCTGCCGTAGCTAAGCTGGGAGACGTAATGCGCATGGCGTGTACCATGATTACCGATGCTGGTCAGATGGCAATTCGGTTTGAATTCGAGGCGGCAGGAACAAAGACGCTTGAGCTGAGCATGGAGTTCCTGCGCCAGTGTGAAGAGGCGCTGTTGGATACGGTAGTCTCGGGGAACCCGGACATCGGTCGGGTATACATGCGGACAATCAAGGATGAACCGACCCTCAGCCCCGAGGTTGGGGGATACGTTAGTAAGCCGTTCTTCGTGCTTGATGTAGAGGGAGCAAATCTGATGAATCTGATGAGCTTCCCTGGAATCGATGCTACCCGCTGTACATCGAATGACATTCATGAAATCAATGCAGTGTTCGGAATTGAGGCTGCGCGTCTTGCGATGTTTGAGGAGTTCAACGAGGTCTTCTCTCGCGAGAAGGTGAACTATCATCACCTGGCCCTCCTTGTGGATGCCATGACGGTCTCTGGGCGTATCGTCCCAGTCAATCGGTTCGGTATGGCGAAGAATGAGACAGGTGTTCTTGCTAAGTCATCCTTTGAGGAGACCTCCAAGATCCTGTTTAATGCCGCTATCAAGGCAGAGTTCGATGATATGCGGGGTGTGTCTGCGAACATCATGTTCGGACAGAAGCCTCCCTGTGGTACAGGATTCGTAGACCTACTCGTGGATGAGTCACGTCTGCCCGAGGGAGACGACTACACTGCAGAGAATCCTAGCGAAGAGGTACGTCGGGTCAACGAGAAGATCGCTGCACTCCAGCCTGTTGGGGAGTGTCGTATGGAAGACATTCTGATGGATTGGTAACATATTGAAAGCGGGTTTCCGCACTCAATATGGACCCGGGGGGGATTGAACCCCCGACTAACGGTTGATAAGACCGCTGCTCTACCACTGAGCTACGGGTCCTTGTCTCCGGTGGGAATTGAACCCACGACCTACAGCTTACAAAGCTGGTGCTTCTACCTCTGAGCTACGGAGACAAGGTAGGCGTTTCCTACACTCTTAGATACAGTCTTTTGTGTAAATTACATCTTCAGAATGAAGTGCACAGAACTGGCCAGAACTGCTATATACGTAGCATCTGTCCAATAGTGTTCTCTCGACATACCAAGAAATCGTTTCCCCGTTATATCGCACCATCCACCGATCAACGACAATACAACCGAGAGTAGCAACAGGAATACCGAGAGTCGCATTATTCCAGAGCGGGTAAATTTACAGGTACCTCGAGTAGTATGGTAATGTTCGAGGACTGTAGTGTTGAGCTGTTGGAAACGTTTGGGAATGACCTTACGGTTGTAAACGCCGCACGAGTGTCTATGGCAAAGGAAAGCACTCAACTCAGTACAGCGGATGAGAAATTGATTGCGTACCTGATTAAGCACGATCACAGTTCTCCCTTTTTTCATCCACAGGTCCGCTTTCGTATTCGGATTCCCATCTTTCTTGCAAGGGAATGGTTTCGGCACACCGTTGGGTTCTCTCGTAACGAGGTATCCCGACGCTATGTAGACAGTCCTCCGACTTTCTTTATTCCTGATACAGTGCGCCCTAGGGCTGCGAATGTAAAACAGGGAAGCGATGAGACTGCCCCGGGGAATGAATTTGCACGCGCAATGATCCTGCAGTCAACCAAGCAGTCACTTGATGTCTACCAGGAGCTTCTTGAGAGGGGTGTATGTCCTGAGCAGGCCCGTTTGGTCCTTCCTCAGAATATGATGACCGAGTTCATTGAGACAGGATCTTTGGCAGCCTATGCTCGGCTCTGCAAACTCCGTATGTCTCCTGATGCTCAAAAGGAGATTCGCGATGTTGCAGCGATGGTATCTCTCCATATGGAACAAGCGTTTCCAGTTAGTTGGAAGGCTTTCTCTTCCTAGACTTCCTTACATTACGGAACGTTCTCCGTCCACCCCGCTTCATGACAGCAACCGTGAACCCCGCCTGAACGTTTAGCTCGTTGAGAGTCTTTGCGTCATCTGTAAGTTCCCTACCGTTGTAAATCAATCGTTGACCAGCTGGTTCAATATCAAACTTAGTTTGAATAGTAGCCCGAAGCTCTCCAAGAGTTTGCGTAGGACTGTAATCCACTTCTACGCGAGTCTCTCCAAACTTTAGACCCAGTGTAGTGGGAACCTCTTCTTCGTCTTCTTCCACCTCAAACATGAATGGTATGACATCGTATACTTTTTTGGAAGTTCCAGCTTGACAGTGGTCAGCACTAACTATAGGACCTCCTTCAAGAACTCCACTTCGAGATGCAGTAAATGCAAGAACCTCATCGGTTTCGTTGATCTCCCAGAAGGAGTGTGTTTGTCTCATAATATCAAATATCCGCATGTACTTTACATACAGTGACCCAAGGGGAGTTTTTAGTGCAAAATATGGAATATTGTATATGTCACGATACTCAAAGGTACTAGTAAACTCTTCAACACATTCGTAATACGTTGAAGCTCCAGACTCCATCTCATCTGACAAATACGTCCGGGAGATACCGACAAATTTGTCTTTGATTTTGAGAACAATCCCGGCTCCGGTGTTCAGAATCATAAATTTTACGAGGTCAACGTCTCCGTGAACCGTATCGCTTATAGTGTCTGGGATGGGAACCCTTGTAAACCCGTCGGAGGTTTCAGTATCAAAGGAGTTCATACGCACAGTTGGAATACCCCGAACCTCGGGCTTACCGCTGAGAGCGGTTCTTCCAGGAGGTAGGACTCGTTGGGATTCTGGGCACATATCGTCTTCAATAGTTGCGCCAGAATCTCGTATTCTCTTCAAGTTTGGACCACACATATATTGAGAGCACCCGGTGATATCTATAAATGTAAGATTAACCAGTGGTGCTAAGGCATCATCCGTAAGCTGAATGCACTCACTCATAAATAATTCCTTTAGGTTGACCAAATTTTCAAATGCTTCATCCGTTATGGTATCTTGGGTACACTCTGAGATCATAATGGTACGAAGGTTGACTAAACTTGAGAATGCCCTATTTGTTATTTTCTCTTGCCTACACCCGGTTATATTAAGCGTAATAAGGTCTTCATGACCACTAAATGCTTCATCTGAAAGCTTTCTACATCCAAGAGTTGTTAGATGTTTTACACCTTTTATTGCCTGAATTGCCTCATCAGTTACTCTACATCTACTACAATTAAGCTCACGAACGCCTTTTATAGCACTGAATGTTGAGCCCGTTATTTGCCCACAGTACGGTATTACAAGAACCTCAATACCAGCCAGGTGTGTAATCGCTTGATCAGTTATTAGAAGTCCGGTTCCGCGTAGAGACTTTATACCGGCTAGGCTTGGAAATGCTGCATCAGTTACTTTTTCAAGACCCCCAATGTCCAAAATCTTAATGCCCGCTAGATGCTGGATAGCATCATCTCCTAGTTGTCCACAACCCCTAATAGCTAGTTTCTTAATACCCGCCAGTAATTTGATGTCATCTGCTGTGATATCGTCTCTGTACGAAAGATTGCACTCGGTTGCATCGGGATTTGCTGCCTTCCAATCTGCAACGCTTCCTTGTACAACTGGTGTCCACTCCAGGTATTCCATTGTCTAGAATGGCTATTTAATTGCTGTAGGCAAGACCGCCCATACCGCTCATGATGCGGAGGATATTGTAGTTCACAGCGTAGAGAGTGAAGTTGTGGGGCGTCTCCTTAGTGGGGTAGCAGTTATTAAAAACGTCATTGTTGAGACGTTCTCCCCAGAGATCGGTTGTACGACTGTCGAATACTAGGGTGGCATTATCAATGCGAGAAAAGTTACACGTGCCCGACGGCTGGTGCTCTTCGGGCTTGAGTGCAAAGGAATATACATTGACTCGAGTAGTCGAAGTATAACCCGGATAGCCAGAATGGTGTTGGTAGGGCTGTACCTTCCAGAAGTAGTCCCCGTAGCGCTCCTCAAAGCGGTCCTGCCCGTTCAGCTGAAGACGGCATCGGTCTACAATATCAGAATACTGGAATACCCCGACCGTCTGGTTATTCGAACAGTCAATCAGACGAGCATCCTGGAACACCCACACAAGCTCCTTGACGGGGTGGTTCAACGTGAGGTCAATGCGAGAGCTCGGGTGGGTTATTGACTCCTGATTAATCTGGAGTTGCTCGATGAGATACTCGTGGCTCTGCTGTGCAAACCGACGACGCTCTTCTGTGTCAAGATAGACATAGTCGATGTACAGAGACGCGTCAAATTGGGTAGGGCACAAGTTAACCCTTCCAGCGCCAATACCGGTCTCTGCAAAGTTGTTCTCATTCTCGTTATTAATCACATTCACAACATCATTGAATGTTACGTTAAAGCGAACCTCATGATACTGGAGTGCAATGAGAGGCAATGCAAGGCCGGGGTTGCGACAGAACCAGAACTGGAGAGGGACGTATAGTATCCCACGGGAAGTATATTCGTCGTCAACAACTTCCTCAGAAAGCATGGCATACAGTTTTTGCTTCTCGTCTGATGTAGCAGTAAGAGCCTCCCATAAATACAACCACTCTCCATAATGACGATCAATAATCTGCCCACCGATCTCGACCTCGACCTGCTTTATCAGATTGTATCCTAAGCGGCCCCGGGAATCGTTCCAGAAATTGGTAGTTATCTTGGTCCCATTAGTATCCCTCACAGGAAGCTTGATCTCCAAATACGTGCGACCAATCAGATCAGCGTTGCGGTTCACTACCGCTACGACGCGCTGTCCGAAGGCGGGAGCACCTGTAAAATTCACACGGAATGCCTCCATAGCGAAGTTGGTGTGACGCTTGTAAAGGATCTTCCAGAACGTGATATGGGGGTTTCCCGAGATATACACATCTTGAGCACCGTAGGCGACAAGCTGTAGCAGACCTCCGGCCATGGTTTATTTCAGGACAACAAAAAGGATTTTCCAGTCCAACACGAAAAACAGGTCTGTATTTCATGTTGTGTAGAAATTCTACGTTACACGCTTAGAAGAGGCGGAACTTGCGGGTCTTGCGACGACGACCCCCAACAGAAGCGGGGGAGAGAGCACCACCACCACGGCGAGTCTTGCGACTAGCACCCACGGCTCCCTTGACCGTTGCCATCGCATCCTCAACGGGGCCACCACCCTTCTTATAGTGCTTCTTCGCCATCTTCATGGCCTGGGAGAGGGACATCCCACGGTGCGCACGCTTTGTCTTCATTACGAGGCTCATCCACCTTGACATGTTTGAATGAACGCACTAAAATTTTAACGGGGGGTCACGTCGCATGAACATGAGAGTTGGTTGTTGACAAGTGTACACTTTGTGCAAGAGGCGGCATAGTTTGACCCACTTGCCATCGACGGAGAAGGTGCCGACGGAGGTGGCGGGGGACTTGTACATGTTGGACATATAACGAACTGTTTAAAAATATTAGGATACGGGTCACCTCCCATAGAGTCATTGTTTACCTGAACTGCACACGAGCTTTGTCCAATGCAGGTTCGAGGAATACTAACTGTTTTTTCCTTGGGCTCAGCCGTATTATCCCATCGTCCGTACCGTATAGTCCCTCCTGTAATAGTTTCGTTGTTAGGACACGATGTGATAACAGTCTGTCCTTCGGAGCCCGAAACGCATCCCGGGGGGATAGGTGCAGGTGGTGCGGGAGGTGCAGACGGTACAACAATTGGCTGAAACCTAGGAACATACCATCCAAACCCCTCTCTGCTGTTTCCAATAAATATGACAATTGCAAGTAGAATAACACCATACAGCACTGCCTTCATTATTGGTATAGGATACTTGAAATTATGTCACAGGTCGAAGTAGGTAGGTTCCAGGCATTGTATTGAATGGCAGAACTATCGTAGCAGGTGCCTGGGGGGATGGAACTGGTGCCGGGGTACCCGACATCGTTGTCACAGGAGCAGGTGTATTCGACAGAGGGCTAGTAGATGAAACATCGGCTACAGGAGCTCCCGGAGCAGGAGTCGTGCATACCCAGGACGTCTCTCCGGAAGGCGAAGAATCGGTCTTGGGACCAGCTCGGAGTTCGAACTCGGTTTTTCCACCGCGCTGTGTCACTCCACCACATGTTGGCTCCGCGGAACACGCTTTCTGGGCCTCTTCTAGACTAGGAAACGCCTTACATGCCAAACTGCATCCGGAAATATACGTGTTCGGCATAGCTGGCGAATACTGGCATGGTCCCGAGAACATTTCACGCGAACGCATCGCATAGAGTGCGACTGATAAGACTGCAAAAAGAACAACGAGCCAGACCCAGGTCTTCATTGTTAGACGAACAGAAATTACAGTGTCAGATTGAATACCGGTGTCTTCAGATTCTTAGGTTGGAACGAGAGGCCCGGATCAGGAGGAGTGGGTTTCGTATATACCTTCTTCTTGAAACGCAGTGCTTCTGGCTTCTCTACAAAACTACGCTCCTGAAAACGTGCTATGTAAAACTCCATCATACGATCGACTGATCCATAGGATACCATGTTCCACTGGCACCCGTACGCAAATAGAATTTCGGGATTGGAATTTTTCAGAGAGGATGTTGCATCGGGCACAACCATGGTAATCTTTTGACGATTGTAGTCTATTAGTTCATCATGATCATACGGTTGGGATGCCTGCATATACGTAAGGCGTCGAAGGTTTGAACTACTCCACGAGAGGTTAACCAACTCCTCCATCTTTGTTCCAGTTAGGTTACCTCCGGATACGATCAAGAGCTTACCTTTAATTGTACACATCGGTTCGGCGGCCATATCGCGTCTCTGATAGGAATACTCGGGTGTCAGCATGTAGCGACGGAGGGTATTCTTTAGGACGTCTGCAGTTGCATCCAGAGTTACAGTCTTCTCTGTGTGGAAAACCAGCGATAGAATGAAGGGGTCTGTAGCAAGGGGTGTCTCACTTGCAGTGAACGCTGTATTTCCAATTGCCACACAGCATGCTTGAAATGGGATATTGTTGTAGGAATAGTCGTAGCCCAGATTCTGGTTCTTGAGTCCTACCACTGGCTGATCCTGTTCGTCCGAATAGATATCAAGTTCAACCATACGCGCTCCCGATTTGATAACCAGTGCGAGGACTGAATCCGAAACATAGTCCGAAACAGTATCTGCTGGAAACACTGAATACGCTGATGAAGCAACATAGTAGTCGCAGATACGAAGATCTCCAGGTGCAGGGCACCCAAGAGGAGCCGGTTTTACAACATCAGTGTATGCTGAGAATCTGCCTATTGCTTTATCGAGTGCCGCCTGGGGAGCTGGACGTAACATCACATATACACTGTAGGCTGTAATCAGAAGGACAATACCTCCAAGGAGATAGATTAGCCACGCAGGGAACTCCATTATGGAGTATCATAGCTTTCATTTCGTACGAAACAACAGGTCTCGGAGACTATTAACTACTTCGTCGGGAATACGAGCATTCATAGGGGTTCCAGTCAAACAGCAGTAGTGGAAATAGAGACTATACATTCCGCATTCGGTGTCCTTGAACTGATGACGAGTCTGATTGTATGTTAGTTCCGTTGGTTTGGAGTGGATGCCGGTGGAATCCCATTGCTCCTTCCAGCGATGCATTAATACTTGAATCTCCTTCTCTGGTTTCTGTGCGTAGGAGTCAAAGTAGGTTATACGAGCGTACTCTAGTTCCGGACGAATATCGGCAAACAAGGCAATCCAGTGTTCGCCCGGACCATCGTGGGGGTCAGTATTGAAGACAATGCCGATTCGATCCTTTCCCTGTTCAAACAACTTCTGCAGTTGAGTGGAACACAGTGTACTAACAATACACTTTCCAACCTCGTCTTTCAAATCGAAATCAATTGGAATGCATCCCAGGAACGTATACCCGTCGAATAGCTTGGTATACTGCTTTTCGATAGCAGAGATATCGTCGGACGAAAGCCACTCATAACGATTCACGCTCCAAGACTCTGGAGCCTTAGGTTTCTGCATCATATTCGTTATGATACACGAGGATGCCCCTGTCCTACACTCGTCATGAAATCGTTCCTGAAGAGCCTTCCATACCTTCTGAGGGTTTCCCGCGGGTATTTGTGCTCCTCCTTTCTCCCTATTGTATACTTCACGAAGCCGTTCAATCTCAGACGGGTCAAATGACATTATTAAAAACGGATATTGTCTTATTGAGACAGATTACGGCACACCATGGCGAGCCCCGAACTTCTGAACGTTATCCGCAAGTACCGCGAGTTGGATTCGTCCATCAAGAAGATCAACAAGAATCTCACAGATATGAGAGACACTCGGGGAGAGCTAGAGAAGGAACTCAAGACATTCTTTGAGAAGCCAGAGTATTCAAACTTTCACAAGATGGATCTCTCAGATGATTCGTATATTCGAATTCAGCGTCCCGGAGAGTGGAAGAAGGCATGGACTCTCTCCAAGGAGAAGCTTCAAACACTTCTCACAGAATTTACAGCAACTGGTCGTCCGGTGTCAGAGTGCTACTCATTTATTGTGGAGGAGCGCGAGAAGACTCTCGTAGGAGATAGTATGCAGTTCACTCGACTGGAGCGTAGCTAAAACGAATCCCCACGTATCCAAGATTTTCAATACACATGTCGGAATTAACCATGGTAGACCTCTTTGCAGGAACCGGGGCCTTTAGTCATGCATTCAAGCAGAATGGGGTAAATACGGTGTTCGCAAACGATATGGTTGGTCACTCGAAAACTATGTACGATGCTAATTTCGAACACACTCTAACTCTACAAGATCTTAATACGGTTGACGTCGAAACAATTCCGGAACACAATATTCTCACAGGAGGATTTCCATGCCAACCCTTTAGTATCGCCGGGAATCGAGAGGGATTTGCAGATGAGCGCTCGAACGTCTTCTGGAAGATTCTAGAAATTCTCGATACGCACTCTCCAGAATGTGTGATTCTGGAAAATGTCAAGAACCTTCTTTCTCACGACGAGAAGCGAACGTTTCAGACAATCAAGACCAATCTGGAGGATAGAGGGTATCATATTTGTCATAAGGTTCTGGATACCTCAAAGATCACCGGTATTCCTCAGCACCGAGAGAGGATCTATATCGTCTGCTTAAAGTCGAAAGATGTATTTGACAAGTTTACTCTCGATTTCCCAGAAGTTGAAAAGCGTCCTATCTCAGACTTCCTTGAGACGAACATTCCTGCAAAGTACTATTATACGCCGGCTTCTAGTACATGGCCACTTCTGAGCGCATCTGTTACCAAAAGGGACACCATCTATCAGTATAGGAGGGTGTATGTCCGAGAGAACAAAAGCAGTGAATGTCCAACTCTTACCGCGAACATGGGAGGAGGTGGACACAATGTGCCGATCATTCTAGACGAAAAAGGTATTCGGAAACTGACTCCGCGCGAGTGTTTCAACTTTCAAGGATTTCCGGCATCCTATGTTCTACCGGGTCTATCCGACACAAACCTATATAAGCTTGCTGGGAATGCCGTTTCTGTTCCAGTTATTCAGCTGATTGCGAACAGGATTACGCCGTTGCTTAGATAGGCTGGATTCGTGAGAAGAGTTCAAGCACGGTTGACTTGAGTTCTGGAACAGGAACGAAGGTATCAATTTCGGAAAGGCCTCCGTCAAACAACAGTATACACTGTTCAGAGCTTAGCTGTGGCCGGATGATATCTTCAAATCCAGCCCGAAGCTCTCCTCGACGTTTTGCATCCGCAACGTCACCGTAGGTCTTGGTTTTTCTCTCCGGGTACTTTGAACCAACTGCGTTGTTCACAAGTTTATCAATGCAGTCTTGCTTGTTGGTTCCCTGTATAACCCCTCTCGAACGGCACAGCTCCCTCAGTTCCTTACCGGTCTTGGCATTCAGATCTTCTGGAAGATCCGGTGCTCCGTCACTGTCAAACTCAACCTGCTCTTTTCTGAGATTAATACTCCTCCACTCTTGAGACGTGTTCGAGAGCGGGATTAGATACACCTTGAAGTGCTTTTCTCTAACCCGAGTAGCGTCTACAAATACTATCCAGCTCCACTTCTCCGTCGGACCAAACGAAGTGGGTCCGCCAGAGGAATATGCCTTTGACTCGAATACTACAAGTCCACAAGGCGCTTTGAAATTGAGATCTCCGCTATCTGTCTCCGCGTTAATCTGAACTCCGAGAATCGATGAAAGAACCACCCTGACTAGAATCTCGATGATATGGGACGGCATGTTCGGGTTGCGAATTTTCTTACCGGTAAGAGTGCGATTCCGCCGTTCGTTGTAGTTTAGATCCCCGATGTAGTGATCACAGTCCTCAATTAGAGATTTAGTAGGATATGTGTTGAAGTTGTGAGCAACCTCCGCGCGCTCGTAAGCGCGCATCTCCTCCTGCATCTTCTCTCCGTACACTGGCTTGGGCTCCTGGAAGTTCATCTTTGCGTGTTAGATGTTCTGTATTGGGGGCGGTATAGACTTTCCTACCCGATACGAATCCATTTTTGTGAACTACTTGTCACAAATACACCCACCTTTACGTTTCTGTGTCAACAGGAATGCCTTCTTGCGACACCTAAACTTCTTCAACGTTTTCCCTCGACTCTGCAGTACACTCTTTACGCAGATTGCTATGGCCACCTTCTCTCTACGTGTTTTTCGCACGGATTTTATGCATCGACAGAACTTTCTAGCGTCCATTTGGAAAACGGACGCGACTTTTTGTAAGGATCCTCAGTAATGCAGAACCTACGTACCGACAGTCTTGTTAACCATCCCGAGGTGCGCCCGGTCGATCGAAAGGAGGTGACTCTAGACGAGCGAAAGACGTTGCGGTACTATTCGAAATACGAGTACACCGCTCTGCTTGCCACGCGTGCGCAACAGCTAGCAGATGGTGCTCGTCCTCTGGTGAGTCTGGAGGGCATTCTTCCTGGAGACCCCCTCTTTGTATGGAAGGTTGCCGAGAAGGAGATTCTTGAACAGCGCCTCCCCTTTCTGGTACACCGCCGGATGCCCGATGGAAAGTCGGAGTTCTGGTCAACTCAGGAGCTAGAGAAGATCTGGTAGGCTACCCACACATAGTCTTGAGAGTCTCTGTAGTAGGAGGGTATTTTAGGAGAGGAGGGATAACATCGGGAGGATTTAGCATTCGAGGTGCCTCAAATCCCGGTCCACCACTCGCCTGACGCAGATCTATGGTATCAAACACACTCTGCGATTCGCGAACATCGTTATCCTGCTGGACCAATACTGCATTTTTAGCGTACAGAGCACCCGACAGGTGTAGCACAGCCAAAATTGCGACAAGTACTAGTATTGGCAGGAGCTTCATTTACGATACACGCAGAAAATGGAACCGCACAAAAGGAGTGTATACTAATCAAATGATCATTCCTATCCGCTGTTATACTTGCAATCGCATCGTTGCGGGGAAATGGCAGCTCTACGTGGACAAGGTGAAAGAATACGGAGGAGACCCGAAAGAACTGGAATATCTGTCAACCGTAACGACCAAAACGGCAGCCGGGAAGGCGCTGGACGATCTTGGATTGGACCGACCCTGTTGCCGCGCGCTCTTTCTCGGACACGTTGAGCTATTGAGGAAGAAATAGGTTTGTTACAGTTTGGGCATGCGGGGGGTATTTTGATTTTCAGCATTATCATTTTCCACCGAACTATTAAATGTCCGCGAGTGAGTGGCAGAGTAGACGAACTGGGAGCATAATCAAGGTTATTGATCGTCGCCCTCGTGGAGATGCTAGCTCCCATACCTTGCAAGTCAAGCAACTTGCAAACGTCGTCGCAGGAAGCGGAGATGCCTCGTCCTTTACGGCATACAGTGGGGGTGTTGCGTATTCTGCAGGAACTGCTGCGAATCCTGTGGTTCCTGTTCCACCTTCTTTCGGGGAATACGGTATTCTTACGGGGTTCGACGCGGACAATTCTCTATATTACCCTAACTTCGGAATCACTGGAGATTTTACAGTGGAATTCTTTTTTAAGGCGGACTCTTTGGGTGGTTATATAACAATATGTGGAATCGATAGTCCTGGCTCAGGTGTATATATCGACTTCAATGTTTCAGATGGAGATTTATATCTATCAGGAGATGATGATTCCGATACTCTACTAACTGTCTCGCCCGGAGTATGGTATTATTTTGCATTGACTCGAAGTGGAACCGATTATTATTATTCGGTTGATGGAATTACCGCGCAGTTAACAGATTTTGCCGATCAAGACCTTTCGGAACAGGGTATAGCCGTCGGAGACTGGAGCCCCGACGAGGACCCGTTTGAAAACGGTTCTATATCAAACTTTCGCGTTTCGAATATAGCAAGGTATACCACAAATTTCACAGTACCAACTCTACCTCTGTCTGCAGATGCTAACACCCAACTTCTTCTCCTTGCGAAGGAAGATGCTCCATTCGCAGATTCTAGCTCATTCCGTCGCATAGCTCAAGGAACGTGCGTTAGAGTTCCCGGACCCATTCAGAATGCAACTGGATACCCAGTTATTTCGGGGTTTTCCACGGAAGACTTCTACAGAATTCCAGTTTCAAGCCTCGAAATGGTGGGAGACTTTACGGTTGAGTGTTTTGTGTATGTAACTGCCGAGAATGAAGGATTTGCAGTAGCGGCTAGTTTAAATTTTTACTTTTCTGGCTCTACATTCTATCCCGGTAATGGTACTTATATTAACATAGCTTCGTGGGAAAACAGGTGGGTTCACTTTGCCTTCATACGCAGTGCTACTACAATTTCGTTATCGATAGACGGTGTTATTCGTTCAGAAATTGATCGACCTCTAGGTGGTCAGTTATACATCGGGGACGACGACGGAGATCCCTTCAACGGAAAACTTTCAAACCTTCGTGTTTCCAAGATTGCAAGATACACTACTAATTTCACGCCATCGTTTCCGTTAACTTTGGATGCCAATACCACACTACTGCTAACCAATGGATTTTATGGACCAGCCACTCAGGACGTTAATACAAACGGTGCCCCAACGTTTGCCTATGAAGCCATAAGCTATACACCACTAGTTATCTCCGCATTTTCTCAACAAAACATCCGCCAATTCAATGTAAGCCAGTTGAAACCAGCTATTAACACGCGTATAGGAAGAGCATCTGTTAACAATCTTCCGGTTCTAAGTCTATCGACTCCGACTATAAGCCAAGTCGAGGGAAATATCGGCATCAAGAACTACACCTACACTGTAACTCGTGTAGGTACCCTGGCTTGCACGGTTAACTTTGCGGTTACCGGTTCAGGAGCATCCCCGGCAGTAGCATCCGACTTCGCGGGAGGTATTCTACCTCGAGGAGTAGTAATCTTTCCGGTAGGCGGGAATACCAAGACGATAGTTATTAGTGTTATAGGCGACACAACTGTCGAAGATACCAAACAATTCACCGTGACACTGTCGGATCCGGTAGATGCAACCATTGGAACTGCTACGGCAACTGGCACCATTGTTAACGATGACCTTCCTATTCTAAATCTGTCTCCTTCGAATATAAGCCAAGTCGAGGGAAGCACAGGTAGCACTACCTACACGTATACTGTAACTCGCGTGGGCACCCTGGCTTGCTCAGTTAACTGGGTGGTTACTGGTAGTGGGGTGCCTCCAGCAGTAGCATCTGACTTTTCTGGAGGTGCATTTCCGGGAGGAGTATTAAATTTTGAAGTAGGAGATACTACGAAGTCAATAGTTATTGATGTTGCAGGAGATACTGGTGTTGAATTTACCAAACAATTCACTGTAACACTGTCGGCTCCGACAAGAGCAATTATCGGAACCAATAAATCAACAGGAACCATTGTTAACGACGATTTTCCTATTCTAAATCTGACGACTTCGACTATAAGCCAGACCGAAGGAAACACTGCTATTAAGAACTACACGTATACTGTAACTCGTACAGGTGTCTTGCCTTGCACGGTCAACTGGGCGGTTACCGGTTCAGGAACCTCACCAGCCCTTGCATCGGACTTTCCCGGAAATGCCTTCCCGAGAGGACTCACATACTTTGCGACAGGTGACAATTCGAAGACGATAGTTGTTAGTGTTATGGGCGATACTGCTGTTGAAGCTACCAAACAATTCACTGTAACACTGTCGGATCCGACAAGCGCAACCATTGGTACCGATACCGCAACAGGAACCATTGTTAACGACGATTTTCCTGTTCTAAACCTGTCTCCTTCGATAAGCCAAGCCGAGGGAAACGCTGGTACCACGAGCTACACGTATACTGTAACACGCACAGGTACTCTGGCTTGCTCAGTTAACTGGGCGGTTACGGGTACGGGATCTCCGCCGGCTGTAGCGTCTGACTTCGCCGGGGGCGTTCTACCCCAGGGAGTATTAAACTTTGAAGTAGGAGATGCTACGAAGTCGTTAGTTGTTGATGTTGCAGGTGATACCACTATCGAATTTGCTAAACAATTCACTGTAACACTGTCGGCTCCGACAAGCGCAACTATTGGAATCAGTAAAGCAACAGGAACTATTGTTAACGACGACTTTCCCGTTCTAAATCTGACTCCTTCGAATATAAGCCAACCTGAGGGAAACTCTGGTTTCAAGAACTACACCTACACTGTAACTCGCACGGGTACTCTGGCTTGCACGGTTAACTGGGCAGTTACTGGTTCGGGAAGCTCCCAAGCTGTTGCATCGGACTTCGCTGGAAATCTTCTACCTCAAGGAGTAGCAATCTTCGGTACAGGTGACAATTCGAAGACCATAGTTATTAGTGTTATAGGTGATACCACTGCCGAATTTACTAAACAATTCACCGTGACACTGTCGGATCCGGTAGATGCAACCATTGGAACTGCTACGGCAACGGGAACCATCGTTAACGACGATGGTGATACTATTGCAGTAAGTCTACGGTATAATGAAAGTGTAGGAGAGAGCTTTACGTGGAGCGGAGCTACCTTTGCTAGAGACACATCCCTACCGAATTTTTCGTATACAACCGGTGCAGTTTCTGCCCTGACGGATGAAGTACCCTTTGGCGATAGGTTAATAGGAGTTAGAATTGAAGGTTCGGTTACAACTATTGGCAACTTTGCATTCGAAGGTTGTAGTTCATTAACCTCTGTAACAATCCCAAGTTCGGTTACAAGTATTGGGGAAAGTGCATTTGAAAATTCTGGGTTAACCTCTATAACCATCCCAAGTTCAGTTACAACTATTAGCAACTATGCATTCTTTGGGTGTACCTCGTTAACCTCTATAACCATCCCAAGTTCGATTACAAGTATTGGCAATCAGGCGTTCCGGAATTGTACCTCGTTAACCTCTATAACAATCCCAAGTTCAGTTACAACTATTGGCGACTTTGCATTCTTTGGTTGTACCTCGTTAACCTCTGTAACACTCCCAAGTTCAGTTACAACTATTGGCGACTTTGCATTCTTTGGTTGTACCTCGTTAACCTCTGTAACACTCCCAAGTTCGATTACAAGTATTAGTATTGGTCTATTTGGTACATGTACATCATTGCCATCTATAACAATCCCAAGTTCGGTTACAAGTATTGGTGTTGAGGCATTCTTTGGTTGTACCTCGTTAACCTCTGTAACACTCCCAAGTTCGATTACAAGTATTGGGGAGAGTGCATTCGAAGGTTCTGGGCTAACCTCTATAACAATCCCAAATTCGATTACAAGTATTAGCGACTTTGCATTCTACGAGTGTACCTCGTTAACCTCTGTAACAATCGGAAATTCGGTTACAAATATTGGTGAACGAGCGTTCCGACAGTGTACCTCATTAACCTCTGTAACAATCCCAAGTTCGGTTACAAGTATTGATTTCGCTGCATTCTCATATTGTGAGGCACTGACATCTATAGTAATCCCAAGTTCGGTTACAAGTATTGGGGAAAGTGCATTTGAAAATTCTGGGGTAACAACTGTAACAATAGCAAACGATCAACTATCGGGTATATCATCACCTGCTACTGATGTTTCCTTTTTCGGAAAAACTGTCCAGACCATTCTTCCGGCCTCTCCGACAATTCTACAGTATAATGAAAGTATAGGAGAGAGCGTTACGTGGAGCGGAGCTACCTTTGCTAGAGACATAACCCTGCCGAATTTTTCGTATACATCTAGTGCACCTTCTGTCCTGACGGGAAGAGTGCCATCTTACAATAAATTGATAGGAGTTACATTTGGAGGTTCGGTTACAGAGATTGGTTATAGAGCATTCTATGATTGTACCTCGTTAACCTCTGTAACAATCCCAAGTTCGGTTACAGGTATCGGGGAGAGTGCATTTGACGGTGCTGGGTTAACTTCTGTAATAATCCCAAATTCGATTGCCACCATTGCTCGTAGTGCCTTCTCTGGGAATCCATTGGCATCTGTAACAATCCCAAGTTCGGTTACAAGTATTGATGTCTTTGCATTCCGTCAAACCTTATTGACATCTGTAACAATCCCAAATTCGGTTACAAGTATTGGTACTGGTGCATTCCTTCAATGTGGATCATTGTCATCTGTAATAATCCCAAGTTCGGTTACAAGTATTGGCAATCAGGCATTCTATCTATGTACCTCATTAACGTCTATAACAATCCCAAATTCGGTTACAAGTATTGGTAGTAGTGCGTTCAACGGTTCTGGATTAACCTCTATAACAATCCCAAATTCGATTACAATCATTGATGGTATATTCGGTTATTGTACCTCATTAACATCTGTAACGATTCCAAATTCGGTTACAAGCATCGGTGGGTATGCGTTCCGGAGTTGTACCTCGTTAACATCTATAACCATTCCAAATTCAGTTACAAGTATTGATGAATATGCATTCGCATATACAGCATTAACAAGTATAACAATTCCAAGTTCGGTTACAACTATTGGTGACAGTGCATTCCTTGACTGTGCCTCGTTAACCTCTATAACAATCCCAAGTTTAGTTACAAGTATTGGCACTAATGCGTTCTTGAATTCTGGGGTAACAACTGTAACAATAGCAAACGGTCAACTATCGGGTATATCATCACCTGCTACGGATGTTTCCTTTTTCGGAAAAGATGGTGTTGAGACCATTCTTCCTTCTTAAACAAAACTCTTAAAGCGATAAAACGGATCCATACCCTCACATGATACCATTTGCACGGAAGAGAATGGTGAAGAATACTACAGGTGGCAAAGGACACAAATCTCAACGGGCAGAGGACCCCAAGGCGGCGAAGAATCGTCGCCTTGTGGATGATTGGGTTTCGGATACGTCCGAAATCATGCAACAGCGCATTGCACATGCTTCTCTAGGTGGACCCATCCTACCAGAGGGTACGATGTTGGGACGGGTGGTAAAGCGGCTGGGGAATGGTAGGATGGAAGTGTTTGCGCAGGGTGCCAACAAGGGAGTGCATACGCTCAACGTTCCTCTGCGTGGTGGAATGACAGGTCGTGCAAAGAAGTCAATGTGGGTTGATGCGAACAAGTTGGTTATCATCTCTGAGACGGGGCTTGCAGGAGCATCTCATGAGATCGTAGCTGTTCTCGAACCTGGGCATATCGAGACCGTAAAAAAGTTTGAACTGGACCCCAGGTTCTTCGCTGTATCCGACACTGCAGAAGAGGATGCTGGATTCGAGTTTGCAGAGTCAGATGTGGACATTGACGATATCTAGATACTAGAATACGCCTCTCTACATGCATTTTGTTCTGCCTCCTTCTTAGTGGTTCCTTCTCCATACCCAAGGTTGGTGTTTGTTCGAGGGTCTACTACAGCTACTCTCAAGACCCCATTCTCGTGCGATAACAACGCGTATACCGGGGTAAACTTTTCACTCTTCTGGCAATGCTTTTGGAATACGTCTTTCCAGTTTGTAGTTGTCTGTAACACCTTGGGAATATCAACATATCGCTCAATAAACGTCCGAACAAAGGTAAATACCACATCAAATCGGTTTCCTGAATCAGTCCAGAGTGCACCGATAAACGCCTCCAGAATATCACCAAGCTTTTTCGTATTGGTCCGTCCGTGAATCGCAGGAGACTCTTCGTTATGCCTTGAAATTACATAGAACTCCGGGAGACCAATCTTCTGAGAGAGTTCTCCAAGTCTCTGATTGTTGACAAGCTCCTTTCGGAGATCTGTCAAGAATCCTTCTTTCTTATCTGGGTACCGCTGTCGGAGATATGTAGCCACGCATACTCCGAGTACAGAATCCCCCTCAAACTCCAAACACTCATACGAATCATCAAACAAGTTCATGACACCAGGTGGGCATGGCGCGAGTTGCGCAGGCTCCCCATCGGGTGTAGTGTAGTCAGTTCTTTTTACATACGTAGAATGTACCATTGCCTGTTGATAGACACGCGTCCCTTGAATACGATACCCGGGCAATCCATGGGTTCTCAGAATCTTATGAATATCTGATTCCTTGAACGCCTTGTTTTTACGATTGTAGGGCACATATGGTTCCATGCTGGAGAGTGTTGTATATATCTTAGTTCGTTTTACGCTGTAACCTTCAGTATGACAACCCCGGCTCCGATCATTGCAACTGCAAGATAGTCGTGGAAGTGCAAAACCTCCTTGAAATACAGAACTCCGATGGTAGTAGTGGCCATCACAGAGATACCAGACCACAGTGCATTAACAATAGCAAGACCTTCTAGCTTTAGGGATTCTGCAAGTAAGGTAGCAACTCCTATATAGAAGAAGATACCCGCCATAAACCACGACCACCCATCCTTTGAGCGCTTCAGACAGGTCATGGCACAGGACTCCATCGTAACAATAGCAAGTACAATACCAAATACCCAAATTAGGTTGCTCATCTTGTGTTTAATGTAGCAAACTAAAGTGGTAAATTCTAGCAATGAGTTGCTCGGTGTGTCTGGACGACATGGATATGCGAGACTTCAACGACCCCCGGGAGAAGACGGATACCTGTTTCAAGCTCGAGTGTGGACATGCCTATCACACTGCATGTATTATTCGCTATCTCTCCAACTCAAACCACAGCTGTCTGCACTGCAATGAGATCAAGACACCTGCAGAAGAGTTAACAGTGGCTGGATTGGCACGAAAGTTGGCTGCAATATTGGGTCGTGATCCCGAGGTACGATACCTTAAAGCTGAGCTCAACGAGGCCACTGCTGAATACAAGACTGCAACAAAGGAACTAAAAACTGAGATCAATGAGTACATAAAACGAAGGATCTCTGAGACAAACCTACGGGAAAAACGTGCATACATGAAGTCTGTTGGAAGCGCTGTAAAGGCAAAACAGCGAGAAGTTGCAAAGAGCATGGGGAGGGAGTATGTCGGAGCAGTTGAGCAGTTTTCAACTCTACGCTTTCGGAGTCGCTGGAAGTTTTGGGCTCTACTTCATCCTCACTTCGGAATGAGGCTGTAAAGCGACTTGCCCGTCATACTAACAACAACCGCAAATGACCCGGCTACCACCAGGCGCTCCAAGAAGGAAGCCGGTGGTGTAATCGGATAACCGATGATAGAAAGCGGTGTCTCTAGGAGGACAGCTACAACGAACACGGCTGCAAAGTCCAACCGAGTTGTCGTATAGATACTTGGCAATACCTCGGACAGCAAAGGAGCCAAACGTATCGCCATCACCGCAATAAGGGGTGCCAGAATCAAACTGGGCCAATACAGAGACGCAGGACGTGTAAAGACTCGCATTAGAACGAATAATTCAAACATCACCATCACTCCGGCGGAAATGGATTCAACCGTAACCAATCTAAGAGCCATTATACACAGAATGAGAAACAATGTTCATAACGTCATGAGCGATGCATTCAAGCACGTGGGGGTGCCAGAGAATACCTTCCACGTTGAGTTCAATATTATTGGAGAGATTGGACACATGTTGATAACCTTCAACCGAAATCTGTTCCCGCAAGGAGTTGTATTCCCTACAAACCAGTGTTTAATCAAAGTATTCTACGAAGACGGTGTAGAGTTCTACACTGTCTACCTGGAAAATAACGACTTGTTCAAGCAACGTTCTATCGAACGTATGATGAACTATATAATAGCCCATCCCATTGACCTAGGCAACGCATGAAACCTCTACGATCCAACGAGCAGGACGTTCCTTTACAAGTCCACTGGTAACAACGCACCCCGAGAAGAATGCTGCAACACCGCGATGCAAAATTTTCACCGACTCGTTCTCGGCTAGTTCTTTCTCAAGAGCTGGACGATACATAAACTCAACCTCTGGAAGAAGTTCAGCGATGTTGAAAATATAGTGAGCACGAACATCCACGGTAGTTGGAGATAGCTTTTGAGTCACGGCAGTACGGAGTGACGCATTGATAGTAGCTATGCACTTGTTCACTTCACCCGGAAGATGCTTTTTCAGAGTCTTTTCAAGTTCACTCAAAACTGGACGGGTCGTATCCCTCCGTAGATCCGCTAAAACGTTCTTGTACATTATAGGACTCCGCGTCTACCTTTTAAACACGTTCGGGTAGCTTATCTGCAACAACCTTCACCAAATTCTTCGCTAGAATCTCCCGTTCCTCCTTCATACGATCCACAGTACACTGGTGATCCTCAGGAAGACGATGCTTCACACAGAACACATGTGTGCACAGACACTTGAACTCCAGAACACTCCGTAGGTTGCAGAACTTGCAACGAGCCATTGCTTGTATCTGAGATATCATCATCATTCCGTTTTATGAAATAGTCAAGCATCTTTGGATTCCATAGATGGGGCTCCATCCACTCAAAAACACCATCTCTGTTTACTCGAATAAGTTTCCGTATGTCATACTTTGAGTTCAACATCGAATGACGCTCGACATACTTACGATTCTCTCGTGTTCCGTGGTAGAGATGGTATATGGTCCCCTTCAGATAGGTTATCCGAGGACGGGGTTTCAGTCGAAATTCAGAATAGGATGGTTGCAACGGTTCAGGAAGAGACTTGAAGTTTGCAGGAAATACCTTTCCAAGCCAGGCAGCACTCGAGAGCGTGTCGCCACTTCCTGTGACAGCATAATCGTAGAATCCGACCTTGCGGTACCAATCCCTGCGAAACGCCCAAGCAAATCCCGGATGAAACTTCCAATCCCAGACCTGTCCCTGCATATGAAGAACTGTTTTACGCGTCAGCATACTATTGCTGTAGGTGAGGTCCAACCACGTACAGTCTTCGAAAGGCTGAACCACATCGTGTATATTCAAAAGCTTTGACGTCTCGGTATACCAATCTCTCCGCTCAAACAGAATATCTGCATCCAAGAAGGCAATCTTTCGGTAGCACTTTGGTATCTCTTCTTCCAGAATGCGACACAGGCGTTCCTTATGGAACATGTAGGAGTTGCCTCGAACAACGATCGAGTCTACTATTTCTGGTTCTGCAGTACCAAAGCACAGTTCTACCGTGAACACCGGTATTCCCTGCGATCGCATCTCATTCACAACATACAAATAGTTCATAATCATTCTCTTCGTCTTCGCTGGATTGAATAACACAAGACCGACCGCCATGTCTTTTGACGACCCGGTACCCATTGTGTTTAACTTTGGATTTTAACGTATCCGAAACTGTATATACATGCATTGGGGTTACCATCTGATTCTTGACGCAGGAAAGTGTGCTCCCGCCAAGATTCGGTGTGGGCGAAACATCGACGGGTTCGCGCGTCAGCTCGTCCAGCGCATTGACATGGTTCCCTTTGGCTCGCCCCAGATTCAACACTTTGGAAGTGGAAACAAGGCGGGATACACTCTTGTCCAACTTATCGAAACATCTAACATCACCGCTCACTTTGTAGAGGAGACCAACGATATGTACCTCGACGTGTTCAGTTGTAAGCCCTTTAAGGCAGAGGTGGTCTCGGAGACCGCTCGCGAGTTTTTTGGGTACACGCACGCAAATATGCAGTTTCTCACTCGCCAGGCACCGCGTCTTTCTTGATGTAGTATAAATGTCGGTTGCAGTTCTTAACCAAAGTACGGTTGTTTCCGATGCGGACGGCCAAGCAATGGTTACCGCACTCAATACACTTATGCCACAGTTTTGCAGGGACTGGGTATTGCCTACCACAACGATAGTGTACGTTGGAAGGGGGAGGACAAGCACTCTTCCATTGAAAGTATACATTCGAGATATGTCTTATTTGGAAGGTGCCTTGGGATACCATGATCAGACTTCCAATGTTCCGTATGGAGTAGTGTTTGCAAAGACGATTCTTCAATATGGTGTGGTTCTCCACAGTACAACACGGCCTACTGTTGCTCAGACTCTTTCCCATGAAGTATTTGAGCTTCTCGTAGACATCAATGCAAATCTATGGGCATCACGAGCAGATGGCTCGCTCTATGCATACGAAGTTAGTGATCCAGTACAGTCCAACGCAGTTGTTGTCCGAGTTCAGACTGGTATGACTCCTGCAAGGGTGGGGATCCCTATACGACCACCAACTCCTATATTTACAACCGTGACACTCTCGGATTGGGTTCTTCCTCGGTGGTTTGATGATCAGGAGACAGGTGGAAAGTTTAATCATATGAATACTATTCGCAAACCGTTTACTCTCGACAGGGGTGGGTATGCGATCGTCAACAATACAGGAAACGTCTCGCTGATATTTGAACAGAGTGTTTCTGCTGAGAAGAGGGCACGCATGCTGTCCAAACGTCATCTTGTGTCCAGAAATGCTCGTGCGTCATCATAATATGCTTGGGGAGCTACTTGAAACACAAGCCCCAGTCCTTCCAGTAGCGTCTAGAGATACCCTCTGGGCCCTACGGGAACAAGCCTGTACACAAACTCAGTCCTTCAAACTCCAAAGTCAACAGCGGTTCCTACGGAGGGTTCTGTCTCCCGATTCGCCAGTTCAGAGTCTTCTGATGGTCCATGGCACCGGTGTTGGAAAGTCGTGTACGGCTATTCAAGTTGCAGAGGAGTTCATTCTTCGTCCGGAGTTTCGTGAACACCGTGTGTTAGTGGTTGCAAATCCGGCAGTCCAATCAAACTTCAAACGAGAGATATTTGATGTGGATCGCGTAAAGGTCGACAAGGGAATCCTGCAGTCTCCGCAGTGCACTGGACGCAGGTATCTTGAGATTCTGGAACGGATTGAATCGGAACCAGCTCGGTGGTCAGAGCCCGATGTTCGAGAGCGTCTTACAAAGTTATCATCACGCATAATCGACGAGTTCTATGAATTCCGTGGATACATCGAACTTGCAAATCAAGTATTAACCGCTACACCCGAGTGGATCCACGAAACGTTTGATGGTAGGCTTGTCATCATCGATGAGGCACACAATCTCCGCCAGAGGGATGACGATGACAAAGAGACAGATGCTGCGAAGCGTGTGAGTCTGGCAATTCAAACCATTGTCAAGACTGCCAAGAATATGGTCCTAGTGTGTCTGACAGCAACTCCAATGTATGACTCGTTTGCAGAAATCATCTTCTATTTCAACCTATTTTTGTGGAATGATAAGCGTCAGGCATCAACAGAATCATTGGCTATCTCCGATTACTTTTCGGAGGACGGAGATGTCGTGGAACCTGCAGATAAATTCCGGGCACTTGTTCAGGACTATGTATCCTTTGTGCGAGGCGAGTCTCCCTTTACATTCCCATTCCGTCTTCCTCCCCCGGACGAGGTGATATCTCCTGCAACGAAGACCAAGAACCCCCAGGGGAATGCGATTCCCGCTAGATCACAACGTAAGTATCTTCCTCTCGTTGGAACAACCGTTCAAGGAGTACAAGCAGAGCGCCTACAACGTGCCCTTGTTGAAAGTGTAGAAGACCGTCTTTCAACGATTGCCGTTCCTCCAGAGCCCTTCAAGATTGAAGGAAAGCAGTATGAGTATACCAACACAAAGTGGTTGGCCCCCTCACAGTTGCCAAACTACGCTGCAAAGTTCTCAAGTGTACTCCGGTGTATACAATCTGGAAAGGGAGTGTGTTTGGTGTTTTCAAACTTTGTGGAAGGAGGTGCAAAACTCTTTGCGATGGCTCTGGAAGAAGCAGGATTCCGCCCCCTTATTGGAAGTATGCTACTGGCAAACCCGGCAGGTGAAATAAAGGCAGGGAGCGCAGGAGTCTATACTCTAATAACTCAGGAGACCAGCGATACTGATTTGCGCCGAGTGCTATCAAAACTCAAACAAGCAGATAACAAAGAGGGAGGCCTTTGCAGAATTATAGTTACCACTCCTCGCGTATCGGAGGGCGTTGATTTCAAGTTTGTACGGCAGGTACACATTCTAGATCCCTGGTTCAATATGAGCCGTCTTGAGCAAGTTGTTGGCCGTGGTATGCGGACATGTAGCCATGCACTTCTGCCACGAGAGGATCAAAACTGTACGGTATATTTCCATGTGTGTCGCGCCGATGGAGACCGCGAGATGCTTGATGAGTCGATATACCGTCGTAAGGTAGAGGGCAAGGCTATAGAAATTGCTAAGGTTCGTCGAGTTCTCATGGAATCTGCAATGGACTGTCCTCTCCAACTGCAAGTCAATATCCTGCCCGAAGATTGGCAGAAACTAACTGTTCCTCAAAGCCGTTCTCAAGATGGAAAGACGGTTGAGCTTCCCCTCTCAAAGATGTTGGCACCTGTATTCGAGGATGCGGCACCCCTGTCATGCCATGTAAAAGCACGTCCTCCTAAGAGTTCTCACATACGCCCCCTTTCAACATATCTGGATGTTCGCGACGAAATTCTAGACGAGTTTCAGAAGAGGTTCCATTCGAAACCTATATGGACGGGTGATGAGCTTCGGCAGTCGTTGAGCAAATATCAGGGAGATGTTGTGACATTCCTCCTACAGGATGCCGTTCGGTCCAACGTGAGGTTTCTGGACCCTCAGGATCGTGTGTCGGTCCTCCAATCAAGGGGGCAGTTCTACGCTCTTGTTCCTCGAGAGGGCGGTAATGAAACCCTGGTTCGCCGGTTGGTAGACATCAAGGAGAAACAAGAGGCTCTTCCGGATGTCGAAGAAGAAGCTCCGCCTCCCGAGGTAACCGAGGTGCCCGATATCAAAGCTCTTGCAGAGGCTTATCCGTGGGGAGATTCGGCAACGTTCCCCGAAAACATTCGACAGGATTACATCGTGGATGCGGTTCTGACGCCCTCTCAGCGTCGAAAGCTTTTTACGGGACCAGCCAACCGATGGAATTCTGTTATAGAAGCGCGTATCGACGGAGACCGTGTTTTGAGAATTTTGGGACCACGTGAGTTTATGGTTGGAACCACTATGATGGATACTCCTATAGGAGAGGTTGCGGATGCATTTGATACCTGGATGGCCGAACGGAAACAGCGGTTTGTCCAGGATGTCGGAGTGCTTTCTGCAACGTTTGAGGTTGGAGAGGGTTTGAAACTTTGGACATTCAACATCGAAGATGGTATACCTGTTCGTAAAAATAAGGAGAAATCGATAACACCTACTGCACTAAAGTCTATCAAAGCAGATCAGATAGAAGCTCTTGCAAGGTGGTTGAACGGTGTTGGGTTTCCGCCAACTATAAAGAAGAAAGAACAACGTGCTCCCTATCTTTACATGTTGATACGCTCGTCTCCCGATAAGATACGTTGGTGGACCCCCGAAGAATGGACAATGCTAGAATCACAACGAGTATCGATTCGGTTAATGCTCCGCGAAAAATAGACACAGCATCCCTTAAGGAGAGACAGTATGGATCCTTTATTCGAGCGTCGTAATCTCAATCGCCTAGTTCGCATTCCTGCATCGCAACTGCAGAAGAACGTTCGCCCTGCACTCCTTGCACAGCTTCGGTCAAAATATGAAGGAGTGTGTATTCCTGAAGGGTTCTGTCAACCGGAGACCATTACCATCCTAGAGCAATCTCTTGGACGCACGGATCTGGTTCATTCCGGAGTTGAATACCACGTGCTATTTCAGGCAGACATGTGTATGCCTCACCAAGGACAGGTATGGAAGGGAGATGTAAAGATGCGTAGCAAGATTGGCATACATCTTGAGATCGGCCCGGTCCAGGTATTGCTCCCTCGCGACCTGCATATGGGTGATGCTGTATTTGAAGAGCTCAAGGATCGTCAGCAGGTAGAGTTTGAAGTTATTGGGTCTCGCTTTCAACAGGGAGACGCAACAATCGCAGTGCTTGGAAAACTCAAGTCAGTTGTAGCACAAGCTCCTCTCAAGGAAGTCCGTGCAGAGGCAGAAGAACCCATGCTCGCAGCGTCTACTGTAACCCCAGGATCACAAAAGGTAGTCACGGTTGGCCCTGCTACAGTTGCACCCCCGCGGAAACGAAAGCTCAATCCAATTGCTGTGGAGTAGTAATGCGCCGTCAAGAGTTAGAGCGTCTGAAGGAGAACATAGATCTGCTTGATCCCCACGAGCAGAATCAGGTGTACAACATCGTCAAAAAGTATACAACGGAGTATACTTCCACAACCAGCGGGGTTTTGGTTCCTGCTTCTGTTTTGTCTGAGGAGTGTCTGCAGGAAATGAAAACATACGTATCTTTCTGTCAGGATCAGAAGAAGCGTATGGACGAGGACACAACTACACGGAAGAAGTACGAGAGGTTGTTGACATAAACGACCTCCAGTTCCCTAGGTCTTCCTTTTGGTCCTGCCTAAAGAATCCGCCGGGGGAAAGAGACATTCCAGTATATGTGCGAATCAGATCAACGGGAGCAATAACTAATACCGTTCCCTCCATACGGTTAACAACTCGCATAAGAGCATCAACCCTTTCAATAAGCTGTTCGTTAGATTCAGGTACCTCGGGTAGCCACATGGACTCCTCGAAGTATTCTGAGAAATCGATAGTAGGATAGTCCTTCTTGAGAACAGAGCATGGCTCCCGTACACGACCAAATCCTTGTGGAAGGAGCAAGTCGCTGACGAAGGGAGGAAACTGAGACGGTACTCCATCATAAACATCCCGAGCAATGTCAAGGCACCTCCTTGTTGTTCCAGTAACGATGCAATGAAATCGAAGTTCCATGGTGTTCATGGTTTCGATAGTCGACTCCACGGGACCGGGGCACATGAAATATACACTCTCCATTTGATGGGTCTATGTTCAACTACCCGTCTTCCATTTTCGGGCGAAAACGGACGGTTCTTTCTGGAGTTATAATAAGGGCAACATGGATTCCGAAGCAAGGAAGACACTGCGATCTCTACTTGAGACTGCTAAATCAGACCCTAATGCTGAACTCGAGGTAAAGATTCTGCCTGGACGTATTCAGACTCCCGACATGTCGGATCGCATCGCAAAGGCTATTCGTGAGCGTTCGTCTGGTGAGGCCAAGGATACCCATATCTTTCGCCAGATGTACCCCGACGGTCGCCGAGTTGTCGTTGAGACTCCGGAAGCAATCTTCAAGGTCTGTTCATCTGGATCCTTTCGAGGAATCGCTCTCGACGTAGAACGAAAGCGTCGCTACTTTGAGGCCGGTGGAACGGGACAGGATACTCTAGATGTGCCGGATATGGGAGTGCGATTCACGTTACGTCAGGAGGAGAAGCTCAAGCGCGACTTTCAAGGTGTTCCTGGAGACCCCGATTCCTTTCCGCGTATCATTCACCGCAAGTCGTGGCGCTCAGGAGACGGGTTCTTTCAGTTTGATCTATCACAGGTCAAGTCGAGGGATCCGAAACAGCGCAACCAGACTATCTCGGGTATCCTAAAGAATCCTGTGGGATACGAGTTGGAGATTGAGCTTCTCGACAAGAAGGCCGACGTCGACGTTCTGGAGACCTCTATCATGGGCCATATCCGTGCCATGATTGCAGTGTACCAGGGGTCTCCGTTCATCCTGTCGCAGACCGATCAGAAGCGATATGCAGAGGAGTGGCGCCTAGGGAAGATTGACTTTATAAATCCGGTTACCATGGAGCGCCGTCATCTTCGACCGGAGCGCCCAGGGAACATCATGAAGGACTACACGGTGACCAATAAGGCCGACGGAGAGCGTTCCATTCTCTGGGTATCCCGGGACAAGCGTCTTCTTCGTATCAACAACCGTCAGCAGATTGTTTGGACCGGTATTGTTGCGATGGATGACTCGTTTCTTGGAACGGTTATCGACGGCGAGTATATTGTGGAGCATGAGCTCTATTGTATCTTCGACGTTTACAAATACAAGGGACACGACACCCGTGGGCTCCCGCTCCTGACTCGCGAGGAGGACGTCACTCGCAACCCTAAAGCATGTCGTCTTGGATACGCTCGACTCTTTGTAGACGACACTCGTTCCAGCTTTGTCTCCACGGGAAGCGGAACTCCTCGCATTGAAACCAAGCTGTTCCTCTCGGGAGACGGCCCGGCGATGGAGGAGGCAATCAAGACACTTCTCTCAACGAAGTTTGAATATGCTACTGATGGGTTGATCTTTACTCCAAAGAGTTCTCCGGTTGCTCCTACATCAGAGCGCCGGGGAAACACGTGGTACCGCGTCTACAAGTGGAAACCCGCTGATCAGAATTCCATTGACTTTCTGGTGCGCGTAGAAGGAGATGCCGTTTATGATACGGTCCTTCGTCAATCTGCGAGAAAGGGAAAGCTGTTTGTCTCGCGTAGTCCTGGCTCAGATATCATCTACCCATGTCAGCAGTTAACAGGAGAATATGTACCACCGACTATCCCTGCTGATCTGGCTCTCATTGCACAGGTTCGCGACAGGATTCCGTCCGTATTCCAGCCGAGTGTACCCCGAGACGCAGACGCGTACGTTATCTACATCCCGGTCAACGCAAGGGGTCAAATGGTTGACCGTGAGGGAGCCAGAGTTGACGACAATACAATTATCGAATGCTCCTTCGATATAGATACACGCAGGTGGAGTGTGATGCGAACTCGCCACGACAAGACCTACAAGTACCGAGTGCTAAAGGAGGCTCAGTTCGGAAACGACGTTTCCACGGCCGACAACATCTGGACATCAATTCACATTCCAGTTACCCAGGATATGCTTGAGCATCTTACTACGTCACCTCCCGATGATACGTATGAAGATGAGTTGTACTACCGTGAGGACCTAGACTCTCGCGACCGTATCCTGCGGGATGTTTACAGCTACCACAACCGCATCAAGGACTCTCTCTACAAGGAAAACGTCCGCCCGGGGTCAACTCTTCTAGAGTTAGCAGTGGGTCGTGCAGGAGACCTCAGGAAGTGGATGTCTACTCGTCCTCGTCTTGTTGTTGGAATTGATCTTGCAGAGAGCAATCTGACATCCCCACGCCAGGGTGCGTGTGCTCGTGTTCTAAAGGAACGCGCGAAGAACCCGGTGCCTCCCGTTCTGTTCATCCCAGCAGACATGACGAAGCCACTGGACGAGCAGGATAACAAGTATCTCAAGCTTCTTCGCGGAGAGGAACCTGCTACTACTCCCTATCTCGAGACGTTTGCTGGAGTCTCGCAATTTGATGCCATCAGCTGTCAGTTTGCAATCCACTATGCATGTGCATCAGAAGAGACGTTTCAAGCATTCATCAAGAATCTGAAGGGCAACGTTCTGTTCGGAACGTGTATGGATGGAAAGGCAGTGTACTCTCTGATGCTCAATAAGCCTGGGTATGTCTTCCGTTCCTCTGGAAAGGTCTATGCCGAGTTTACGAAGGATTACACGGATACCGAATGGCGCTCTGAGTTCGGAATGGGAATCCGTGTCCTTCTAGAATCGTTCGAGAAACCCGTGGCCGAGTATTTGGTTCCGTTTGAGAAGGTTGTAGAACTGATGGGAGGCGCTGGGTTCCAACTGGTTCACTCTGAGATGTTCTCAGAGATTTACTACCAGCAGACGGATGTTCGCCTCCAGCAGAATCAGCGTGACTTCTCATTCCTGCATCGGTCGTTCGTGTTCCGCCGTACGGACGGAGACGCTCTCGAAGAGGCGGTTGTGGTTGATATCCCAGAGGTCCCGAAGGAACCAGAGGTTCCTGGGGAGAAGGAGGCAGAGAAGAAGGAGGGGGAAAAGGGGCCAGAGGTTCCTGTTGTGAAGCGCAAGAAGAAGCTGGCACCCCCTTCTGACGAGCCCCCTCCTGTGCTCTTCTCAGTAGCCGATGAGAGCAAGGGACCATCTCGGGTATTCAGCCCAGAGTATATCATTCCTACTCTGGTTGACGGGGTTACGTACCCTACAACCGAGCACTACCTCATGGTACAGAAGGCTCGTATGTTTGCCGACGAGAAGGCTGTTCAGAAAGTCATGAAGGCAAAGTCTGCCAAGTCTGCAAAGGGTGTCTCCATTGAGGGTGCAAAGGAAGAGGAGTGGGATGCTAAAAAAGATGATGCGATGCGAGTCATTCTACGCGCCAAGTTTACCCAGCATCCTGAACTGCGGAAGCAGTTGCTGGAGACAGGGAAGTCTGTTCTGGGATATGCAAATGCCCGTGATAAGTACTGGAGCATCGGTACATCCGAAGATACCGACAAGGCCAAGAATCCCAAGAAGTGGCCAGGGAAGAATATGGTAGGTGTTCTCCTGATGGAGCTCCGCGAGACCCTTCAAGGGGAAGGAGCCGATTAAGCGAACTGCTTGTAGTACTCTTCGTAAGACATTGGCGCGGGTCCGGGCGGAGTAGAATCTACAATAGGCTTGACATATTGCTCAAATAGAACCTGACCGATTGCAGCAGATGCCTGTTCTGACGTTAACTCCCCATTTTCAACTTTACGCTTCAGCTGTAACATCTTAAAGAACTTTTCGTCCAACTTATCGTCGACGTGCATTTCCCACAGGCTCGGGAATGTCTCGAAGAGGACCTTGTTTTCCTTCTCAAGCTTCTCTCTGTACTTTTCACTTCCCTTCAACGATTTCCATCTGCGCTTACTATGATCCATCTCTCTCACCATAGCCTGAATCTGCGTAGACGTGTACTCCATATCTTTGTTTCTGCCGATACATTAAGATGGCATCGGTAACGACAACTGGAAAAATCATACCCGCTCCGGTGGACGAACCAGCGGCCGCAAAGCCTCCTGCAGCGAATGTTGAGGGCGGTCCGATAGAGGCGGCAGCCCAGAAGACAGAGAATGCAGTTGCTGAGGCGGCGGCAGCCCACAGTGTTATGGCTGCACCCGGAATGACGGGAGGTGGCGATGTAGAGGTGCGGGTTCCCGGTGCAAAGATGCCGTCAAACGGAGACGGTCCTAGCTTTGCAGATACATACGTTAAGGCAGTAGAGAGTCTTCATGCACTGAAGTCTGACGGAGCACAAGACACGCTCGTTACAGCCCCTGCGGAAGTTCTGAATCCTGCTCAACAGGGTGGGAGTCTTCCTCTAGAGCCGGAATCGCCAGATAACCTCTACAATCGCGGAGGAAGCATCGGTCGTCATTGGCGTACTCCTCAGTCTCGGTTTCATCCTGCTGAGCTCGCCAAGGGTGTCAAGACGGAGATGGAGCACACCGATAATCCCCGTATCGCTCTTGAGATTGCAAAGGACCACCTTTCGGAACTTCCGGACTACTACACTCGTCTCGAGAGAATGGAGAAACGCGCATTCGCAGAACGTAAAAAGAAACGCCACAGTACAAAGAAGAATGGACGCGGTAACAAGCGGACTCATCGCAGGCGCCACCGCTAGCTCTCTTCTTGTCTTTGGAGGAGTTGTAGCCTATGCGTCTGATATGTGGCGCGGATTCATGGGGATGGAAATGATTTTTGCATGGTTCGTTGTTCTGACAGCACTAACCGTTGGTCAACTTGGAGTGACTGGTATTATTCTGCAGAAGTTAGCGGCAGGGCCCTCACAAGCAAAGGGTGCAGTTGTAGCATGAGTTCTGCTGATTCCTCCTTCGTTGTCATTCCAGTGAGAATGACGTTTCCAGTTCGGAATACCTTTGCAATCCAACGCTTGTCTGCGAAATAGATTTTTACAGCCGGGTACACACTCGGTTCATAGGCTACCTTTGTTCCGCTTTCGCGCAAATCCTGATACAACTTCTCACGTGCGATAGACGAGGTTCCCTGTAGGCGTGTCTTGTAGTTCATAAGAACCACACGACGCTCTGGAACGACATCTGTAGGAGTCATACCATCTGGGCAGTATTCGCGAATCATTCCAAGAATTACTTTGACAGCATCCTCGTCATAGGAATCGTCCAGAACGCCGGTAATGTGAAACACACCGTTCTGAAAGAGTTTTACGGTAATCTCCTTCTCGCGGAGAGTTCCGTCTCCCTTTGATAGGAGGACTAATGTCATTGAGTTATGTCCGAATCCTGTGTGGCGCTTTGGTTCCGTGTTACGAACTCGGCGCTTGATTTTGTCCCTTGCGCTTTCTCCTCGTCGGAGCACTCCTTGCTTCTCCACCTTCAGGAGCGGGTGCTGGATCGGCAGGTTGTGTAGGAGAATGTCGGTGTTCATCTTGTAGGGTGTCTTTACCAGTACGACCATCGTTGTTAGTGTCGGAGTGTCCATTGGTATCATTTACACAGAGATATTCCAATTCGTTTTTCCAGGACAATGAAAACGCACATGGCCACCGACTTACAACACACACTGGAAACTTGCGGATCAATGGTCTCAGTCGTATTTCTTCAGTTATGCTCAACATCCACCCATCCAGATATCCGAGATAGACTCCTATGGTAGTATGATGTTGCAAGACGGTCTCTGCTTGACTAACCAGTTCCGCGGGGGTGCAGTCAGACCAGTTTAGAATTTCAACTGGATTCTGACGTTTGAAGTCTGCAAGGGCATCGTCTACACTCGTGTAGACCCAGAGCATTGTATAGGGTATAGGTGCATATCTGTAACAGACTAGTTCAAAAATGGAAGCATAGAGTAAGAGTCATGTCTCTCACCATTACTATCATGGATTCTCAGTTCAAAATCAATGTAGGCAACCGAGTGGTAGCAGAGATGTACATTGATTACGAGGGGGAACTGAATGGCATGAATTATGTAGATGCAATTCAGGAGCCGGAATTATATAGCTCTACATGTGAACTAATAGATCGTATGAGGAAGTCGTCTAAGAAATCAACCTCCCATGGGTAATACGAAACGTCCTTGTGTTGTCTCTAGTCTTGCGATATCCGTCCTTCGTCTTTCGGCATGTTTTTCCACGGTATGTCGGACTATTACATGCACTCTTGAAGTATCCTACATGTTGGCACATTCCACGGTAGGTACGCATTTTGCTTTTACAGAGCCGTTTGAGAAGACTGTGTACCCAGCGCATATACTCTGAACGGGACTGAAGGGCTGGTTCAATAGGATGCTTTGCTACAAATGATCTGTATCCATCTCGTAGGTGATTGTAGGGCATAAACTCTAAAAGACTGTCCCAGAATTGATAGTGATGGCTTATCTGATCTGATGTTGGTTTCTCGGGGTAGTTATACCCCAGAGTAAACATGAAGTCTGCTCCGGGAATGACCTTCAGTTGAGACGGAGTATACTTCAGGAAGTTGCGGTATCGTTCCGTTACCTCTTCAAATGATGGATCCGGACCGGGATCCCGAATCAGCTTGTCCGTCTTAGACTGTTCGCGTAGCTTTTGGTTTACACGATTGTGGAGATCGTAGAGCCACCTTGCTATGTTGTGTCTATGCGGATGCAACGGAAGATCCTTCTCCATAAACTCCGTCGTGGACGCCCGGCAGAACTTGCAGGGTAGGATGTGCTTGATAGTATTGAAGAACAACTCAGAATCTGGGCGAGAATAGGCAACTAGATGAAGCAATTGCCAACTGCTCGGTCCCCAGAACCGAGTATCCATTGCTTCAACCACATAAATTCTCTTGTTCTTTGGACAAATGCTAACGAATGCCGACCTGATCATCCTGACTGCGTCCGTCTATCTCGGTGGTGTCCTTGGTGAGTTTTTTAAGTCTCTCTCGGCTGACCTGATCCTCCCTCTTCTGTCGCCGGTAACGGCGGCCGGCAAGGGTGTGTCCGACTTCACGGTTCGCCTCGGTAGCATCGAGCTCCGCGTTGGTGAGCTTCTCTCCAAGTTTGTGAGCCTCGTTATTTCGCTCTTCCTGGTGGTGACAACCGTGGGTCTGCTCAAGACGTACGTGCTCCCTGCGGTCGGCGGCAAGAAGACAATGTCATGAGTAAATAAACATGGACTTTCTGAGCGGTCTTGTTGCAAAGGCTGGTGAGGGATTTCAGAAGGCAAAGTCTGCAGTGACCGGAACCCCCGCGTCTGTATCCGATGGGTATCCCACAATGGGAGCACGTCGTCGTCGGGGAAAGAAAACTAAAAAGGCTGGTCGTCGTCATCGCCGGAAGACGGGACGTCGCGTTTAAACCAAGCGCTCCAGCTTGAATGACGCCCAACCATCTCGCGGGTACTTGCCAAACTTGGCCTCTACCCGCTTGGTTAACTCTGCAGGAGTTCCCTTCGCAATATCGTTGATCCTCTTCCACTCCTTGAACTGACGAGCCAACTCTGGCTTCGTAATCAGCTCCGGATAGGGAGCATCATCTTCAGTAGTATCCACCTTCTGCATGTGATCCTGAATGAACCGTGCAATACTATCGTTCTCCGCCTGATACTCATTGGTATACGCCATCACCTGAGAGGGCGGCGTCAACTTGCGATATCCCTTACCATCCTCCAGAAGCTGAACCATGTACCGGAGGAAGCATGTAGCCCATGTCTCAGACACAACCTTGTGCTGTAGAGACTCATCCATGACCATCTCGTGCGATTCGGTAGGCTTCACAACGAACTTCGTCGGGAAGTCAATGACAACCAAACGACGCCACGTGCCACCATCGGTAGTCTGAATCTTCGGCTTCTCGTTACACGCAAGATGGAACTTTGCCTGAACATCAAAGTCTACCATCTGCTTTGACCCGGCATACAAGTCACGAGCCGTAATCTTCTCACCAGAAGCCAACTCCTTCATCAGACCAGAGTTGATCGCCGCACCTTCATCTGGCTCCTGCATCGTTACAAACCGCTTTCCCTTGATACGCACAACCTCCGGAGATGCCGCTGCCGACTTGCCACGTCCCTGGGTGAGCAGACTGATCGGAACCTTACACGCGTAGTCGCCCATCGCTGTAGTAACCAAGTTCATCATCATCGACTTACCGTTGGATCCAGACCCTGTAAGAATGTGGAACTTCTGTGCCTCGTTTCCTCCGATGAGAAGGGTTGAGAGATGTTGCAGGAAGTAGGTTCGGACTTCTTCGACAGGAAAGACATTGTTGAGAAGCTTGTGAATCTCAGGCCAGCACGGATACTGCTCGTGAGACATCTCGGGGTCATAGTCAACCTTCGTTGAGAATGTAATGTAATCCTCTGGCTTTCCGTCGCGGAACGTGTACGTGGAGGTATCGTAGATTCCATTGTTGAACGCCACCAGGTTCTTGTTCTCATCAGCCTTGGCAGCAAACTGCTCGTCCAGAAAGAGCTCACGACACTCCTTCATGACATTCTCCTTGAACTTCGTCTTCTTCAGATTCATACAGACCTTGTTCATGGCGTCCTTCATGTAACACGCCTTGCAATAGTTGCACGTCATATCCCGCTCCTGCTTCTTGTGACCGCAGTCATCCATGGTCTCCAACCGGCTGATGAAGTCCTTCTCACGGCGCAGAAAGATCTTCCAAATCTCAGAGGAGAGTTTGCACTGGAGGTCAATGCCCTTCTCAGTCTCCTCCCAGATATGTCCGGTGAACCGATACCAGACGTTGTTTCCAAACTTTGCACACTTGTAGGTATCCCGGAACTTGGCGTGAACGACACGAGCCACATCATGCTCTGCAGATGCCTGTGCTGCGTCGACGAGAGTCGTGATGTTCGTCTCACGGATACGCTCGTATCCTTCGGGGTTGTCCATGCGACTCCAGTAAAGGAGGGTTCCCGTTTCGATACGCTGTCCATCCGACTTGAACGCGAACGAGTTCCAGCGCTGGATACAGTCGCGCTCATTGTACTTCTCCGATCGGCTACTGAAGTCCAAGAATACCTCCAGAAGATCGGTATGGACGTTCTTCAAACAGATACCCGTGCGAACCCATTCCTCGTAGTTGTCTGAACGGAACTTGGCCAGGTTCTTGACGTGGGCTCCAAGGAAGTCACGCTCCTCCTCGCTCAGCGGTCTCTGAACCAGACCGGCCGGAGAGTTGCCACGAGATCCACCGGGGTTCCGCTGCATCTGACGACCACGAGAAGGAGTCGCTGCACGTCCTGCAGATACCGAGTTGTTTCCGTTCTCCATCGGAACGTTCTCATACAACTTGCGACCATACTCGGTGAGCGGGCTTGCTGCGTCTTCGGATGCACGGACCGACATCCTCCTGACGAGATCGCTGGTAAACTGAGGCTTGGTGTTGTCAACCGACATTCCCTCAGTGGTCCAGTCGACCACATACTTGATCTTGTAAGGAAGACCGTTCTGCTTGAGAGAACAGTAGAGAGTCCACTGTGCAGAGTGACTCAGAGGTTGCGTGTCGTATACCTTGTCCCACCCATCGGTCAGAGGTAGACCGGGGAAGAACTCAGACATCCGTGTTAGGAGGTTACGGCGAATCGTAGTCTCCACATACTTGTTGACCCGAACCTCGGGGACTAGAATATGGACACCAGACTTACTGCGCTCCTTGTCGATTGTCGGACGATCCTTCTCGGTTACAAAGATCTCCACTGGCTCCGGAACCGCAATGATCTTTGCTACCTCATCCATGTAAGCACTCACGAAGTTCAGAACCTGCTCCTGAGTATGCTGGTGCTTGACGATATCCTTTGTGTAGATGAAGTCCAAATCCACCCGTAGGGGACCAATCGGAGTACTCTTCTCCGTAAGATGGAGTGCACCCTGGTTGTTCTCAATGTGTTCAACATACAGGTCATAGAACACGCCCAACTCGTCGTCGGGAATGAAATACGAACCAGACCCTCCCATGCAAGTATGGGTATACGTTGCGCCCTTGTCTACCCGATGTTGCTTAAGAAAGTCTTTGAGATCTGCCATCCTGTGATATCTACCAAGAGAAGAGGTTGGCGACACTTCCATTTTGAACGCACCCGAAAACGAATTTGAATCTCTTGATAGAACTCAAACCAAAATGCGGTTCTGTCCTGATTGCAACAACATGCTCCATGAATTTAGCGGAGCAAACATTAAGTGCCGGTCTTGTCCCTATACCGAGCCTATTCCGACTCTGGTATACGAACGCAACCTAACTGGAAATGCGTCGAGGCTTTCTATCAACCCGTACGTTATCCACGACCCCACTCTCCCGCGGTTTACCCATCTTACCTGTTACAACAAAAGTTGCCCCACTATTGGGGGTAAGGTTCCCCGTGATGTTGTAGGTATTAAGGAGGATCCGACTCGTCTAATTTGGTCTTATGTTTGCGCTGTGTGCACAACTACCTGGACTCAGACATCGCGTGGTTAGTCCATGTCAGTTGCACTCATGAACTCTGCAAGCATGTCCACTGCAAGTGCCTCATGGCCATTTTCCTTTGCGAACGTGATACAGTCCATTCCGTTGATATCCTTGACTTTGGGATTGGCTCCCATTTCTACAAGGTAGATTGCAACGTCTGCCGCTCCGCAATAACAGGCACAGTGCAGAGCAGTCTCGTTCCTGAAGTTCTTTGCATTCAGGTCTGCTCCATCCTCGACCAGGAGGATTACCATGTCTAGGTCTCCATGTCCGGCTGCGGAATGCAGTGCGGTCCAGCCACCGTCGTGACACGCCTTGGCACTCGCTCCCTTCTCCAGGAGCTTCTCGACCTCAGCAAGATCCCCGTCGTAACAGGCCTGACACAGCGCACTATCCAGCTCCCCTTGGGGAGACATCATCATCCGCATTCTCTTTCCGTACTGAGGCTTGGGCTCCATGAAGGTATTATTGTTATCCATTGTTGGGGGCGCTATTCGATTTCTGGGAATGAACAGATCCGTTTTTTGGAAAAACAAAAATGGATCTAACAGTTTCTATGATACTGATGTTGCCCCCGAGAAAGATGATGAGCCAAATTACTACCGTTATTCACGAGAGCTACCGCCGTGCCTGTGTGGCAGTGTACAAGCGCCACGGCGCTGAGATGGAGGAGTCCATCTGCAACGAGATCTGGGAGCAGATGCTGTCCGACATGTCGGATACTACTCAGGAGGTGTCAATCCCGACGATCAACTCTGGCGCTGGGTCGGTCGTTGACGAAGAGAAGGAGGATAGCAAGCTGACGCCTCTCCAACGTCTAGAGAAGCAGTTGCGTAGTACCACTGACAAGATCAACACGATCCGCAGTCGCCAGGGTGCCAAGCAGACTCCCAAGCAGAAGGAGAAGGATCCCGAGGATCTCAAGAAGCTCAATGCAAAGTTGGTGGAGATCGAGGGAAAGCTGAAGAAGCTCAACGAGAAGGCCGAGAAGAAGCACATGGAGAAGTGGACTCCCACGTGGGTCAAGCACTATAAGGCTGCCGGTGGGAAGGATGACGAGAAGACGGCCTTCCAAGAGTATATCAATGGGCTCACCGAGGCAGAGTTCAAGAAGTCAAGCTATGCCGAGCATGCAAAGGCGTATGTCAGCCGTCCGGTTCCTAAGATCGAGCCCGTTGAGGAGGCAGAGGAAGAGGAAGCCGAGGAGGAAGAGGAGGCAGAGGTAGAGGAAGAGGAAGCAGAGGAAGAGGAGAAGGAGGATGAAGACGAGGACGTAGTCGAGATCATGTATGACCACGAGACGTTCATTGTTGGATCTGTCACCAAGAAGGTGTACCGTGTTACCGAGCAGGGCGATGTCCCCGTGCAGGACCTGGACCTTATCAGCGCAGTGCTCAAGAAGTTCAAGAAGGCATGAGTGCCACGTAGGGTTCGGCAATGTACCGAACGTTAGAATACCCCATTGTTTTTAGCTTTTCTGCTGCAGCCCTCGCACGTTGTCCAGAGTTACAGTAGAGTAGTAGTCTATCCTCTTTTCCAAAAAGGGTAGAAGCTCGTTTTGCAAGGTCTGCAGAAGGAACATGAATGGAACCTGGGTATGCTCCTAGAGTTTGAACTTCTATGTCAGTTCGAACATCTACAACTTTGTCAATTTCACCTTTTTGAATACGTCGTACTGCTTCGGAAGAGTCAATACGAAGTGGTGAACTATATGAATACAAAAATGCTATACACAGGATTACTGCGATTCCAATCAATATCCACTTCATTGCTTCCTTCCCAGAAGATAGTCATAGTGAGGTAACATGCTCTCACCATACAACTCTCCGTATACCGTGCGCAGAATGCGTTCCATTGCATTCAGACGGTACTCGAGAGAAGACGTTGGAATGAAGTTTGTCTGCTTTGCCGGTCCGATATAGTCTAGGAGTTCCTGAAGTGTGCAGTAGTACGGATAGAATTCATCATTGCGTCCATACATTACGTCGTCAACCTCTCCATCGCAATCTGCAACCCATTCCTCCAACGTTGGGAAGTAGGTTTTCGTGATGTAGTCAAAGTATCCTCTGCGCTCCATCTTTGCGTGGCGGATTGGCTTGTACCCAGCGATCTCTCGCTTCAGAAAGAAGTAGCACTTGTACCCATGGACACCGTTCTCTCCAAAGCGCATCTCAATCTGAGAGTCACGGGCCGTTGAGCGATTGTATCCCTTGCGAAGTGTCTTGTTGATATCCATCGTGTGCTATCGTACACCGATCTGCACATACTTCCATTTTAGCGACGACGACGGGCTCCTATTGATTGAACTGTGGAACTCACGACTCCCAGAGTCTTCAGTTGAAAGAACGCGTAGTAGGGGTAGTATAGCCCACTAAAGAAGAAGGCAACAACTGCCCAAAAGTATGACTGATTAATGCTCCAGTTGATCTTGGCGGCACCATAGTTGAATATAATTGTCGGTATAGCCGACACAATAGCCAAAAGAACTCCTGTTACAGATAAATTTGATAGAAAAGTGCTAACAACAGAAGTAGTCGGAACAGCGGTAGCCACAACAGGAGGGACTGGTTGAGTGGGAGGAGGCGGGGCGCTCATTTATAGAATACTAAACACGGATTTCTATGTGCATAAAAATGGATGTATGATTCTATGGGAATCTATAAGCGCGGGAGAATGGCGACTACTGTGGAAATCAATATTCGAGTTCCAGATGCATGTGAGGATTGCGGTGATACGAAGAACGGTTCGCATACGTGCGACGCTACCCCCCACCGGAATACACCACAGCTGTGGCGTTGCTGGGGGTGCAAGGATGGTAACCATGTTGACGTGGAGTGTGCTTTCGAGATCTTAATTAGTCGCAGGTTGAACTTCGGAGAATGCTTGTGCTGTACCAGCAAGGACTTCGCTTCCGAGTCGGTAATGTGCAAGGAGTGTGATGCACATGCTCGGAGACATCCCGAGGTGATAAACTATGACGGTTGTTGTTCCTGTGAGCGAGTGGGAATCTTCAGCAAGACCTGTCGGTTCTGCCAGGCTGAAGCTCCCAACGATTTGGATTGTGGGGACGGAGACAACGAACAGCAGGACGATATGGGGTGCCCTGGGTGTGGCGAACCCGGTTGGAACAATGAGTTCTGCAGTCGCGAATGTATGCTCGAAAGATATGACAGCCAGTGATGTAAATGAGCAACTCTACAATTTTGTATTCAGACTGTTTTGAGTATTCCCAAAAAGCTCTTGCATGTAAACAAATGGACGAGAAAGCTTTGGTTGATTTGATGACACAGATCGATGGAAAGACGGTGGATGAAGTGAAGGTTGTTCTTGCAGAGTCTCTTGCAAAGCTGGAAGAGGCAAAGAAGGGTGCCGAGGCAGTGGTGCTCGAGGTCCGTGATGTTGCAGAGGATGTAAAGAAGGTAGTCGAAGAGGTATCCACGAAGTGCTCTTGGTGTGCTCCCCTCCTAAAGAAGCTCTCCCGCTCATAAAAATGGATCTGTACCGGGCAGGGAAGTCTATACCACCCCACAATGAACACTTACATCAGCAATAAGCTGGTGTCGGGTGGCGGGGTGATGATGGTTCCGTTCTCGGTGCGTATGCGCCAGAGCGGTATGGTGCGTGTGCCGAACGCAAAGCCGTTGACGAGCTGGTGGGTGCCCATCCAGGTCGTGAACGAGCAGAAGGAGAAGAAGGTCCTCCAGAAGAAGTGGCGGGAGCACCTCACGGAGACGTGGGAGTCCACGAAGAAGTCCGAGCGCGAGTGGGGCGACTTCATGTACACGCGTGACAAGGTCCTGCTCCGCGAGCTCCCCAAGGAGCGCATGACCCCCGTGCAGTTCCGCGCGTGGGTTTCCGAGGGCTATGCGTCGTGTCGCGACCGCTTTGACGAGCGCTTGTACACCCGCCACATTGAGAAGATCCGCCTGGACTACTTCGCGGAGCTCCCTGAGTGCGTGTTCGTCCCTGCGGTCCGCAAGGAGCGCGACTCCCACATCCTCCGCGCGTATCGCGAGAGCCACGTGGAGCGCAAGCGTGTCCGCCAGATCCGCGAGGAGATCCGCCACCTGCAGGTCCTCCTCATGGACTACATGGATGCTCCATCGCGGTTCTTCGACAGCGATGAGGAGCGTGACGCGGAGCTAGAGGAGGTCACGGCACAGCTGGTGGAGCTGTTCGACCAACTGCCGATGGACCAGCCCACGACGTGGAGCGATGTCGTGCGTAAGTAAAATCATAAAGTTACCTGTTCTGGAAAGAAGATGGACCCTACCCAACCCTGTTTAGGCTTTGCTATACCCGTGAAATATTCGGTGATGCTCTGAAAGTTGGATGTGGACGTTTTCGCTTTACCCCCCCCCCGAAACTCATAAAAGTGGGTTGAAATTGATGCCAAATTACCAAACCTACCCCCAACTCAAAAATCAGATTTAATACACTGAGATCACTTT